CATGGTGGGTACTAAATATTTCCTAAAAGTCATCATTGTCCTACCTATTACAGTTCTTTGAAAAGCAGTCATATCATCCTTATTATAGATACCATCAAACCTTTGATATAACTCTCTACTTTTATTTCTGAATTTACGCTCATCATCCTGTGTAAAAGCTGTACCATCAAGTTTAGTTAAACCTTTTCTAAGTTGTAACCTAGCAATGTTGTTATCTTTAACTACTTCATAAGCATCAAATAAATCTACTACCTTTCCAGTGTATTGATCTTTTAATTTAATAGAAGAGGCTACAGCTAAAGAAGTTGTATTATATAAATAAAACTCTCCAGCGTCATTAAACATAAAGGCTAATTCTGGACCAAAAGCTCTAACAATCTTGTTTCTTTTATGCATATCTACATTCTTCATTCTGGATTCAAAATCCTGCATGACATCAAATTTCTCCATGAATAAACCAAGTTTATTAGTCTTAACTCTTTCACCCATTTCCCCTATAACAAATGGAACATGTTTAGCTCATAACATTCTTGCTCTTCTCAAATCTTTACCTGTAAAGAATTCTCCTGCAAAAGCTTCAATTCTTCTTTGGATATCCCCCATAAACACGTTAACCATACCTGCTGGCATGTTGAAAGCCATACCATTTAAAGATACTGCATAGTTTATAAGATCTCCTCCTTTAGTTACAGAAACTTGCTTACCTAAAATATTTACTTCACCATGATCTATTTTAGTCATTCCATACACTTGAGCATCTATATAATCATCAAATTTTTGTAGCAAATTGGAAGTTTCCATAACAATTTTATCATTTTCAGAAACTTCTACCCCCATGTACTTAAACTTATTCCAAGTAGGTTTACCACCCTCTTTAACTTGAATCTCCATTCTTAAGATAGTATCTCTCATAATATCTGCTGCATCTACTATTTTAGACATCTCTCTAAAGTTATTAGACATATTAGAGTAAGCAATCATACTTGATGTAGTATCTAGACTAAGATTGTTCATGTTACCTAACACAGCGGTGTAATATACAGGAAGTACTCTGATACGTTTATTATCAAAACCAAGAGGAGTATTTCTACTTTTTACTTGTCCAAATTCATCTTCATCCTCTCTCTTAACAATAACGTCTCCTAATGATTCTTTTACTTCATCCAAGAAACCTGTTAAGCTTTTAGTACCTTTTAATCTTTCAATAAAATCTTTTCTTACTTGAGGAGCTCTAAATAACCCATTAAGTTCATCTTTGTAATTCTCTTTTAATCTACTCGCAGGAAGTTGCTTGTCCTTAGCCCTTTTCATACTTATGATTGTATCATAATATTTTCTCTGGGCTGTATCTAAAGCATTATAATCTTTACTGGAATATTTGGAAGATTTTGGTACTTCATACCCATCTTTCATTTCCGTATTATCCTCCTGCCATTTTTTCAAAAGATCATCCTTCTCTTGCTTGATATCTGGATCTCCAGAACCAAAATCTCTGTTTAATTTAGTGATATAAGTGTTTCTAGCTTTGAAAAATTTATCATAATCACGATCCTGAATTCAATACCCTGTAGGTTGACCAGTGGTAGTAAATTTATGCATAAATCTAGTGTCCTTGTAACCAGCTTTTTCTAAATCTAAATGAGCATCACGTAGTTTGTAGGAATCTTCTAATGTAGAAATTCTTGAAGCATCCTTTTGTTGCTTAACAATTTGATCTACTATTCTAAGAAATTGATTATTACTGTTACTCATGGAATAAACTCATCTATCCATCATCCCCAGATCATCATCTGATCTTAACAATACATCCTCTATAGTTGTTTCTTCCTTGTCAAATTGAGTAAGTTTTTTATCCCCAAAGAAAGGTTTAAATAAATGCTCCATAAAAGGTAAAGACAATTCAATTTGTTCTTTACTTAATCTCATTACCATTTCTCTTACTTCATAAGCTAAATTAGACAACCTTGCTTCATTAGGATCCTTAGACTTTGGATTATACATAAGAATCATTTCATTCAACTGTGGCAGTCAAGATTGAGCATAAGACTTCATTTCCACAAGTACTTTAGCTATTTCTTGTATATCATTCTGAGGAACACCTTCAACAGTAAATAAAGATTGTATCTTATTTTCCCATAAATTCCTCATTTGTTCTAGTCCCATTTCCAATACTCTTATTTCTCCATAGTAATTACCCTCAGGACCATATTCCCCAGCACTAAATTTTTGTTTAAGTTCTGTAATATCAACATATTGACCAAGACTTTCTTCTACATCTCTTTCATCCCAGTTTTGGTTAATGAAAAACAATCTTTTAATCTGGTTTTTAACCATATCTCCAAAGATAGTTTTATATCTATCAGTTTTAGCCTGGACTTTAAATAATTGGTCTTTATCAATGATATTATTAACATCAATTCTCATATTTAATCTTGCATCAACCAAAGAAGTAGCTAACTCTCCAGCCATTTTATCAGCTTGAATAAGTGCTTTTTCATACTTATTAAGATTAACATTCTTTGTCAATCTATTAAAAAGATTCTTAATATTGTTAAGTAGTCTATGAATAATTGATAACTTAGATTTCTCTACATCAAGTTTAGCTTGTACATTCTGTATAATACTACGTCCTATAAGCTTTCCTACAGCCTCTCTAAGCATTTTAGGTTCATTTTGACCATACATATTACTATAATGCTCAAATGCGTCTAAACCCTCTATTTTGCCTTCTATGTTGAATATAGCTTCTAATACATCAGGATTCTGTGCAATATAATTAGTTAATCTTATAACTAGTGGATCATGTCTTAAACCAGCTTCTACTAAGTGGCCATATTCTTCTGGTAAAGCAGCGTCTCCATTAACTCCTGTAGCTACTCTAATAACTAAATTCTTGATATCCTGTCCTACATTATTTAACACTTCAGGATCAAATACACCCTGAATACCTTTCCTTTCTTCAAGTTCAGTTAATGCCCCAACACCTAAACCTATTTCATTAAGCAATCCTTCAATAACAACTCTTATTCTTTTATATAATTCTGTTCTTTCAGAAATATTATTGTCTATAGATTCAGTGGCTATTTTATGTTGTTCATTTCTCTTTGGAGGTGTAATATATGAAAATGTGACTTTAACTCTATTATTTTTAAGATTTTTATAATCTGCTGTGTAATTACTAAAAGTTGCCACTGCATCAACTACATCCTTTCTTCTGTAAATAGAAAATTCTCCATTCAAATCTATACCCCCTAATTTACTTAAACCAAGAGCACTATTTATAGCTTTTCTTATATCTATATCATCTTGTTTTGTATAATCTATGTTTGGGTCTGAAGTAAATTTTGCAAAAGCAGAGTCTTTTAAAGGGGTCTCTCCTAACTTATTCAATTCTTCTTTATAAAGATTTAAAGCTTCTGTATAGGTATTAAATTCTCCTAATTTACCTCTAGTATCTTGAGACCATACATAATAATTGCCATCATTTCCCTTGTATAATGAAAGTTTACCATGGTTTAATTCAGGCTCACTAACAACTGATTCAGGTTCTAATGTAGTTAATTCAAGATCTCTGGTAACTTTTAAGGCTTCTCTGTACATAATTTCATCATCAACTTCAGGAGCATTTTGATGCATTTCATCTGCACCATCTTTAGTTTCATTTGTATAATCTCCTTCAGAAAGTTCTTGATAATTATTGTTCTCTGCCTTAATCTCATTTTGAGTTTGAGTATTTCTAAAAGTATCCTGTTCAAGTTGTGCTATATCTACTTCATAATGATCTAAATTATGAACTCTTTCATAACTTTTAATCTCCTCATTATATCCATAATAAACCCTTTTATTACTACTTAAATTAGGCACATCCTTCTCTCCTTTAAATGAGAAATATTGTCCAAAAACAGGTCTAGAACTATACACTGTGGATTCTCCTTTAACAATACTATCTAACTTAACTTTAGATCTTGATAATAAAGAAGGAATTACAGCTGTTTTTATATCATCTATATGGTTAACTAATTCAATATTATCAAGATTATTAGCCATGAATTGTTTCACAATTGCCTCTCTAGTGTCTGGCTCTAAAAGGGTAGTACTTGCTCATGAAAATGTATCATATAATCCATCTACATAACCAGGGATAAATTCTTTTACTTTAGTAGGAATAAGATGTGCAAATGTTTTTGGACCAAACCCAAATCCACCATTAAAATATGTATATTGAGCTAATTTAATAGCTAAATCAAAATAATCTTCTCCTGCATAAAGTAAACTTTCTCATTGTGATTTAAATGCATTTATATCCCTTACAGTTAAACTCCCAACATTACTAAATGTAATTCTATTATTAGTAACTTCTAAAGAATTTAAAAAAGTTTTACCCTGTAAATATGGATCACTGGCTTTTCAAGTAGCAAATTCTACAGGAAATCTTTTTCTGAAGTATTCTCTCTTTGAATATTTCCTCTTATTCACTGTGACATATTCAGGAGTATTTGAAAAAGCTTCATATTTACTCATATGATACTCAAATATCGCAGTATGAATTTTATTAATTAAATTCTTACTAAGTCTTCCTTTTACACTGTTACTCGTTACAACATTTATAACATTTTGAAATCCTCCTTTTAAATGAGGAAATAATCCATTTTCAATAACTACATTTCCTTCAGAATCCCTAATATGTAATTGTTCTCCTGTAAGTAAATTTTTTGTAGCCTCCAAACCTATAGTATAGAATGCTTGTAAATATTTTAAAGGGCTGTTAATTAAATTATCTCTTAATTGCTCCTTTCTTTCCTCATAATTTTCATTAGTAATACCATCCAGTCAAGTATCCCCCATAACAAATAATCTAGATACACCAAGTAAAATTGGATTGGGCATTAATGAATCATTCTTAATCTTTTGGATCTTATTGAGTTTGCTTACTGTATCCACTATTCCAGGACCAGCTGAAGAAGAACTACTGTCAGCTTTTAGTATATTAGTTAAATCATTAACAACATCAGCTGATTCTAACATCATAGCAAAATTTGAGCCCACTTCTGCTTGAAGTTCAGCCATTCCTTCACCTTTAGTTATAATAGCTTTCTCCAAATCTTTTAACATTAACCCAGTACTCTTAATTTTACCTGAATCTTGTCTATAATTATTTATAAGGTTTTGTATAATAGCAGCTTTATCAGGATGTGTTTCTAATGCAGACATCCTAGTAAATTCTTTTAAAATAGGTTGATTAAGAAACACTCCTACTTCTTCAATAGTATGGCCTAATCTTAATAACATCATCCCAACATTAATAGTATTAATATCCAAATTAAAACTAGCTAATACAGGGTCTTTAACAGCATCTACTGAAGCTGCAAGGGGTTGACTAACTCTTCTGGATATAGAGCCTATTTCAAATGGGGTTCTTCTGTTATTGTTATGTTTAATGGTTAATTCTCTTTCTGTATGTTTATTAGATAGAGACCTTAAGCTTTTACCATTTAAAATAAAATGATTATTAGGGTTACTTTCATTTAACCTAACATCATGGAATTGTAACACAGCATTAGCAACGTTATGATTAGCTGCTATACCAATTAATTTAGCTGCTGAAGCATTTTGATCATGAAAGTAAAGATTGGTAGATACTCTCGAAATATCTTTATTAGTAGCCTCATTTCCACTTAATCTATCCAATTTAGACTTAACGGTTTTCATTTCATCAAATCCTTGAGGAACAAACATAGATTCAGAGGTCTTTTTATGAGTAAGTAAAGCCCAATTTATATCTATTAATTGATTAGTTCTTCATGCTTTTGCCTGATCTTTTGGAAAATCTTTAGCCTTAATATTTGAATCATACTGAATTACATTTCCTTCATTATCAAACTCTTTAGCCATTAAGTAGAATTTGTCTATATCAAAGTCCATTCCTGCTATAGTAGTCATCTCTGAAGGCATCATTATATTAGTACCACCATTACTGGGTAAGAAACCTTTTACATAGAGTGGAAACATAGAGTTTTTACCCTCTGTAGGAATCCTATAACCAATCATCTGCCTCATATCATTTGATAACTTTGATATATCTAAATTACCATTTTTATCAGGTCGAAATCCTTTAAAATACTGTTTGGACCATCAGGGCATATAAACTTCTATATGTTTAACACTACCATCCTCATTAAATTTAATTTGAAGTGACTTATCACGAGAAATTCCAAATTGAGTGACATTTATAGCATTACCTCCATTAATCTTTTGCTTGTGTATAGCGGTTTTAACTATAGAATTAAATAGTTGTTGAATTCTAGTAGATTGTACAGGATCAAATGCAGGTAATTTCAATCTTTGCATAATTACCTTTACAATTTCTCCATTATTATCAACATATTGTGTAGAGACTTTTTCAGCCCTTACAGCTTCTAACAAATCATCTGAGTATCTTGTATTACCCTCAAGTTCATTTAAAAGCATTGTTTGAATGCTCTCAAAATCCTTAAACTTTCCTAATAATTCCCCGTACTTCTCTAGAGTTTCTTCAATTATATTCTCAGAATAAACTTCATATAACTCATCTCTATTTAAATTTTTACCATTAACTTGATAATTAAAAAGGTCTGTGTTTGCAAAATCAGCAAATATAAGTTTTCTTACTTGAGTACCATATAATGAATCTGAATCTCTGAAATGTTCTGGAACAGGCTGTTGTATAACCATATACTCATAAGGAACTACTTGAAACTTATTTTCAGATAAAGAGTTTTCGAGAACACCAATAGTTGTATCATAACTTAAATCTCCATTCAAATCTATAATACTATGACCACCAACCTTAACAGCTGATTCAAATAATATAAGATCTACATCATTGCTAGTCATAAAATCATACATTCCTCTTAATTTAGGACTGTCTTTAAACATCCCTGCATCAAATATAATCATTTCAGCAGTTTTATGCTGTATAGGAGTTCTTATAGGAGAACCCTGTCCATTCTCAACTGGTACTGTACCTGATGTAAAGGGTTTAAAGTTCTGCATGATTACATCATAATCAGCCATTTCCCAATTACCAGTCTTTATATTCATATAGGCTCTATATATCTGTTTAGTCATTTTACCAGACATATTAAGTATTCTCATTGCTGATTCTAATGATCTATAAGATTGGCCATCAGTCTCGTTTATACCACCATTTCCATCAACTCTTCTATAATTTTGCAATATTTTAGTTCTCTGTTCTGGAGTTAAGTTAGAATTATCATTAATATTCTTTTCTATCATCCTATAAACCTCATCAACACTATCTACAATATTGTCGTTAATTATCATAGTTTTTTGTGCAGATTTTCCTCTAAGAAACTCTACCTCAAACCCATTATAATAAAATTCTGCGGAGGTATCTAAAACATCCCCAGGAGCATATATTTGTTTCCACCTTTTATTAAAATCTTCTACATTTTTAAAGAATGCTTGGTCTCCTACAGCTATATTAGTAAAATTATGTACAAACAATGTATTATTTCAGAAGTAATTTTCTAAAGCTTCTATAGCAGACGTCTCTCCATTTATTTCAGGGATACCATCAAGATGTAATAACTTATCATCTGCTGTAGTTTCAAATAACCCTATTTCTCTAAAAATACCCAACTCTGCTTCAAATGTAGTATTCATATGCTCAGTAATAACTTCATCTAATCATGTATTAAATGATTCAGCTGATTCTTGAGTACCACCTGTGTAATTATTGAATCTCTCTATATGATCATTAAGATATGGAAAATTAACAAATTGTAATCCCCGATTATCAAAATTATTAATAGTATTAACCGCATTCCCATTATCTCTAGCTTCTTTCCTAGATCTAACTTGTTGAATTCTTTTATATTCAGCTATTGCAGCATCTCTTAACTTACTAACTATAACTGTTTTATAATAATTAGGGTTGACAAAACTTACAGCTTCCCCATCAAAATTGGTTTCAGTAAGCTCAGAAGTAAAATCTATATATCGTTTAAATTTAAGTAAAGCATTTTCAGGAGCATTACTCATGGGAGGGATAGTATAATATGCCCAAGGACTTCTACTTTTACTACCAAAAAACTCTACAATTTGAGACGTTAAATAATTAATTCCAACATTACTGTTATAGTCTAATTTATTATAATGAATTTGAGATTTATATTCTAAATTACTTCTATAATCCTTAGCCAAATCTCACATTATTTTATTGTATTCTTCTCTAGTAATTTCTCCAGAATCTAAATTAGTTTTAGCTTGTATACCCACATCAGAAGTCTTAAACTCTAGTGATTTCCCAGATAATAAATTAAGCCACTCATTATAATATTCATCAGTTTCAGCATTATAATAGGTCTCTCCGTATTGGTCAAATTGTTCATGCATGAATTCTTGGAATCTTTCAAAACCCCCCATTTTAGCATTAAAACTTTTTATCATTCTGGCTAATAAAGATGATTGTCTATATGACCAATATCCTTTACCTAGTTCATGTACAGAATCCTCTACAAACTGTTGGTGCAATTTAGAAAATGGTAAACTAATATTTTCATAAGCCCCTGTATTAACTCTTAATATATCCTCAGGTGTATCAATTATATATTCATTATTCTTCTTATTATTAAAATTTGAATATATACTATTTAAATTGCCTAATAAGGAAGACATATTGGTGGTATCAGTAACTAATTCACTGTTCTTTTGATAATCTGTAAGAACTAAAGATAGATTATCCATGTCCACATCTACACCAATAGAGCCAAGCATACCTGATATTCTTGAAATGTTACTTAATATATATCCAGTAATATCTTCAGAAGTCCTTAAATTTCTTACAGCAGCCATCATAGTTTTAACTTCTTGGGCTAAAGAATCTGCCAATTCTCTATTTAAAACACCTGTAGGAGAATATAATGGAGTTTCTCCCAGTTGTACTCTACTTTCTAAATTATCTTTATAACTATCTATAAGCCATTTTATACCAAAAACCCTGTTAATCTCTTTACCTTTGTAAGAAAAGGTAGTATTACCTTCTATCATCTCTTTAACAAGTACACTTAATTTAGTGAATAGTTTGTTAAAGTTTATAAAGAATTGAGTTCTTAAAGTAGAATCATTGGATAACTTTTCTTGAAGCTGATCTACTCATTCATTCCCTGGTTTTGTAGCCATTGACTGTATAAGAGTGTCTAAATCTTCTGGCCTCTCCATGTCTCTGAGAATTTGCAATAATTTATTTTTAACTAGAGAAGGATTAACTTTAATAGGATAGCCCAAATCATCTGTTTCTGCAATCTTAGTCACTGTCCCATCTGAAAGAACTGAATTGTTCATTTTATATAAAGAAAACAAAGCCCTTCTTACTTCAGTGGATAAAGTATCCTCTACAGATATAAACCTATAGTTATACATTCACCCATCTTTAGCCATTTCCTCGTACTGATTAAATTCCTCTCCTAATTCTCCAGTCTGATCTGTTGCCCCACTCATATTAGTGGCTGCTTCAATTTTATGCAACTTATCCTCTGTAGGCTCTTCAGGTTCAATCTCTGTCAATTCTGTGCCTAATCTTCTGGCCTCCGCCTGCCTGATTAAATCATTAAGTCTTTTAGAGGATACTTCAAATGAAATACCCTCTATAGATTTAAATGTAGTCATCATATAGGACAACAACCCATCAAAATTATCTAATACTAACCTTATTTCAGCCTCTTTCTCAACTAAATCTTTCTGTGCGTAAACCACGGCCTGATCTATAAGAGATTCAATGATATCATTAAAAATAGATGAAATACTTTTATCAGGACTATTCTGCTTAACATGTTCCAGAACCTGCATAGTAGTGTCTAATTGATTCTCTTCTTTATAATCATCTATAATATTATAGAATTCATTAAGAATCATATTAGACCTGTTATTCAGCTTATCAGGCTCTTTTGGATCTGTAAATACAATTTTAACTCTTTCATAGGGAGTCATACTTCTATAGTAGTTATCTACTAATTCTTGTGCTTCTTCTACAGTAGGTATTTCAGCATCTTCCCCCTTTTCAAGTCTATTTAAATGTAGTAAAGTCCAAGCAAGGTTTTCCCCACTTTCAATTACTTTCCCTTTAGTATTTTTTTCAGTAAAATGCTCCACTAAATTCTTCCACTCAACACTGTTTTTATTAGGACAATTTCCAAACATAATTTATAGTTTTAATATTCGATTCATAACTATTTACAATTCTCTTTATTATTCTCAATTTCATTTTCGTATTCTACAGCAATTTGAGAAGTTACTGTATTACCTTTTCTAAAAGGATTACCCGTTGCTTTTGGAGCAGATAACCCATTCTTTTTAATGGTTTCTTTTGGAGAAGATTTTTCAGGCTTATTTAATACTGGGGCCTCTTCTTTTGGTTCAGTTATAAGAGTTAATGTTTTAAGATTAGATATATTACCTGTCACAGTGTCTTTAATACTCTGTACTCCTTCAACTGCTCCAACTAAAGCCTTAATACTCTTAATTTTTGTACCCTCTATATTCTCAGGAGCCTGAACTTTTTTACTAACTTTTTTGGGCTCTTTAGGAATCTCTACACCTTGTCCATCAAATTCTTCTCCGAATGTATTTTCATAAACAATTTCTCCCCTGTCAACTCTTTCTGTGGTATCTTTTAAAGGCCCTGTTACATTAGGATTTCTAGCTGGAGGAGTAGAATGAACTACTTCCTTTTCAACTAAATTACCATTTTCATCACTAATTACAGGATTAACATTATAGTTAATACCTACCACATCTTTACTTATAAGATTACTGGATAGAAGACCAGAGTCAATTAACTTTTGAATATTTTCAGCCTCTATATCACTAAAAGTAACATTGAATGGGACATTATGTTGAATAAACTTGTCTCTAATAGCTAGAAACAATTGTTGTTCAGTAAGCCCATTAACTCTTATTACATTAGGATCTGTTTCGTTTCCATTATAGAATCTAAGAATCATATCTTTAGTATCAGGATCAATTTCAGAACGAAATTTTTGAATAACTCCTGGACCAAAAAATCATTTATTTTTTAACTCACTGAGAGCTTTAATCATCCCAGAATCTCTTTCCTTCTTATTAGCCCCAACAAGATTTAACACTTCTCTACTAAATGCACTTAAAGACCCTAATGCTTCTCTCACATATTTAGATTCTAAGGAATTTGTATTATCTATAATATCAGCTAATCTTTTTAATCTTACAGCAACTGGGATATATCTACCATTGCCGCCTTTTATTCCAAGATATAATCTACCTTTTCTTTGTTGAATCTTAGTAGCATCATTATCCTTAAATAATAAATTCCACTCTTCTTCTTTACCTCTCATAGAGGTCATGTTTGCTCCACCATAAATACCAAAAGACCATCTTTTATTATTAAGATCTAATCCATAACTTTCAAGGTTAAATTCTTCATCTTTTTTAAAGGAAAGTCTACCATTTTTAATAGAATCTAAATGTGTAGAAACATTATAGACTATAACAGGAGTATTTTGTACAGTTGTTGTAGAAGTATAATTAGTATTATCATTTTCAAAATCTTGTATCATTTTATCCCTGAGACCTTTCGTAGAAGGAGTACTTATAGGTATTATATCTACAGGTTGAAATTTATCTCCCACCTTAACTGCCATAAATATAGCAGAGGCAGCGGATCTTTCAGGATGATCTTCAGATTTATATGTAGGATCTACTACAAAGAATACTTCATCTCCTGGTTTAATTTTTCCATCCCTCTTATACTCCACAGAACCTTCATTTAATAATCAAGTGTCTGTACTTCTTAACTCTCCTCTACTACCATCAGCATTAGAGCTACCCAATCAATTCTCATTTCCAGAATCCACACTTCTATCAATATTAAGTTCATTATTAAGAGTATTAATAGCATCATTCTCATTCTTAATTTGCTCTATACTATTTGGTGGGGCTGTTAATACTGGTCCTATAGGATTAGAGTTTGCTGCATGAAAATCATCTGATAAACTATTTATAGCATTAGATTTTTTAGCATTAGATTCTTTTGCTTTTAATGCTTTCACATGTTCTAAATAGTTATTAATATCATTTAAGTAATTGAGCTCTTCTTCAGAAAGCTCTGATGCTTCTACAGGTCTTAATATATCCTCTTCTTCTAGATGGTTTTCTAGTCTTGTCTTTAATACTCTTTCTAGAGCAGTATATACATTACCAGACACTAAATTAGCTACTTTTTGCATATAACCATTTTGATTAACCATTCCAGCAACATCCTGTAACTTTTTAGCATAAATTTGTGCAAAGGGATTATCCTTCATTTGCTCAACAACTCTCAATTTTTCTGACTCAGTAGTACCTTCTAACTTCTTAACAAAATCATCATATGTTTCAGCCTGACTACTGTCTTCCACTGTATTCATTACCTCTGCATTAGCAGCTTTTTCATCAGCCTTTTTGATGGCTTGGTCCACTTGTTTAGTGAATAACTCGGGATGTTCAGATGCAAAATTATAACCCTCTACTAAAGAAGCCCTATAATCTTCAGCAGACTTTACTTTCGCAAAATCTTTTACAAAAGAATCTATTACATCATTAGTAATCATCTTTTGTGATTTAATAGTACTAAGAAATTTTTTGGAGTTTTTATTATCAAAACTTTTTAATATAGATACTAAATCAGGAGAAGATAATATTTGATTAATAGTCATATCTTCTACATTACCATCTTCATCTTTAACTTTAAAAACAGTTTTAAGTTGAGGTAATTTATTAAGTATATCTGTTGCACTTTTATCAAAAGATTCTTTATAAACACCATGTCTCTTAGTGACTAGTTTTTCCATTGCAAATATGTAGGCCAAACCCTCAAGAGCGTTATCATTAAAATCCTCCCCAAACAAGTCTCTTAAATGAGTAGAAGCTTCTTGTATCGTATCTATATGGTCCACCATTTTATTAAGATTTCTATAATGATCTTGTAATACTACATCATCACTTTTCCCATCATAATAACCAGGATTACCTCCACTTCTATACATTTCTCTCAATTCCTGCGCCCTAATAGCTTTATCTTGAATTTTAGCAGGATTGGCTGCCTCAGCCTGTTCCTTATAATAGTCTATAAATTCATCTCCTCTTCCAACCTTTTCAAACATTATTAAGTCTGAAATTAATTGAGCATCATCAGCAAAATCATAAGATGCTTCATCATCACTAAGTATAGCAGCAGTTTTAGCCTTTTCTAATGCTCCATTTCTCCTTATACCTTTATAATATTCAGAGAACCCAGGAGAGCTAATTCTATTATTAATTTCTTCAGTAATAGCTTCAAGAGTAGCATCTTCTTTTCTCATCTCTCTCAAGTTTCCTGCTAATCCTCCCTCCATAGTTATGGGGGATTGAAATGCTCTTTGTCCAGCTTCACTTCTTGTAGCTCTTCTAAATCTAGGAGAACCCACAAGTCCTATAAACATTCCTCCAAAGAAATCTTGGTAGTTCTTTATATCAGAGTATTGATTAGCAGCTTCAGTTCAAAATGTACTCCAAGAATTTAAAAATTTCTCTTTATCAGAAGGATTCTCACCTATACCATAAAAAGTATTTTCATCAGCCCATTTACTAAATCCTTCTGTAGCCACTTTCTGTAACATTTCTTCATTACCTTCCCAAAAAGCTGGTTTAAGAAATCCTTGAGTAATACCTCTTGCTACTTTACCCCCAGTGGTATTCCCTGTTAAAGTTGCTCTTGCCCCACCAATCATTTCTCTTATAGAAGGCATAGTTATTCTTTTAGTAGCCCCTTCTAAAACACCTTTAGTTTCTCCTGTAAAGAAGGCCTTTCCAGCTGCACCCATTCTATTAAATACACCTTTCCTTATACCAAAATCACCCCCCATTACTCTACCAAATAATATAGTATTACTTAATAGAAGTATGGGATAATTAGCTAAAGAAACCGCCTTAGATACAGTTCTGGCATGTTCTTCAATAGATTGTTCAGATTCAGACATTCTTCTATAGTAAGCATCTTTAGCTGCCTCTTCGTCAACGTTACCAAATTGGTCTGACACCTCTTGCATAGATTCTTGTCAAATTTTTTGCTGTACTTCAGGAGAATTAAGATAACTTCTACCCTGTTCTACCCTATCATTATAAGCATTAACAGCCTCAAAACCAGCCTCAGCTGTAGGAGACATTAAAGTATTTACTAACGCAGATGCTCCATGAACTCCTTTTAAATAATTAGAGGCAGCAGCTAATTCTGACACTGCTGTACCACTTGCAGCACTTGCTTCAGATAATGCAATTTCTCCTGTTCTAATAAGTTTAGCTATTTTATCAGGACTCATTTTAGAATAAGCAGGTAATTTTTGTAATGCCCTTGCTGCATTACCTACAAGATTAGTAGCTTTACTGGCTCCAGACAAAGCGCTTATAATACCACCAGTAACAATAGCACTACCCACCATACCTGCTGTAAAGCCTACATTTTTAAATTGGTCTGCGAAAAAGTTACCTGGATTTTGGTATATATTTTTCCATCATTGCCCTTCCTGATTATGTTTATATTGGTCAGACATATACATTGGCATAGCCTCGTCTCCCCACTTTTGAACATCTGTCATAAGTTCGGTAAAAGGATTTTGTATAAATCTACTTCATGCATCTTGATTCCTATCCCCGAAGGCCACATTCACTAATCCTGCTGGAAGTTTAAGCATAGCATCAGCAAATGTAGTACCAGCCAACACGCCAAAATTACCAATGGAACTGGCTCAAACACTTAATGTTCCTTGGTTTGTGGCTCTTATATCTTCTAATGATCTTTGGTCTAGTACATCTGGATTTATAGAAGTAGGATCATATCTTGAAGTACCAAATCCATTCAATCTGGGATCATTCCCAAAAGCAACTTGGCGACTTTTCCCATAATCCATATAACCAGTTCTTTTAAAAACTGAAGATGCATCTTTTGGTAAATCAGCCCAAGTAGGGTTATTCTTAGCTACTTCCCCCTTTATTTCATTTATATCTTCGTAGTTATCCATATGTACATATTATGTAATTATTCATAATCATCAACATCTATACCAGTTACCGCACCATATATATTTAAGGATCTAGCACTATCTAGAGCTTTAGCAGGTATTCCTGCAACCCCTCTAACAGCATCTCTTACAATAACAGATTGTGCATTAAGAGTTCCTTCTCTAGCCAAAGCAAATACATCTACTCATTTCCCGTTACTATTTTGGGTAACAAATGTTTTCCCGTCTGGACTTGGAATTACTTGCATAAGATGTCCAGAAAGATTAACTAAAGCTGGCCCATTATTTTCAAAGTTGTGTGCACCTATTTGTCTATGTAAATCTCTTATATCACTTCAAACACTTCCTTGATTTATTGGCATTGGTATAAATAATTGTTTACCTGTAATTTTACCTTTACTGTCTTTAATATCAAAAACAAACCCAGGGTCTAAGTTCTTATGACCCTCTGTTACATATCTAAAAGTAGTAGTTTCATCAAAATCACTCTCAAAAATATTATTTAGAGCTTTCCTTACTTGACTATTTTGGTCAGTAACGTCTCTATTTCTTTCATCAAATATTTTAACTCCAGATCCCTGTACTTCTCTTCTGTCTCTATCTAAAGAAAGATTTAAAGCATTTTCAGCCGCTGGTTTAAAGCTAGCCCCTTTCTCTGTATTAGTACCATATCGTCTTGTAACCATTGTATTGTTAATGTTAGACATAACTTTTCTTAATTCATAAGCTTCTTTATCTCTTAGATTAGGATAAATTTCCGCTCAAGTAGCTTTAAACCTATCTATATCCATTTTAAATTGAGAGGGGTTAAATTTACTAGCACCCAGTAATTTTGCATTAGCTTCAGCTTGTGCTCTCAAGGTAGCTTCCATTTCTGGAGTAATTGCCATACCCTCTTGATGCATATTTGCCATAGAAACAGAAAAATAAGAGTCTGCTATATCTTTTTCAGTAACTCTAAAAGGATTATTAGCAGCAACATCATCTCAATTAGCCTGTGATTTTGTCATGTCAATATTACCATCATCTCCAAAAACAATACCAGATTTTTCAACTATTTTATCTAACTGTTTTCCCACATCTAAATTAGTCCCAACTATTCTTTCTGTGTAGTCTATAGGGCCATCTAAAGTATTTGTGGGGGCACCAGAACTTTTCAATGCACCCCAGTCCATAGCATCAAATTCTCTTTTAACTAAATCATTCTTGGTTTGTCCTATGGCAGACCATAATCCTCTATCTAAAGCAGCTTCATATTCCCCTTGCATTTCAGGACTTCATTTATTAATACCATCAGCTACTCTCTGCTGTTCTTTAATCATTTCGAGTACTTTATTACTCCCAGACATTATGTCTCTTTCAGTCAAACCATATTGTTCTGTGAACATAGTGTATTCAGCAGCATTAGTTGGAACTGCTATGCCTAAATGATCTGCAACAACCTTAGCCATTTGATTTTGTAATACATTACTAAATCTTGGATTATGCATTTGTAATCTTTGTAAATTAGCAGCAGTATCAGCAATCTTCTTAGTGGTAGCATCTAATGATAAAGATGTATCATCATGTGCAGCCCCCCTATTTTTATATGCTTCTTCTCAAGAAGGTAAATTATCTTTAAATCTTAAACTTGGGTCTTGAGCTTGTCTCTTCTGCCTTTCAGCTATTCTTTGCTGAGTTAAAGTATAAGCAGCTTCCATGGGAGCCATCTTATTAGTATATTCATTTCTTAACCCATACATATCTCTCATAGTAGAAGACTTAAACCCCTCAGAAGAGAGAGTATTTGCAGCATTTGTCATAGATTGATTAAAGGTGTCTGCTATACTCTTAATCTCGGGATCATCCGATGCCTGTGCTATATAATTAATAGCAGCAGCTTTATTTTGTAATTCAGCTTGTTGTGCTTCAGCAACATCATGTCTTTCCCTCATTATAGTTGAGGGCATTAATATCTCCTGTGCTGACAGGGGAGTATATTGTGCATAACTGTATGTATCATAGCGACTTGCCATATTACTTCCTCCTTCTAGTTTTTAATTTCCCCCCACAAGCTCTCACATATTCTCCTCTTTGAGTATATTGATTTATCCTTTTAGCAATATCTCCTCAATAGTTTTCAGTTCCTATATTACCCATAGTAGTACCTATATTAGCTATTCCAGCTCTTATAGCAGATCTCCTTGCAGCCCTATTCTGAGCATTAAGATCATCAGTTGTGAATCTACTCTGAGCATTATATTGTTGTGCTTGGAAATCATTAGCTATATTCTGGGCCTGTATATTTGAATTAAATGCTAAAGCCTGGTTCCTTCTCTGTTGATTAATATCAGCTATCTGTAATCTGGCTTGAGTAGCAGCATTTTGATTCCCTACTCCCTGTGCTAATAGTAATTGATTAGCTAAAGATGAGTTGCCTAAAGAATTATTTTGTAACATTCTATTAGTTGCAGCAGCTTGTTGTTGAACTTGATTCTGTGCATAAGTATCATCCATAGGGTTATAGTCCATTCTACCTGTTAATAAACCAGGACTAATTGTTCTGGCTGTCATAACATCTGGTCTTTCAAATATAGATTGTAAAGTAGTTCCTACCTGTGCTGCTACAGGAGCATATCTTAATCAATCAATTTGATTAGATTCTGATGCAGGAACGACAGGTTTAGTTTTAGACCTGGGAACGAGTTTAGTATTATCAATATTCCTTTTACTAACAGCTAAATCTGACATTTGTCTTGATAAATTAGACATAAAAGGAGATGTGTCTACAGTGTGCCCAAACCCTATATAAGGAGATTCATTAACAGGAACTGTATTTACTAGTTTATTAATACCACCCCCTACAAGTAGTTTTCCACCCTTAGCCATCATTGATTGTTGTGGTTCCATTGATTCTACAGATTGTTCTGCTGATTCTCTCTCTTCATTGTTTAATCCTAATCCTTGTAATACACTATTAGGTATCTTTTCATCAGCTATCCCTGATCCTACTAATAAAGTATAATAATCAGGTTTCTCAATTAAATGGTCCAATGCTATTTCTCTAGCTTTTTTAGGATCATTAGTATGCTCCATTTCAACCCTAATACCTGCATTTAACTGCATAGGATCTACATTTTCATAAGCATTCCTTATGAATTCCATAGTGGCATTACCGCCTTGTATTAAGGACTTTTGTACAGGTTTGTTAATTAAACTGTTTAATCTAGTTAGTTTACCTCCCTCTGCAAACATATTATTAGGGTCTTCTCTCATAGTTTCTTGTGTTATAGCCAACCTGGCCAACATAGTGTCCTTACCAAGTTTGCTTATTCTATCTAGTTCTCTTTCTTTAGATTCTTCAGATAACTTTTTAGAAGCATCTGCAAAGGTTTTCTTAACAAGTGATTTTGGTAATAAGAAGTCTTCAGCTTCTGTATCCCCCACACTTAATCTCTTAGAGAATATATAATTATTTCATTTAGTTTCTCCTTCTTCTACCAAATTAGGTTGCCCGTTTTCCCCCATTCCTTGAGGTATTCCACCTAAAGGATTAGCTTCATGAGAACCGCCTTCCCCGAACTCAGTTAAACTTGATGGGGTAGTAAATTGTCCACCATAAGCATAGGTAGGAACAGGGGGAGGAACAGGAGCATCATATTGTCTACCATAAACATGAAAGGGTCTTCCCAATCCTATTAAAGGTTTATGCTCTCCTTGTCCTCCTGGGTCTAAATCTCATTGATCATAATAAGCATCATAACCATTTCCTTTAGACCTTGTGAAGTAGCCTAAATGGGTTTCAGCACCTGCCGCTCTACTTATATGTCCAGTTTGTGTTTTATTCATAGGTCTTTCCATTAATGGTAATTCATTTAATCTATCAGGAGCATCAGCAAACCCTACATAAGGATCAGTTTCTAAAGACTTGTTCAGTATATGTTCTTTAACATTATTTGCATTTCTACTATAATCATTACCCGAACTATTATCCCTTATTTGCCTAAGCTCTTCCAATTTTTGTTGATGGGCCCTATCCCCGTAAGGATTTCTATTAAACTCATAATAGTAATCTTGTTTAGCCCCATCAGTGGGTCTGTAAGGAGATATTCTTAAAGTATTATTCTTCATTGGTCTCCCTAATAAATTTCCTATCATATCTTCAGGTACTTTATAAGAATAAGGATCATGAATTCTTTCATAGGAATTATTAAGCAATAAAGCATTTACACCTTGTTTAGCATTATATTCTCCATAAGGATCAAGATTAATTAATCCCCTTCTTTCAAGAAAATTTTTATCTCTGGTTTGTTCATTAGTTATACCATAAGTATCTAATTCTTCCTGTTTAGCTTTTACTAATTCAGGGTTAGAATAACCAGGGTTTGCTTCTGCCCATGCTTGAGCTTTTCCTGATGCTAAATCTGCATTGTATTGTTTATGATGCATTCCACTATAATTTGTGTTATAATGATTACCATTTCATACAAAAGTCTTGTTTCCACTAGACCTTGCCTGTCTGTATGCTTCATCAAAACTAGGAGCTGAACTTGCATCATATGTATTGGTTATATAGGGTCTTATAGCATTAACAGCCCTTTTAACTGGACTAGGGCCTCCTTTTGCTCGTTTCTTAGGAAGCACTGGTCAACCACCCTGCCCCATTAAATTACCACCACTAGAAAAAGTTTGTGGGGTTTGTCTTATAGCAGACCTGTCTCTCAAGAATTGTCCATAATTAGGTTGGTCTCTAACAACTGAAGGTACTATAAAACCACCACCAGCAATTATATTTCTTTGCATAGAAGCTATATTTATCTGGTTTAAATGGTCATTTTGATTAGACATGCTATTTAAGAATGCCCTATTAGCATTTCTTTCAGCTTTTTCTCGTCTGTTATTACCAACTATTTTAGAAGCTATTCCACCAGTAAGCCCAGCCGCTGCTCCAATTAAAGTACCTCATCCAGGAGAGATGGAAGTACCAGCAGCCAGACCATTCATAGTTTCAGTCATTACATCTCCTCAACCAAATCTACCAGCATCAGCCCCATTTCTAAAATCATAAGCTTCCCCTAACATACCCTCTTTAGTAGTAGAAGTTACAGGATTATATAAAGAGTTAACATCAGGAGGGTTTAAAGCATCATTATATAAATTAATACTTTGCACAGCGTTCCCAGCTACTCCTCCGACACTACTAAGGGAACTCATAAAGTTATTTCCTCCCCCAGAAGAAGAGGGAGGATTACTTTTAGAGGTAGGAACATTAACTAAACCAGTATCAGTTCCTCTTTGTTCCTTAGCCATATTTGATAAACCTGTGAATAAATTACCAGTATATGCACTTTTTATAGGATCTGTTAGACCACCCACGTCAAAACAATTTTTACTTGCTTTTCTTTTATTTCTTTTCATAATTAACTAACTAAATAGTGTATAATAACATAACATCTGATAATTGAAATCTTCTGTCATCTCTGTTCTCAAATATAAACTTAGATTTAATCCAAGGATTCCTAATTCTGTCATTCCTATCCACAATGTTACTATTTCTTGGAATAGGAAAATTTCAAATTCTAAACTTTTTTCTAATATTTAATCCTCTATCAGCCAAATCAAATAATAATCCACCATTTTGATATTCATTAAACACTTCATAACTTTGGAAAGTATCATTAGCTAAATAATCATCATCTTTAAATACATCTAGTCTGTATTGAATATTATCAAATACTTTATCTAAATGTGGTTCAGGATTCATATAATATACAATTTCTGAAGGTTTATAATCATTATAATAATAACCATGCTCACCTTCATTATTTAATCATAATTGAGTAGTATCATCAAAGTTTCTTATAGATATAAATTTACCAAAAGCATTAACCATAAAAGGAATCTCTTCATGACTAAAGAAACTTTCAAATTGTTTTAATCTATTATTATAACATATGGAAAATCCTTTATCTTCCAAACCTGCACCTGCACTATTAATATACATAACATCATTCAGGAGGTCCATATTTACAATCTGAGACTGTTTTCCTTCTAATGTAAGGTTATACTCCACTTGAGTATCAAACTCTCTCTGAGCCCACGATTTAAAGCCTAGAGAGCTTGTTAAACTCTGGGGTGGATCCCCAAATACATAGAAATCTCTTGTATTGGAATCTATGAAGAACAGATTACCACTGTTTTGTACTACACTTCATTTATTAGTAGTACCTGCTGTCCTTGTTATATACCTTACGCCCTCTACTCTTCCTGATGTTCCTAGATTAATTGGTTGTCCAACACTACTAGGAATCATAGCTCTTTGATTAAATAGTATATTAAATATACCTTTATCTTGAAATCCTCATAACTCGTTCTTGAAATTAGTCAACTTTTTTATTGCCCCTAACTCTCCATCAACAGTATAATTTCTTAAAAGATTAAGTTTGGTATAACTGTCTATGAACTCTCCATAAGTCTTAGGCTCACTCCAAATAAATGTATGGGGAAAACCTTCTATATTGAGTAAATTTAAGTTGAGTACTGAGTATTCTCATAAATTAGGTTTTTGACTATACACAGGATTAACTCTATAACTATTATTATCAAAAGCATTCAAATTAGTTATACCCCTTTTGGTATCATATCTACCATCTATATTAACAAATGTTTCTAACCACACTGAGAATCCTTCTGTGTATTGTTGAGGAGCCTCTATTGTCTCTGAGAATGTTTTAATACAATCATATCTTTGTATAAATGTATCTCCCCTGTCTGCTGTAATTGTACTACTTGTAGCAACTTGAATGGAATCACTGCAGGGGATATATTTAATTTGATATTGGTCCATATCAGCATACTTATTATTTATAGGCCTGACCAAATCTGCTACATAAACATATGGTGTATTAGGAAATCCTAAATTAGGATTATCAATATAGTACTGGGCCCCATCATTAATTCAATAGTGTCTTGAATAACCAAATTGACCAGCCTTATCAATTCTGGGCAAAACAGGAATTCAATCGGAATAAGGAGATTTTAAACCAAAAACTAAGTGTGTATTAGTATTATATTTTAATTCTGCTATGTTAGAAGCAATCTCTATGTCTTCATCAGTTTTAAGAACTAATTCATTAACATTACAACTATAGACAATATTACCCCCAAAACCAACAGTTGGATTAATAGGAACATTAATAAAATCATCCCCCACTCTAGCATATTGAATAGGATATGTTTCATAATCTATAGAGTAATCATCATTACCAATACCAATTGTTGAACCTAAATTACTAAAGATAGATAATCTTCTATCTCTACATTCCCGTGCCTCAGTTCTTGTTTGTTGACGACCTGATCTCCAAGATATACTCTTAATAGTATTTGGGTTATTTCATGCATGGTTAACCAAGATATTATAATGTATATTTGAATCCCCTATTCTACCACGATATTTCACCCAATCCCAACTATATCCATATCCAGCTTTGACTTCTCTAAAGTTACCAAATCTTCTATTAAATTGTAAATCAAATTTTCTACCAGCAACAGTCTCAGGATCTTCTAGAAGTGTGGGATTTAATTGTAAAGACTGTTCATACCCAGTTACAAGAGCCACATGTGTTATCTTAATATTATTTACACTGGAAAAATTGACAGACTCGTTGTATTCTACATCTGGACTTCAGAAATTAATAATACTCCTGTCTATATGTCATACACTGCTCCAATCTCTTCAATTGTCTATTCTTATACCCACATTCCCCCAAGGATCCATAAGATCTTGAGCATCATAAAATGATCAGGGTATTATGTAACCAACACTTATTTCAGATCATCATAAATTAACTCCTCCAACATTAGATCTTCTTTGGTCCATGGGCCAGTCACTAGCTCAAGCTGAGGTATCTGTAGGAGGATTAGCCTCTGGATGATAATCACCTTGATCCATATCCATTAAATCTTGATGAAAATATATATTAGATCTGTAAGGCCAACCATAAGATTGTCCTGTACTATTAATAATTTCAGCATGTTCACTGGCAATATTAAATAGGGGGCCATCATTATTCTGTCATGCCCTATCTAATTCCGCAGTCATTTCTATATTTCCTGGATAAGGTCTTAATCTGTAATCTGTATAAGCAAACGGTCTATTATTAACCCTACTGTTAACTTGTGCTAATGTTGTACTAAGAACACCTTGACACATAACATCTCTTGTAGAGTAATCCAAAGGAGTATATAAAATTCTATATCTTTTATAATCACTTTGTAATATAGGATCACTATTAATATAATTTTGTAAATTTGTAAGATCAAAATATAATTTTACATAACCTATGGTAGTATATCTAAGAACATCATTCCATACAGTACCAAATTTACTAGTAATCTTCTTTGTGCCTAATGCTATAGTTTCTGTTCAAACACCACTTTTATGTTGGAATTGTACTGCAAAATTATATGTTTCACCAAACTTTCATGATCTAATAGGTATGGTTAGTGTATAAGGTTCATAATTATATAAAGCATCATTATAAAGTTCATGTTGTTCATAAACTATGGCAATATCAGTAGTAGGATTAAAACCAATTTGAGCAGGAGTGAGTTCTAATCTTTTTCTAGCCATCTTAATATTCCCAGCAAATAAGACATTATCTTTAGTAGCTAAAGTACTTACTACAAGTTCTTCCCCACCTATTAACATAAAAGCGCCTATATCGAATATACTTCCTGCTATCCCTGAATCAACAAAACTATAGGAAGATAAACCAGAACTTAAATCAAAATCTCAAAGTATTTTAATTACAGCTGGCCCATCTAAAGTATTCCTTATTACAGAATATATTCTCATGTATTCAAAATTAGGATCTACACCATTAATAGTTATGTTAAAAGCACAATTACATAGTTCCTCAGGAGAACCCCCCCTGTCTTTGAAAGATATATAATATAAATCTGTTACATAGGCCAAATTGGTTTCAATCCCATTTTTATTTCAGTAACTAATAGCATATTGAACAGTTCCTGAATGGTAATTTCCAGTATTATAAATTTTATCTACTTGGACAGACTCAGAAAGCTGTAAACTAGGTCAGAAATCAAATGCATCATCTCTAGTTCTAAGAGTAGTATCTAATATATTAATCATTCTAGTTTGATACACCCCATCAGTTCAATAAACCTTTATAGCTTTTTCATTTTCAACTATCCCAAAAGCCTCTATTAAATGTTCTATACTAAAACCTAATGAACCTCTCAACCCCCCAGCATTATCTCATAGTACTTCCAGATTAAAATTTTTATCCACCCTGTATATCTTTTCAGAGCCAGTACTTAGTGTAAACAATACTAAGTAATCATTAACTACACAATAACCAATGCACACACCTAATAGAGTAGTTGGGGAATTATTTAAAAGTACTTCTTGATACTTAGTTCCCTTTTCATTAGTTATTGCCATTAATGTTTCCCCATCTATAGAATCTAATCTAATATTCATTCCGTGGTATATGAAATCAGGATTAAATTTAGATCTATCCATGTCCATCATCATTCCTTGCTGATTAATGAACTGTGCACTTTTTCTTTCCATTAATGTTTACGTATTAACTGTCTTATCCCCAAATCTTTAAATCTATGGGCGAAGTGGTTGTCCACATTAAGAAGGGTTCTCCACGAATTAAATAAAGCCTCTGCTTTAGGTAGTTCAAGTGATCTAAGAGCAGTTTCACATTGTCCAGCAGCAAAGTTATACTGTTGTTCTGCATCTTGATAAATCTTATCAGCTACTCTCCCATTTTGCCACTGTATTCTAATATATTTAGTCTCTACATATTTCTCAAGAGCATTTAAAAAAGCCCTGTGATCTGGTATCATTGGATACCCATCCTCATCAGTCTTAATGCCCTTATAAGCTATTTTAACGTTGCAACATGGTATAGATGTAAATAAATAATTATTCTCTATAGTCATTGTTAAATCATTTGCTATAATCATCTCGGGTTGTCTATCTATACACATACAATGATAATGATTATGAAATGTGTCTGTAGCTTCTCTTACAGGTTTATTATCAATTAATACCTGTTTTATATATCCTATATCACAAGGTAATTCAAGTCTATAATTCTCAGCCCTTCCTTCAAAGTATTTATCTTCAAACATTACTGGGATTCCCATAATTTCTAAGAAGTCAACAGTGTCATCAACTGCTCTTTCAAAAGTAAGTTCCTTTAACAGATTGTTTCTTAAAAGTCTGTCAAGTATTATACGCATTGATATATATCTCATATCTTTAATTTTAATTTGTAGTAATTTTTCTTAGGACCTCTTGACCTCCTCTGGGTTTAAACTTTTTATTTATTAATGAGTCATAATAACTCATACCCAAAATTTCTTTAGACTGCCCTAAACTTTTAAGTTTCTCTCTTTTATTAGATCTGGTAGTTGTGAAACTGTAATATCTCATTTTCCCATAATTAGAAAACCCAGATAAATACTTTATATAGTATATATTTCCAGGCTTCACTTTAATTACCTTTTTATTTAATTTAGCTTCAGGATCTTCCTTCCACAATTTGTTAGTTTCACCCCAATCAACGGGTGCATTATATACAAGTTTACCATCTTTAATTCTTGGACTAACAGAAGTCCGCTTTAAAAATAATGTGCCTATTTTATAAGGTAATTTAAGAAGAGCTTCCTTTATAATAATATTCATTAATTCTAAAGTAACATCTTGTAATATTTTACTATACTTCCTTTCAAGGATATTATATTTCTCCCCAGCAGGCCTGATAAGTCTATAATACTTATAGTAGTCTATAGTCTTATAACAATTAGGGGCTTTTAATTTAACTGTCATTATCTGTTATTATTAGATTGTGCTAACCCTATTTCTGAGAGACCATCTTTAGCATCATTAACTATATCTTCTGGTTTATATACAGCAGGTACTAGATCTTTTAATACCATTTCCATAATAGCTGGTATCATTGCTTCTTCTATAGGTATAACTATATCTAAAGGATCTATACATTCACTGGTTTCTCCGCAGTGATATTCAGGCTTCATTACTTCCAAAGGATCTTCAAATAAACCTATAACCATGATCTTTTTTAAATACTCATAACCAACACTAAAACTCTTTACAAATAGATAATGATTTCATTTAGAGAAATAAATAATCTTTTTCAAGTACTTATTTAAACCAACATAAGGCATACGAGTATGTGATACATAAGTTCATTCTGCTGTATTAAAAAAGTCATTTATTGGAGATAAATGTAATGTACTACCATCATTAATATCTATAATTTCAGGAATAGGATTGACAGATTTAACTATAGTTCCTTTTACACAATCATCTGTAGTTTCAAGTTCTATACAAATAGTTTGGTACATTGATTCTGGAATATCTTTCTTCAATTCATTGTAATTTCTTTTTATTAGAAGACTTCTGTATTTATTAATAAGTCATACTATATGTGGAGTATCAAAAGAACTATCGTCTGAAGATACTTTAAGTTGATCTAAGATCATGTAACACAATTCTTTATAGGTTGAAGCCATAATGTTTATATTTTATTATTATAATTTCTGTTTCAAATTAATATACAAAGATAATAAATTATTTAATATATGAAACTATTTAAGATAATTTAACGTATAGATATAAAAAAACCCTATATAATTATATATAGGGTTTTGATAGTATTAAATATTAAAGCAGTGTTTCTAAGAAGTAGTGATAAAGTTTATTCTTCCACCTACTGTTGTTGAAACATCGCCTCTATTCATAACTACTAATAATGCATATACACGACCATTTAACTTAGTAGCAAGAAGAGAAAGTGTTGTAAGATTAAGGTGTCCACCAAGACTAATAAGGGCTGGTATATTTGGTATAAATCCAAATCCACGGGAGGAACCACTAGGATTAGGAAGGAGTGCGTTTAGAGCATTATTAACAACTATACTACGTTGTATTAAACGGCCTATTCCTAATCCACCTTGCATTAATGTGGTTGTTGGGTTTGGATCTCAAACTGTTGCCGCTGGTGGTTTCTGTAGTGCGAACAGTCTAGGTTCTATATATAATAAATCTGTTACAGATCCACTCACACCTAAATCTAATACTGCAACACAAGCAGATGATTGGGGAGCCATTTCAGAAAAACTAAAAGTGATAGTGCCCCCAAAACCACCTGTTGTAGCACTTGTTCACAATAAATTTTCATTATTAATTAAGGTAGTGAGTTCACTCTGATATAAGTTTACTCAACCAAAATCATTAGGAGATGGTCTCTTTCCTACAAGGGAAGAATTATCTTTAGTTATATGCCTGGTCATAGAAACATTCCCACCCTCTTTGTTAGCATTAAAGTACTGTAAATTAACAGCATCTGTTCCATTAACAGGGTTGTTTACCCCAGCAATTCTTTTATTCCCAACATGAAATAAATTTGTTTCACTTGAAGTAAGAGATATTTCTGGTCCAAAGGCTACAGAATTCTCCGCTGTTACAACAGTATTATTCCCAAATGCCATAGAGTATGCTCCTGATGCATTAGCTCCCCTCCCCACAGCTATACTTGTATTACCGCTTGCAGAAGCCCCTTGTCCAATTGCTAAGGTACAAAGTGCATTGGATATTGCATGAGATCCTAAAGCAACAGAATATTCTCCACTAGCATTTGTGTTCTGACCTATAGCTATCGTCTGTGTTCCACTACTTTGAGAGCCAGTACCTATACCAATTTTTGTAGGATCTAAACTAGGGGATATTAATGCACTAGCACCTCTTTGAGACATTCCAGTGGTAGCACTATCACCAAAGGTATGAGCTAAAGCAGCTCCTTGAGGAAGATTAATATCTAATACACCATTAGTAATAGTTATTGCAGGATTATTTGCTATTTTTAATATACCAAAATCATTCTTTGAAGTTTTTGGTAACTGTATTTCATGAAATTTCTGAGCCATAATTAAATCTCCTTATAAATAAATAGTACATGTTCAAATTGACTAGACATACTCTGTGCTATAGCTTCAGTATCTACTAACTGTATAGTAGGATTATAAAATGCAGTATCAGAACCAAATAATATTAACAGTTCATTTTGTGCTAAATCACTTGGTAAAGGAAAGTTCATTCTAATAGTATTGGCTGTAAAGTTTGTAGTATAACCTAAAGCTACATCAGCCCTACCTACTAATCTTTGACCTCTTAAATAAACTACTATTGGAGTTCCATGAGTTATTCTCGGATCTGAATAAGTTCTTTGGTCTACACTTAATTTAATACTGGGCAGCATATCAATACCATCAGCAGCTACACTAGCTGTTGCGGAAAGTAATCCTGTTGGTGTTACACTTAATCCATCGCCTATTATTACTCCCCCCAATCTAGTCCTTGTAGCAGGATTAAGAACAAAAGGATTAACTATGTTATTAGTAGTAATTTCTGTTCATGTACCATCTTTATATTCATATATACGTCCATCCACATACACAATATCTCCATCTTTTGGGTTGGAAGGGAACTCGTTGTTTCAATAAGTAGCAATTCACATTCCTACTCCAAGAGCATTGTGTATAAAAGTGTACTGTAACCACTCTGGTTGTTCTACTATAGCATAATTACCTGGTTCAAGGGGGCTAATAAGTCCACCCAACCAAGCAGCCTCTAAGTCTTCGTATGTAGCAAAGATTCCTTTAAATGGACTATCAGGATCAAAGAATGGATCTGTATTAACTATCTCTTCCCAACTTCCCTGTACATATCTATAATAAGTAGGGGGTGTAGGATTTAATATTAAAACAACATCTCCATTTAACCACTCTATACCACTAGCGTCTCTATCAGCCCCTGTTTGAAATACAAACATTCTTGCATCAGGAGAAGTAGGGGTAGGATTAGGTGGTACATCTATAGTTATTTCTTGTACTCAACCATCTTCAAATACATTTCTTTTATCTCAATCTATTAATCTAAAGAAACAATTGTCTTGTAGAGAGTACACCCTAAAACCAATATTTCTCAGTATATCATCAGATAAGTTTTGTATATCAGCTGTATTTTGTACTCTAAATACTCCACCCACTGCATTAGCATCTATAAAAGCAAATCCTTCTTCATAGCTTCCATGATTCATTTCTCCTACTACAGCTATTGGACTGTATTCAGAACTAAAATATTTATCTGTCATAATTATTCTAATTAAATATTATTTGAAAGCCTGTATTCATGGGGTCTCTATTAACATATATTTTTAAGTCTTTAGTTAATCCTGAGAAGTTAGGTTTAGAAGTGTTTCACACACTAAAGGCCTCAAGTGAGGGTAAACCATTAGCAGTAATATTTGTTACATTAAATGCTTCAGGAAATGCATAAAATACATATCTTTGTATAGTATTTCCTATCCTGTTGTTAAAAGTTCTACTAATATTACTTATTAATCCTGAAGTTGAGTTGGAAATAGAAATTCTGTTGTTAAGATCATCTATTGCGCTTTCAATGTCAGATATAGTTATAGGTGTAATACTATTAATAAATCCTCAGTAACCTCTTTCCATAAAATTAATTTTATCTGTGGTTGACATACTAACAGGCCTATCATTCTTTTCAAGATATATTAAACCACTTCCTGCATCTACCCTAAGCCCCTTAGCATTTCCCTCATCCGTGTAAGTAAAAGTAAATGTAGTAGGATTATTACTCATTAAAAGAGTCGGGTTTGAAGGAATCGAAGGAACATTATTACCATTCTTATCTATCCCTGTCCCTGTGTATGTAACTTGATATCCTGTATCTATACTAACTGAACCATCTTGTGCAGTTATACCAGGATTAATTATTTCTACTCCTGGAGGTAATATTTGCCCTGAACTTATAGATAAACTTGAATGAACTATTGGTTTAGATACCAAACCATCTCCCAAGGGCAGTTTTAATACATAGCCATTATCTGTAGGAAGACCTGTGGAAGGATCTATATTAAGTTGTGCATACATTTCTTTATAAGGTCCATTATTAACTTCATTATCTATAATGTCTCTTATGATTGTAGGATCTGTTTGCCCTTCTGTAAGATCAAGTAATCGTTGAATAAGATTGATTATAAGTATAGTATCATCTGTTCATATTCTTGTACCAGGTTCTAATACCATATTCTCAAGTACATATGTCAAATGTTCCCTGGCCATTTTAACAGTCATCATGCTATCCATATCATGTTGAAGAGCTTTTTGATAATCCCCATTTCTCATCTTTTGATACCAGAAAATAGGATTTTCAAATCCTTCTGTAGGAGAGAATGGGACTATATCCCTTTGTCCATCTTGTCTTAAAAGTACTCTATCTGTCCCCTGGGAAGATAACACTGTGTTAGGAGATACACTAGGACTAAAACTTTCTATATCTTGTATAACATCTCTCAAGTTAAAGTCTGATGCCTTTACAGAGATTAGTGACCAAGATCCTTTATCTCTATCAAGACCTTTAGGAGTCCATTTAATTACTGAGAAGCTCCCGTATTTATAGGTATCTTCCCTCATTATATATATAGGGTCTCCATTAACATCTCTGTAAACTCCTTCACTAGTTGCAAAATATACTCCACCCCAACCATTTCAGTTGATAGCGTCTATATAATCTTTGTCTAGAAACCACCACTTTTCATAATCCACATCCAGTAACATATCTGGGAGTGAATCATCAGGTCTTGGTGGTAATTGTCCATTCCCATCTTCTCCAGGATCTTCACTTCCAGGAGGAAGCGAGGGGCCTATAGGAGGAGGAGGAAAATCTGGATCATCTCTTTCAGACAACCCTTTATCAGCTTCAGATTGTGTAATTCAATCTAAAAGGGCCTTAAAATCTGAGGCCCTTAAAGATTTACCACAATTCTGCAATAACTGTCTTAGTATTTCCAATGTTATTGTCATATTGTTATATTATTATATTTTAAATTATTACACTCCATTTTGAACTAATACACACACTACATATATATTATAATTATCCATTTTAAAGACAACATGACCCGTTCTTTCAACCCCCGAATTAGCTAAAACATTAAATGTTATACCCTTTTCTAGAGGAGATGGTCTATTATCAATAGATATAAAAGATATCCAAGGATCAGCAGACACAAAACTAAAAGGTTCAAATACACCATTCACAGAAGAGTTTACATCAAAAGTTGTTGCTGTAAGTCCTCCAGCTGTACTTGGTACATTAGTTGCTGTTATTACACTTTGATTATTTAATACAAATTTAAATATAGGATTGGTCACACCTGGTTGACTATGCACAAAATATAAAAGTTTACCAGATGTATCTTGTTTAAATACATATACTTTATTTCTTGAATCTCCGGGGTTTGGATCCGATTGTTGTCTAAACATAGCTGTTGTGCCATAGTTATTCCCAGTGTTTCAAAAATATACATCCCCCCAAGTTTCTGTTGGTATTAAGTCTGTTACTGCATAATTTTCAAATAAACCATTAATAGTACTTTTTATATATTCAGCAGAACTACCAGACGTAGAAATCATTCCATAAATATTATCTACCAGGTGGTGGTTATATATTTTAAAATTGTCCACAATCTCTATATTTACTGTTAATTGTGCAGTTATATTTGTAAGGGTTTGAGTTAAATTTATAACATTAGTGCTGGGTTCAGCTCCAAAAGAGAGGGTACTGAAAGACATTATATTTCCTAGAGAACCCACAAAAGTACTTGGTATAAATGATATACCTCCTCCAACAACATTTATAGTTCCATCTGCATTAGTTGGGGAATCATTTATTGTAGACACTACTCAAAAACTCCCAGAACTCATTTCATCATTCATGTTTAATGTAGTAGATGTGTTTATAGAACTTACTTGAGCTATTAATACATTAGTATTATCCCTATCTTGAGTAACTCTTAAAGTAATTTGCTTTCCAGAAACATCTTGTTCAAATATTATATCCCCAGTCCTTGATTCTGTAGTTGAAGAATTAGCAGCCACATCAAAACTAACAGCTCCATATTGCATGGTAACATTACTAATTCAATTTGGAGTTGAAATAACTGATGTAGAAACGTAAGAACTTCCAGCATTATTACTAGAAATAAATACTTGAGGAGGTGGACTTAAAGTAATTGTATCTGCATTACTTGGTACACTGTAGGCAGCAAGTGTAGTTGAAGTACTAAATAATTCTGACCATTCAAAAGTGTATGTTGCTCCAGCTTGCCTTACTCTGAAAATAACTTCTTCTCCAGTACCATCTTGTGTAAATACACAATCCCATGATCTCTCTTCCAAAGTATTATTGGCCTGTGCTGTTATGGATAATACATCTTGTTCTCATATTGTATTATAAGCAATATTAAATGTGACTATTCAACCTGGTCTACTACTTGATGCATATGTTCATGATCTATCAATTGCATTAACTTTAGAATATAAATTAAACGTTTGACCCATAGAAACATATGGTGGAGTAAGAAATTGTTCTCTAAAAGTGTCCACAAAAGCATTATTAAAAGAGAAAACGTTAGGAACCCCCTTCTGAGAGATAGGAATAGTTAAATTTGTAGTTCCTTGCTGTAAAACTATATTTCCAGTTCTATCCAATGTACCTAATAATTGACCAGATACATAGTTTGAAATAATGGTTCCATTACTTCCTGTTGCAGGAGCAGGGAACCAGGTAGGAGCAGACACTCTATTTCATGGAGTGCTAACACCATTAATAGTAGATGTTATAGTAAAACTTACCATTTCACCCTCAACAGGTATATTTAAAGCTGATGCTGGGGTAGATTTAAATACTGTTTCAGGAGCTATTCATACTTTAATTCCTCTATAATATCCATTAACCTTATTACTATTGTAATAAGCTTTTTCTGTTTTTGCATTACCTAAATATGCTCCCATAATTAAGGTGTATTATATTTATTATCACAATCAATAGTTTGGTATTTTTCTATAAATTGATCTCCTCCCAAGTTGTTATAATTACAACTTATATCCCCCCTACAGTATTTTAATTGAGGATTCTTGTTTAGTATGTATTGATGAAACTTTAAAATATACCCAAAAGTAACATCATCTATCATTCCATAATAACAATTTTGTTCCAACAAATCTTGTATCATGGACAATAGAAGAAGACTTTTCTTAGTATTATGCTTATCAATGCCATAATGAGGAATAAATTTAAAGTAATAATACAAACTGTTATTGTATATTTCTTTTCTTATATCATTCATTATCCACAAGTATTACAACCTGATTTATAAATATTGTTTATTGTACCAGATGATGGGGATCTTCAATGGGTTCTACAACCATCAAAACAATCTCCTCTGGACAACTCTCTTTTATATATCTCATCAAATATTTTATTAGCTGTAGTATAATCTAACAATTCTACTGCATCAATTATTAGTTTTTGTTTAAGATACAAATCAAGCAATTTATCCTCAGCCACCATACATCTATCTTCATATGCATTTATAATTTTAAGCATTAAATTATAAATAGGAAATCTATTTATAGCACATGAAATAGTTGTTTCATTAAAACAACAACATGGTACATCAGGATTAGGAATACCATCAACCTTAACATATAAGTAATACATACCTGAACGCTCTAAACCTGTTACATGCAGAAACTGTTTAAAAGGAAATCTTTTAATAATTTCCTTAGCCCCATTTTCTATCTTCAATCCTGTATTTATAAAAGCATCTTGTGTGCCCATATATATACCAGGAACTGAGGGTTTGGTAGCATCAAAATCAGGATTAGTAAATATGTTAGGAAAATTAGTAGATACATAACGGTCCCAAGAGATTATCCCAATCTCTTTTATTGTAATGTCCTCATAATATGGACCATCAGGGACCCTTACCCAAAGCTCTAAAGCTTCTCCGTCTGTGGAGACTCTAAAATTAATTATGTCCATATTATCAAATTATATTTTGTAAATACTATTAGACTTGCACCAGAATAAATTATTCCCAAAAGGTCTTGGTCTACCCTGTTTCCAATTACTATAATCTATTTCAACCATAGCCCTGTCCTCGAGTCTAACTATAATGCCTTCAACCAGGCCAGGGAATCCGTTAGCTATGAAAACTACACTGTCCCCTACATTTAAATTTTGTTCCAAAAAATCTTTCATAGTTTTATTATTATTATTAAATAAAAAATGCAGTCAATTAGTTAATGATTAACTAACTAACTGCATCATATAATTATATTACAGTTTTCTGCTATCTGTTACTAGCCAAACCATTAAATGCTGCTAAAATAGTAGCTATTTCAGATCTGTTGTAATCAGCTGGTCCAGTAGGCGCATTACCAGGAGCTCTCTCAATAGCAAGTGTAAGCTGTTTCTTTGACCTTTGTACATCTTCTGTATCACCAGAATAAAAGAATTCAAGATCAATAAAGTCATACCTAATCGTTCCTGCTCCAGGAACAGCAATTGGTTTAAATTTAGCAAGATATTCTAAATCAAAATTGTTGGGGTATGAATAAAGCCTATCTTGTACAGTTCTTTCTCCAAGATAAAACCATTCCATATCAGCTGTAACTCTAGCATTACTATATTTATTTGGATTAGTGAATGTAGTATCAGTTACAATACCCCAAGGAATATCTTGATTGTAATAACTTACAGTAGTTACACTACACTCAAACCTCATTGGGGAACCATCTTTCTGACCCAACCTAAATGGGCGTTCTACTGATTCTATAACTATCTTGGCAGCATTACCTGCTCCAGTTACATTAATAGATACCCATTGTTCTGGTTCTTTTTCAATACCTTTATTGAATAGATCCACAATAGCTTTAAAGATAGTTTCAGCAGTATCCCCTGTTCTTGCTGTATAAACACCACCAACTTTTACATACTGAATATCATTACCACCAACACCCATTCCATAGAACCTTACTCTGAAAATGTACTTTTCTCCAATTACAGGAGCGCCACTATTAATAGAAGGATCTAATGCAATTTCTTGCCTTTGGTAGGGTTTATCAGTAGCTACACTACCTTTTACATAAGTAATTTTATTTCTGTCTATAAGATCAGACCTAACTATACCAGCATTGGGCGATTTATATTCAAAATAGAATGATTTATCACTAGCTGCACCTGTAGCAGCATTAAATCTAAGACTTAATGCTCCATTATCAGCAGTATCAGCCAAAGAGGTGTTGTTAGTAAGAATCTGAACACCATTAGGTATTACATACAATTGTCTTACCTGATCCACGGAAAAATTTGCCATATTAATTTATTTTTAATTGTTATTAATTTATTAAATATAAGTTAGACAGGGTGCTACTAATCTTTCTTAGTAGTCACTCTAACTATTCCCTTTAAGGTCATAACGTCTTTTACTTATTGTTTTCTTGTATTAAACATTAATTGTGATTGTAAGGAATTCTCTTTATAACCAACCATAGCTAATTCAACAGCCCTATCTATTATTATATCTTCTACAAAATTATCAAAAATACATAGAGACTCTTCTCATTTACCATCTACTCTTTCTCAGTCTAAACTTTCAGTAAGATCTTTAATTATTATTGGAGAAGGAAACTGTATATATCTATATAAATATTTTGAGATAAGGTGTTTGGATAACAACTGGTGTTGCCCATCTATATCCACTCTTAATACAAAATTATCTGAAGGACATTTAAAAGGATTTTTTAAAATCTTGTCTAATTCATCGTGTCTTACAGGAGTTACAATAACTTCACTGTCTCCTAAACATTTTACAGTAGAACTAAATACACAATGTTCATATAACACTCTCCACACATCCTCTTTTAAAGATACAGTATAACTATAGCATTTTCTAAAAGTACCAGGAGAGGGCAATGGATTTATTGGAGGATCCTCGTCATCTACTATTACATCCTCTTTAGTTATAAGTGTAAGATTCTTTCTTAATCTTTCCACAGACTCAAAGGGTTGTCTTTTAGCAAATAGTCCAGTATAATACTCCTCTATAATTTGTTTCTGAGCATCTGTTAATAATAGACTTATTTCAAAATCATTAAGACCAGGAGCTATTCCAGAGTTTAAATTATTATATCTGAGATTAAATATTTCTCGTATTTCATTACCTGATCTTGCCATACTTTTTATTTATTTACCAAAGCTTCAATAAGCAACTTGTGTTCTTGATTCTTTGGTTGGTTTAAAAATTCACATGCTGTGCCTAATGTAGGTATTTTACCAGGACCACACAAAGTTATATTACCATCTGTAAGTACATATTCAGTTTTAAACTTCTTAATAAACCCTCTATCCACAGCTTTCTTAATTAGAATCTCTGTATCTATGTATTTATTACTAATTTCTTGAATAAATTTAGCTGTCTGGTTAAGAATAGCCTTATTAATAGAATCGAGCACTAATTCTTTATTAGATTTATGAATGATTTTACCAGAAACTTTTTCACAAAGATATGCAAGTTTTTCATAATCTGTTTCAATCTCACTAAAGAGTTTATAGGCTTTAGCTTTACTTGTTAAGTCTTCTATAGAAGTACTAAGTTCTTCTGCTGTGTCAGTTATTACAAATTGATAAGTATGTTTTGGATTTCTTTTAAACTCATCTTCTGAAGTACAAATCTCATTCTTTCTAGTAAGTAGAATTTTATAACTAATATATTCTTCAGGATTAGATAAATCTAAAAAATTATCCCCCTTTACCAATTCAACAAACCTATTTTTTCAGTAATTATTTTCTTTATTATATATAGACAAAGCATTAGAAGCTAATCCCATTGCTTGTTCAAGAAAAGTTTTTTCACTGTTTGTAAGAGCATTGACAAATTGTCCATTCCTAGTAACATCTACACAATATCTCCGTTTAGATGTTTGAGACATACCTCCATACAAAACGTGTTTGGGGTCTGTTACAAGACCGCTTTTCCTTGGTATAAATTTAATTTTAATTACCTTGTTTCTGAGACATGAAATTAAAGGTTCATCAGAAGTACTTTCATTTCCTTCAAATAGAACTTGATGTGGGTTTTTGACTACTGTAACAGATTCCTCTTTATCCAAAAGTAAATCTAACATTTCAAAATCTCCTGGTATTGTGTTTATAACACCATCCTTATTCACAATTTCATTATTTAATTTTGACTTTTCAGTCTGTTCTTTTTCTCCCATTTTTGTTTCTCCTTTATTTTAATTTAAAGTCTCACAATACTTTAATACTGTGAGACTTTTATTTTATTCTAATAATTCGCTGATAAGATGGCAGGAATTAGAGACATAGTACGATTTGGGTCAAATACTATAGCTCCAAGAACAGCCATACGATGTGCAACAGCTGAATCCTCATCATAACTAGCGTTATTAATATTCATCTCTCCTGTGAACGGATTTCTAAACGGGCCAGCTTGGTAGCCTCGCATATCTTCCAATCCTCTCACTTTTGCTAATTGTATATTAGGATTAGAGGCATTACCTATGTAGTAAATATCAAATCTGTAAGATTCTGCAACACCTCCTAGTGGGTGGAGAATTTTATTTCTTACAGTGTCATCATACATAGGATTAACCTGTACCTTAACAGTAATGTTATTAGCAAACTTAAACTCTGTAAACTGGAATCCTCCAGTAAGAGCATTACTATGAAGTGGAGATGAAGTATTCTCAATTACAGCAGGATTTCCACCCATTCTTAATGAACTTACAAAGGTCCATCCTGATACATAATTAAGAACTGCTTTGCTAAATAAATTAGCTCCTCTTTCCAAATTGTTTTTATGATAGTTTTTTATCTATCATTTCACTATTTTTATCATCAATAGTGTTCAGCATATATTTTCATCCTCTATAAATAGATAGGATGTCGGGAACTCGTGGGGATATTATATTTATTCAATCCCTATGCGTTACGATAAATCATAGTATTTTGTAAATTTATAATTCATAGAAGGAATTAAGTTGTAGTATTTATTAAATATTTCCATTAATTGTTTAGTTGCTTGAGTATTTAATCTTATATTAAATCCTTTACCTTTCTTTTCTAATCCAGAATGAATATTGTACCTTCTAAGTAATCAGCTTTGAAAATAATTAAGCTCTTTTACTGTAAAACATTCTAAACAAAATCTTACTCTTATTTCTCTTATTCTATTAGTACCTTCATAATATCTTACTCTTAAAGTACCATCATCTAAGTATAAAAGTAATAATCCTAAATCAGATAAATATTCTATATCCTCTGGTCTAAACAATTTAATTCTTTTTCCTTCTATAACTTGATACATATTATCTCTATAATATGTAGCATAGTCATTTTTATTAGTACATAATCTAAACAACTCATAAGATTTATCTTCTGTAGTTTTGTTATGAGATTTAATTTCACATTCTACATTAGGTATAAATTCAAATAATTGTTTTTTAAATTTTAAATAATCCAAGTTCCTAGCTGTATGAGTTATTTCAATCATTGCTCTTCCATTAGGAGTTCTTTGTTTTTCAACATGACCATCAGCTATTAATGTACCAATTAATGCTCTTTTAGCATCTTCTTCGTTATTTACAAATAAGTTCATAGACTTTTCTATTTTAAATGGGGCCTTTTCGATATCCCCTGATTTATCTCGGTATTGTCCATTTTAATGAAGGATTCCACCGATATTTCCCAATTTATTTTTCAGCATATTACTATGCAGCCAGGCAAAAGAGGAATTTTTGTCTACCTGTTTCCAAAATGAAAGTTCTTTCTCCATAATCCAACACTCCAGTTGATAATTCAAACAAGATATCTTCAATCAATTTAAGATCAAATTCATTATAGTAATACTCATTACCATAAGACATTTGTTCACGTATACCAGCGCCTTGTTGAATTACATTTCCTGATTTACCAATGTTAGCGTATTCTCCATTTTGAGACCTATTTGATCTACCGTATACAGTAATCAAATTCTTCTGTTCTCTAAAGGTTTCTTCCATTACATAATCCACCCAGTGCATCCACAAACTAACTGTATGTTCAGCCCCTTTATTATCTACAAAAGGAAGCGGAACCAGAAGTTTCTTGTTATTCATATTACCAGGTACTTTATGCTGGAGCCTAATTCTTGAGAATTCATTTCTCATTGAAATAGGAGAAGCAAATCTAATCTAAATTTTTCATTATAGGCTTTTTATCCTATAAGCTATTTCCATAGCATTTTGGCGTACATTTTCTTCCTTGCTAAGCATTAAGGAAGTGGACACTCTTGGAATAATTATACTGTCAAATAATTGACATGGTATCTCTTTAATATAGAATAAACAGTAGTTTTATCTATTTCAAATTCTTTTGATAAATCTTTAACTGATTTACCACTATTAAATAAAGATATTAATTTTAAACATTCTTTGTCTGTAACCTTAAAATGTTTCTTACCTTTATTTATACCATGTAATGAAAGGATTTTTAAAAGTGTAGCATAACTGCATTTTCATTTTCTTTGTATTTCCACAAGTTTCAATTCTCCATTAAGATAATCATTAATTAATCCTCATTGAGATTTTTCATTATTGAGTATTGAATACCTGTCTTTTATATCTACACCTTTTTTAATTAAGAACTCTTTTAATCCTGGAGCAGAGCAATCATATCTTTTAGCTAATTCACGAAGTGAATAACCATTTCTATAATCTTCTGTAAGTTCTTGTAACTCCTGATTATTAATATTGAGGTTATTATTTCTCAATTTAACATCTAGTGAATTTAGTATTTTTAATATAGTAGCTTTATCAACATTAAATAATGTAGCAATTTTATTACTGCTAAACCCTGATAAATACAGGTCTTTTATTTCTTCATATTGATCATCTGAAATTATCTTTCTTCTACCATCTCCTCCTATAGTTAAATTATATCCATTTTTAAATGTATCATATTTTGCTATATAAAAGATTTCTCTGGTATCTAAGTCTTTAAATTCACATTCTTCAAGAATTTCTACTGTAAACCCATCTATACCAAATTTTTGTATTGAGTTGTGTAAATAAGTTCCATCTTTTTTATGTTGATGTTGTCTTCATCTAAACTCTACAGTATATCTTGTTTGTCCTATATAGGACTTATTATTTACTTTATTAGTAATTTTATATATATATCCTTTCATAATAATTATTTTATCATCATATTCTACGCTCTACACTGTAACATCTGATTAGGATGTTATTAGCACGGTATTACATAATTATCTTATGCCTCCACCGTTTTTGCCCAATTTATTTATGCAGCCATTAACTGCAAGGAGACATTAAATTGTAGTCTATCTCCTACTTTTCTTGAAAGTTCTTTCTCAATAGGATTGTATTCAGGACTAAACCTTTTACCAGCTTGTATCTGGTCTACAGGAATACCTGAAGTTACACCACCCATTCACTTTGTTACCCTAAAAGCTCTTTATCCTTTAGTTCTATATCTTTATCATTGATATAGGTCAGAGTACATTTTCTCCCCCTATTACTAGGTAGGAAGTGGACACTCTTGGAAGTGTTATTTTCTATGTTATATTTCTTAATTAAATTATAGACAGAGGTATATTTTATGTTATAAATATTCATTAATTCTTTCACAGCTTTTTTAGAATCTACATCCTTTATAAATTGATTTAAATCAACCCTATAAGACAAATTCCTTTTACTGAAAGATTTTTCCCCATGTCTTTTCATTATGTTAGAAACAGTAGTTTTATCTATATTATAACGTTTTGATATGACTAATAAAGAATTATTTTCTTTTCTTAATTTGATAATTTCTAATTCTTGTTCTAGATTTAATTTTGGGTTACTCCCACCTTCCCCACCTTTAGAACAATTATACCCCTTTTTACTTTTATAGGTATCATAAAAGGATATCCAATAAATTTCTTGTTTATCAAGATTAATTAAATCACATTCTTCAATTAATTCTATTATAAAATTTTCTTTTCCATACTTCTTAATGGCTCTTTTAATAGGCATTTTAAAATGATTACCACCTTTATCTTCTCAACAATGTTTTTTAAACCTCTCTTCCAAAGATTTTATTGTTTTGCCTATATATAACTTACCATTAATAAGATTTGTTATCTTATAGATTTTCCCAACCATAGTTTCAACTTCTACTCGTTACACTATTTATTTATATTATTAAATAAATTAGCTCGGTATTATCCTATTTTAACTGAAGGACTTCACCGACTTTGCCCAATTTAACATGCAGATTACGCTGCAAGGAGCCAATATTGGTTTAGCTCAACTTTATAAATCACTAAATTACCCTCAAATTTGGGATCACCCAACACTCTAAGAGGATAAATTTCATTTAGTTCTCCAACAATTACTTCACCATCAGCGAACCAATCTTCCATAAATACTAAATAGAATGGCTCTGTATTTTTACCCAAAGGAGCTTCAGTAAAGTTACCTTGTGCATCTTTAGCATAAGTTAAAGGATTACCTTCAAAATCTCTTGCTTCAAACAAAGGAATATTCTTTCTTGAACTACCAATAAGTTTCCACAGAATCTCACCATCTTCTTCAAAGTATTTAACTGGGAACCTCTGAAGATAACTTTCAAGGTTCTTTCCATGCTTCATCTCCATCAATCTAAGATAGACGTTTGAAGCTAACTGAGGTTTACTTCCAAAAGCAGCAGAGATATGATTCTCTTTTGTCATGCCCTTTCAATCAGTAAACTCCCTCATCACATATTTTCCTAATGCCATATTAAAAAAATTAATTAATTAAGTTGTTTATTATTAATCTAGTTTCAAACTCAAACCTAAACCACTGAGAGAATTGACATCAGTACTATTGCCAAAATTATCATCATTATTTCCTGCGATATTGTATCTCTGGCTTTTAATTACTTGCTCAAGATTGCTCATAACAGTTTTCTTCTGGGCAGAAACCTCATTATTTATTACTTTAGATAAATCTTTAAATCCATTAGTTTGATAATATAACAAATTAATGAAATATTGATAATCAATAGGATTTTCATGAGCATACTTTTGAATAGCTGTAAGGGGTATATTTGTGTCAGTTTTACCTACAAACTTAGTTGCTTGATTAAACATTTTTTCTCTATCACTTTTACTTAATTTAAACCCTTTTATAGGCTCTTCAGTATCAAGAAATTTTTTCTTCATGTTCTCAAGCTGTTTCTTTTCCTCAGCAACTCTACCCTTTTCTGCATCTCTAGCGTCTGCACGAATGTCATCATACTCTGATTTATAATATTCAATCAAAGATTTCAAAGATTCCTGAGAGTCTTCAATATCAGAACCACTATCTATAGATTTTTTAATCTCTCTTTTAGCCCTTTCTTCTGAAAAACCTCTTGTAATCAAATCATTGTATATAACATCTTTTCTGAGAGCTATATTAGATTCTTCTGTAAGTTGTTCATCTGTAATATTAGAAAGATTACTAATAATATTTTCATATTGTTTAACTAAATCTACAGGAACTTTATTATCTAAAGCCTCTAAAACTCTCTTTTGCCTATCATCTAATAAGTTTTCTACTTGTTGTTTAAACACAGCAGCTAACTTATCAGGACTATCAATTTTATCTACTTCTACATCATCAAGCGTAAGGATGCCTTCTTCTATTAAATCTTTAGCAATGGAAGAATAGAGATTGGGAGAAACGCTTTGATTATTTGAATCAGCACCCCCTACTTGATTTTCTCCTCCATCTACTTTCTCCTGCTGCTTATCATCCAAATCTTTAGACTTATTAGCAACATCAACAGAGCTATCTTTTTGACTCTCGTCTTTATCTTGTGTATTTGTGTGTATTGTACCTTCTATAAGGTCATCATCTTCTTCTGATAAACTCAGTAATTTCAAATCACCTAATTTACCAGAAAATAAATCCAGGGAATCCGCAGATTCCTCTGTAATATTATCTAGTGTTATTCCATCCATAATTATTTCTCCCTTTAATTAAAAATTATTACAAAGTAACTTAAAATATTCTATAATACAATATGTATTAATAAAAGTATAATGTAGTTTACTTTTATATTATAGCTGTTTATTATTTTAAATGTAATACTTGTCGTCTATTATTCTTGTTTTTGTATGATAAATGCAATCAACTATAATTACTCTCATCTATAAGTTGATCAAATGTTATAGATTTATCTTTTACTATTAAAGTAAACAAGTCTTCATTCGCAGTTTTAGTACCCACAGTAATGTCTACAGCTTCTCCCAAAACATGTTGACTACTACTAGCCCCCCCAACAGCTTTATTAAGGGCAGAGCACCTATAACCACTATTAATAGTAATAGGTTTCTTTAGTTTATCTCTTACTGGTTGTAAACATTCTTCACAAAGTTTTTTTAAATTATCAATTATTTGTGGAGAAGGAGTATTATCTATACCTTTCTTTTTTGCCACTTCTGAATAAACCATTTCAGATAAAGAAAAATTCTTACTAAGTTGCATACTATTTATCTATTATTTTAATTACTTTTAAATCTAATATCTTATTTAGATCGTTGTCATTAACAAGCTCAACTTTATCTATAGTATATTTACCCCATTTAAATTTAATAAGTCTTTTCATAAATTTAGGCTCCTTTCACTCTCTAGTAGAGTAGTCAAACAATTGATATCTGTCAGACAAGTCCAAATCAGCTTTAACTATATTATTTCTTAAAGATATATTTAATCTTGTGTAATCATTAAATACTATTAATTGATCAAAATCACATGTAGAAATAGAGTCTCTTACCATAAAAGTCACAGTATCAACTCTAGTTTCTTTTATAACAGTTTTAAAAGATAGAGCTAAGTTAAGTTCATTGTTTTTGATACCAAGTTCTTTTCTTGTTTGGTCAAGGAGATTAACAATACTATCTCTACTCTGACTAAGTTCATCAATAGTCATTTTGTAAATCCCTTTTTCTGATGATAAATTCAAATTTTCCAGCTCATAAGCCTTATTATTATTTACTAAAATTTCTATTTGAGCAGTGTTCTTTTTAACTTTATTTCTAAAGTAAGCTGTACATCCTATTGCTCACACTGTAGCAAATAGAATGATATATGTTCCTATACTTTTCATAACTAATCAGACATTTCATCAAAATATACTCTATCTGCACATGTGGATACTAAACATACGTGTCTTGTAAGTCTGTTTATTTTACTCTCTAAAGCATTGATTTTTTCATTCGCTGCTTTAATAGTGTTTTTATATTCAACCTCTCTGGCCAAATAATGTTGTTCATTTAATCTCATCTCAGTAGTAAGCTTCTCAATTCTATTATTTACGTCATCAAGAAGCTTTCTGTATATTTCCTGAGATAGATCATCATTTACTTTTTCTAGTCCCTTAGATTCAGCTTGATATTTTCTTTTAGTGGTCATAAAAGTGACTACAGATAATATTACAGCAGGAACCAAGGATGTTAATAATGATTCTAACATATTATATGATTTAGTAGATTACCATGTTCAAACTTCTAGTTCAAGCCCTGCACCAGCAGATGCCACGGGTGCATTAGGCATTAAAGTAGTTAATTCATGATTAATATAATTTATAGTATACTGACCATTCTCTTTTAATCTACTACCATGATATCACAAAGCTTTATACATATCAGAAGTAATAAAAGAAGGTATTACAAAAGTTTCCAACACACCATCTAATTGACTTGTCAAATCAACAATCATAGGCTTAAATACATGAGGGGCCAACTCAATCTTTAAAGGACTACCAGGCATTCCATTTCCTGTAGATTTAACTGAATTAGTGTCCTCTGTAAAAAAGGCTCCTTCTAATGTGTACACATTCACATTTGTCCCAAAAGAGTATATCTTATTATTTAATGCTTGTACTGTATTAGCTGTTAAAGTTCCTGTTATTGGTATTGTCTTCTTAGTCTCAGAATGTAAATCAATTATTTGTAACCCATTTACTACAAATACAGGGTACACATATAATTTACCTTTGTATACTACTACAGAATTATATTGACTACTTACTAGTATTGGTAAAAGTCTAGAAGTTTTAGTATTTATATCAAATATTTCTATTTGAGTACTATTGTTCCGAACAATATAAAACTTATCCTCATAAGCATCTCCTGTTTTAATAGTGCCCGATCCCTGCAATGCTACAGTTTCTGTTGTCTCTGTTACAAGATCAAAAATATCCACACTTGGGTTAACTGTTTCAAATGCATATAATTTAGTTCCAATAATTTTACAGAAAGAGCGATGTCCACCAGCTGAATAAGTTACATCTCTACTAGTTTCAGAAGTAAGATTAAATATTGTTAAATGAGTTCGATCTCCTAAAAGATATAAATTATCATCATATATTAATGAACACTTTAAATTAATAGGCATTGTGGGAACATTAACTACCCGAGATGTTTCTTGTGTTAAATTGAATATCTCAATTGACCTAGGGGAAGAAATTTGATTTGGTATATATAAATTACCATTCCCAATAACACAAGTTTCTAAAGAAGAAGGGTTTTGTAATAACACTTTCTCTCTTGTAGTATTTGTAACAGTATCAAATATCTCAAGAGTAGTAGTATTAGATATTGGAATGTATATATTTTTATTATATAAAGCAGATGTATTACGAGTTCTTGAATCCTGCGAAATGAATAAAAGTTCTTCATCTTGACATCATTTAGAACTAAGATTTCCTTCTATATTTATATCTAAACCATTTCCTATTTTAACTATTCCTGTTGTTGTTGTTGTTGCTATTTCTGCTGAGCCTATATTTCCAGTAACAGGTAATCCGTTTCATAACAATAAAGGATTCGCAGGGTCTGTATCATCTTGTGAAAATCCATTAATAACAGTGGGATTAAAAAATGAACTTCCAAAACCTAAATTACCTAATGTACTTCCAGGTATTTTACTAAGAAGTAAATTCAAATCTGTAGGATCCCCTGTTGCATAAATACTAGAATTACCAAGTGCGTTTACTTTATTTCCTGTAACTCTTGAAATACTAGTAGGATTAAAACCAATATTACCTATATCCAAGACGCCATCTGTTAATTCTATAAAAGCCCTTCCAGATGCTAGAGTATAAGGGGTAGCTAAAAGTTGAGAAGCCGCACCTACAAAAAGAAGTGTTCCACCATTAACCACAATTGGGTTAGTACTATAAAACCTACATCCATTTACTTCTATTGATGAACTACTTCCACTTATATTAAGGTTTGGTCCAGATAATATAATACAATTTGATAATGTTAGCCTACTTCCATTTGACACATCCACATTTCCTGTAGTAGTTGCTCTTTTTACAGTCAAGTATCTGTAAGACAAGGTTAAAGACTGTAATGTAGACCTAGCCCCTTGTATAATAGTACTTTCAGCACTAGTTCAAGATATAACCTGTGGTAGTAGATTTAATGTCGTTATATTAGAGCCAGCAAGCGCACTTGTATCAAAAGACCAAGTAGGTGAAGTACCTGTTACAAAAGTATTAGTATAATCTCCTTCAGAAAAATTTACTCGTACAGCAGCACCAAAGAAATCCCTTTTTCTTAAAAATTCAACTACTCCATAAAGAGTTCTTAATGCAGTATCATATTGTGTTGGGTCGGGGTTGCTATCATTTCCTTCAGGGGTTCAAATATCCCCTGGATCATCTGGATTGACTTCATCATAAAGTTGTACATATATACTATAAGTCCCTGAATATTCTATTCCCTGTCTCATAGGGATCTTAGTTACTTCCTCAAGAGCCTCTACTCTGTCTGCAAGGTCTTCTCCTGATCCACTATCACTTACATATTCTGTTCCATTTCACAAATAACTTTTAGTATGCTCTTTGTCTATGTATATAATTCCCTTGGTCCCAACTAATGGAAAACCTGAGAATGTAAGATAGTCCTCTACTCTACTTTTATATGTTATTTTATTTGCCATATTATATTATTGTATTATAGTTAAAATCCAAATTTTATACCAGATCCAATGGGAAGAAATGTCCTTAAACTTATTTTATCATACAAACAAGGCTCATTCTGATCATTTAATACTGGTCATAAATCTCTTACCAATATACCATCTATATACATTTTACAACTATATAATCTGGTAGCACTTCTTTCAGTAACATTACCATTTAAATTCGCGCCAAATATAAACAGTGGATAACCTGTAATAGCACTACCATTATATGTATCGTTACCAATTGATATACCATTTATAGACATTTCAAAATGTTGATTAGGCTCATCTACTATATAATCAAGTGTAAATCTTTCATCTATAGTTGGAGTATAACCCATAATATTACTTGATTGACCAACGTAAGCACCTATATGTATTGGACTTCCTGTCATATATAAATTACCAAATCTTCTTGTAGGAGAATCACCCCTTGAACCAACTATCGATGTATTCGATGTTACTGTAGAAGGTATTAATACATCTAATACTATTTGATGCACTCCATTAGTACTTAATATATCAGTGTCCACATGTTGTGATCTTGTACTTTCTAAATACAATAATTGCATATAGCCAGGGGGTAATCAATCTGGTCTTGTATTAGTGCTTCTTATAGTAGCCCCCAAGAGGTCTATATCTCTGCCACCAGTTAAAGGATTAATTGGAGGTAAAGTGGCTCCTAATTCCTGACAAGCTAATCATGCATCCTCAACACCAACTATTAAGTATTCTAATTTATCCGCTGTTGCCATATCTATATTATTAAACCATTAACATAATCCAACACAGTATTTATATCACCTATTAATTGCTCTACTTTATCTAATTCATCAGTAACAGCCTTTTGAGACATCACATCTTCTGTGGATTGTCCTGTAGATTGTACTACATCAATATCACTACCAGAACCACCAATTTTTATTCTTTTAGCCTTAATTCAAGTCTCTTCATCTAGAATATTCACAAATTCAAATGTGTTTGCATCTATACTATGAAAGAAAGATTCATTCTCTATTAAAGTAACTAATTCAGGAAAATCTATTTTATTATAAACTGTACCATCATCACACCTAATTAGTCCAGCTGGCAGAGCCATACTTATATCCAATATACCGAACATAAATGTTCCTATTGGTACAGGATCTACACCACCACCTCCTGTAGAAGAGGCTTCCACCCAGTTTATGTTGTCTATGCCCCCCTTTAACTGATAGGTTGTATCTTCAGTAAGGACATATCGTAACATCCCCTCTTTCCTACGTTGAGGAGTTATATTATGTAATTCAGCTATATCAGTAACAGAACCATATCCACCCTGCCCTCAAATTTCTGAATGGGTAGGAAAACTGTCTAAAGTGTCAGTAGGAGATATTTGAGCTGTTAATTTTACTGTTCCTATTATATCTGCCATATTATTATTTTAATTGAAATAAAGGGGAAATTAATCCCCTTTATTATAGATTATTATTAAGCTACTACATAGAGCACTGTCGCCCCATTCACTGCATTAGCAGATCTTCAAACTTGGTAATTCACTGTAGCGTTTGCATTTCTAACTACAGGGACATTATCAGCTACTTTAACCATAGCATATGGGAAGCCTGAAGCACTGCCCTCTTTAAAGTTATCTGTGGTCAATGGAAAAGATGCAGGAGCCACAAAGTATTTATAAGGACTGACTGGATTTGCTGGGAAACTTATATTAGTTACAGGAGTAGCTCTAAGAGTTCCTGTTGCAGATAATAAATCATTAATATCAGTTGCTGTAACTAAACCACCATCAGTAGCCAAAGCTGCATATCCAAATCTATATTGTGTTGCTACATTTACGCCCGAACCTGTTATAGTGGCACCTTTGGTATTTGTACCTGAGATACCAAATGAATAAGTTGCAGGAGTATCTGTAGTATTGATTGCAGGAGTTGTGGAGAGGTAAGTGTTAGCTCCATTTACTCCAGTAATACCCGTTCCCTGAACTACTCCACCAGGACCAGAAATACTTATGCTCGCAGAATCCATATTATCTGCATTGGCCATAGACCATGTAAAGTTTCTATTAGCAGCAATAACTGAACCTACTTCAATAGTAGCAACTCTACCTGTGAAGTTAAGACTTGTCAGGGTGGGTTGAGGATAACCAACTAATATGTCTGTTAACACATCTATTAAAGACCTATCTCCTATTGTACTACCAGCTGGAAAATCTCCTACTGTAAAATTAGTAGTTGCAGGTGTTGATGGAAATATATCCCCACCACCTGTAATAGGAGCTGTTTTTAACATTATAAAACTAGCATAAGATGTCTGAATATGACAACTATAAAATACAACTGGACTAACAAGAATATCACTAGTCAATAGTGGAATATTATTAAGAAGTGTCACAGCTACATCCGAGGACCCAAGACTAATACGAATAGGGTTCTCTGCTGTCGGATCAGAATCAAGAAAGCGCATTGAGATCATTTGACCTCTTAATTTATTTCTTACCTCAGTCCATTCTGCTGTAGTGAACGTTGCAGGGTAATAAACGACCCCATTAAGAAGAAGTTGACTTATATTATAAACCCCAGCAGCGGCGTTTGCATATGTTAAATCTAATTCAGTTTTAAAATCTGTATTTCCACTTAGAATTAACTCAGTTCAAGTAGTTAAATCCCCATCAAGTTCATATTTTTTACCATCACTAAGCACATTAACTAACATGCCACCTTTTCTTCTAGCTGGAGTTATAGCGTCTCTTTCAGCTATATCTGCTACTGTTCTGTAACCACCATAACCAAAATCTTCAAAGTGTGAAGCATAAGTATCAAGTGGACTTGTGGGGGAAATACCCCCAGTTAATTTTACTGTTTGATTAAAATCAATTGCCATAAAAATTTAATTAAAAGTTAAAGAAATATTATAAATTAAACTACCAATCTCATAGGAACAGACCCATTTAAAACATTTGCTGTCCAATAAATTTTGTAATTATGAGAAAGTCCAAAACTATTAGTTATTGGTACAGTCATGGGGGAAGTTGGGTCATAGCCCCCATTCAATACTATAGGCATAGTGTTATTATTATCTACCATCATTCTAAGTTGTGGGAGCTCCTCTGGAATAGCTACAAATCGTATAGCCCCACCTGTAACATCAGGCATATTAAAAACTTGACCATTGACAACATTTGATAAAACCTTATTATCATCTATAATATCAGAAGAAGTAGGTACAATACTTGACGCTGTACCACCACCAGCGCTTCATGCATTATTATATTGCTCTCAAGCGCCTCAATAAATAGGCCACAACCAATTTACTGAATAATCCCTTGTAAATACCACATCTCTTGTGTTTTCTTGGCTTATTCTAAATACTACAGATGTAGGACTGTTTTTTGTAAGTACAGCAGAAGATCCAGAATAAGATCCTGAGGTTCCTGTACCAGAAGGATTACCTATAGTAATATTTGAAAATAAAGTGACAGCATCAGTTATATTTCTAATTATTGTACTGTTAGGTTTAATATTAGCCATATAAGTAGCAGCCCAAGTAAAAGTTTTAGTTGCTGGGATACTTGCTCCTACTTCTAAAGTAGTATTACCAGAGAGACTAAAAGAAGTGAAAGCAGGATTATTAAAACCAAAAAGAATTTGGGTAAGTACATCCATAGCTGACATTCCCGACACATCCATATTAGAAGGTAATCAAGCTAAATTTGAAGAATAATTATATATACTTCCAGGAGGAAAGATTTCACTACCTGGTATTGAAAGAATTTCAGGTACATATTTTTGCGTTGTTTGATCCCAAACAGGTACTTGCCCATCAGCAGTTCCAGGAGGAACACGACAGGGCTCTGGAACACCACCACTTCCTAGAGGAACCCAGCCCTGGGCTGTCCATTGTTTCACAACTGGAGGAGTGAAATTTAAATCCACCCAGCCAGCGCCCTCAACTGTAGGAGGGGCTGTATGTGAACGTACAAATTCTAATTTATTACTTGCCATTATTTTTTCATGTTAGATTGTTTATTAATCTGTTTATTTTTTAACTTCAACTCTTCTTTAGTTGTGTCTTTATCAAAATTAAATTTCTCCCTATCTAAACTTAATTTAGCATCAAATTGTCTAATTTTCTCTTCTAAGTCTTGCTTCTTTTGTAAATCAAAGGGTTGTTCTTCTGTTAAACCCTCTTCATTACTTTGTTGAGATAAACCAGCTATAATTAATTTAGTTTCATTATCTCTTATATTAGCTTGTTCCTGAACATCAAGTCTTCTATTTTCAACAGCAGATTTCATTTCCATTTCTTGTTGCATTAACTGGTTCTGAGCTTCTTGTTGTTCAGATTGTCTTTCTTGTAAATTCCTTTCATCCTCTTGAATAGTTCTCATAATTTCAGCTGTAGAAGAATCAGAAAAGATCTTGATTAAACTACTGGCACTCATCATTTGATTTTGTACCATTGCTTGAGCAAGGCCTTCCAATTTTGTTATAAGGTCCTGAGTAAATTTAGAATTTTCTACTGTAATACCATAATCATTCTCACAAAATTCATCCCCGTCTATATCTACAATTTTTGCAGTACCATCTGATAGAATATATTGAAACTTTAAAGACTTACCTTTCATGGCAGCTTTAGCCGTTTCTATGAAACATTCAAGAGCTCTCTTCTTAACATTTTCATGAGTCATGAACAAATACTCAGTAATATGACTGGATTGTAATACAGACCTTTCAACTCCTCCAACAGTTTCTCTGTTAGATATAGCCCCCTCTCTTTGTCTGGTTATACCAACCATCTCAGACATGGACTGCTTAATTCATTCCAGAAGATTCATATAATATTGAATAGAATTACCTTGGTCAGCATCTACTACTCCAGAGGATTGGTTATTCATAAGTCCTGCCAATTTTCCCATAGCAGCCCCTTTATTACCTTCCTTGAAACTGTCAGTAACCATTAAATGATTTATCTTGGCATAATACATTCATTTATCAACTTCTCAACCTTGTGGTACAGTTGCTAAATCCATCTTAATTATTTTACCTCAGTTAGTAGAGATTAACTTCAGTAAGTTATCACTAATAACATCATATAAATAATTAAACCATTTCATTGTATCAACTAAAGAGTATGGGGTAGATTCATTTAAATTATAAACTGATCCTACAATACCAAAATGACATCTCGAAGGACTTGACAATCTATTATACTGAACTATTCTGGGCCTCATATTTACATACTTATCCTTACCAATTTTAGTACCTTCCCAAGCTTCATTAATATATAATATAGTCTCCTCTTCACCCATATCTTTATTCAAAATATAATCTTCAGGGTAGAAATTATACTCTTCTTCCCCAGTTTCAGGATGATAGGATTTAACCTTCTTTATTCTTCTATAGGATTTTCAATATAATCTTAAAATTCTAATGTTGCCAAGATTATCCACATAGTTACTAAAACCATACATTGGGGCGCCAAACATTGCTAATCTCCCCTCTAAAATAGCCCCCTCACCATAAGATTCACCTGCTGGATCTATAAGAGTAAAATTCCTTGTTTCATCAAAGTTTTCCATGGAATCAGATACAAAATTAGCAGCCATTTCTTCTATCTCTTTCACATCTTTAGGAGATAGCACATCATAAAACGCATCTTGTATTTTACCAGGAGATCAATAGTCCCACAAAAGAACCATATCTGCATCTTCTATCTTATTACTGAATCCACTTCTAATAACTTTAATCTTTTTAGGATTTATCTTTTCAAAAGTAGGTTCTCCACCCTGTATATCACATTGATATATCTCTTCTCCACAAATCATAGCATCCATAAAACCATGATTAAACTTTAAATCAAAATCTAATTCACGGCTGTAATGTCTTAAGAAGTAACTAGCTCTTACTTCCCTTATATCTTTTCAAGTAAATTTATAATAATCTGATATTTTCTCAAGCTCTCTCTGAGCATCTTCCTCAGTTTGAGCATCTGCTGTAATTCAAGATTGTAAATCCTGTATTAAAGAATCCATTTTTTCCCTTTGTATCTCTGTAATAGCATTAGGATTTGTTACAGTTACTCTGTAATCAAATCTTCTATTCCACTCTTCTCCCCTAAGAATATTTAGTTTAGAGTTCATAATAGGGTAATGCTGAATTCTTTCAGGAGATAATGAAGATACTATATTATTAGGGTTAAGGACAGCCATAACATCTTCCATGTCAAGGATGCCATTTATAAGATTATAATTTATAACCTTATTCTTATAAGACTTTCTAGTGTATGAATTATGTAACAGATAATTCCTGTCTGCTCAATCCACACATTTAACCCTCCACTCCCTATTCTTTTTCCTATAGGAGAGTTTTTGAGGTGGTAAACCATTAAAATATTCCATAATTTATCTATTACTATTTTAAAATACAAATTTAATTATAAATTTAATTACTTGTATATCTATTAAAGAAATTGAAACATTTATACTTCAGAAGTATTTAAATAAGTATTTCAACCGTTTTTCTTATCAATCTCCCTCATTATCCTTACAACATCAGTTTCTCTTTTAATTCTTTCATCATAGTTAACTGTAAAGAAATTATCATTACCTAAATACTCCCTGTCATTGGTTCTATCCTGCCCTGTTCCGCCTTGGTAATAAATTAATTTAGCTTCTCTTAGCAACATTAAAGCACCCAAAGCATCATGTCTATCAAAGTTGCCATCAGCATTTCACATACTCAATTCCTTTAATAACGCTCTAAAACAAATTCTTTTAATGTTACTTACAGTAACTTGTGTCTCTTCACCCTCAGTAGTCTGTACAAACAATTCATGGGGTTTTAGTAAATAATCCCTAACATGTCTTCTGATTAAACTCTTTATAGGAGCGGTAGCAGTAAATCCATATGAAGAGTTTCCATAACTTTCTTTAGCTAAATTCTTATCTTTTAAATAATCCAGAGTAGTAGACAACAACATTAATGAATTATATTTTAACATATATGAATAAAATCCCTTCTTATTATTTTCATATAAACACTCTGCATTATAAAATAAAAGCAATCTTCTAGCTATTTCAAAGGCATCTTCTGTATGTAAATATCTTCCTGTATATTCTGCTACAATGTCATCTGTTCATAAATCTAACACATATACGGATAATAAAGATAGACTTTGTGCTTCTCCATCAATTTCTATAGGATCTAACCCAGCAATATATCTACCTCAAGGAACTTTACCATCACTATTCTTTTCGGGCATATTTTTAATATATACAGAACCTTCCATTTTATTATTAGTGTGTGGAAATTCTTGTATAGCTTTACAATCTAAATCTGGCACAAATGAAACTGCACCATCATTCATATTAAGCCTACCCTGATACATTCTATTAAGTATATCAGGATTATTATCAAGTTCAAATATTCTATCATTTAAATCAGCAACTGGATAGATAGTCCCATCTCTACGCATTATTGCATCTGTTAAAGTAAATGCAAATTCAGCCTTCCTTTTAGTAAGTTCTAGTGGATCATTAGATTCATATTTAATAATATAGCGTTGTTTTAATTCACTGACCATAGCCCCTATTACATCTGACACACCGTTTTCATCATAATAAGGATTGTAGTTAACATAAGCAGGAAAAAAGAATACTGTGTTTTTTAATCCCTTACTACCACTATCATACACATTTGGAACCCCCAAAACATTTCTTGAAGCTGGAGAATAAATCATTGATAATGCACCACTAAAATCTGTGCCCTCAGTTCCTCCTGTACCCGTAACATATAATAATCCAAATATTTTTTCCCCGTCTTGTACAGAAGGCATAGATGCCCCCCACCAATCACTAAAGTTTGGAAAGCACCCAAATTCATCCCCTACAAGTAAATCCACCCTTGACCCACGAGATTTATCTGGATCATCAGCTATAGCTATACCAGCTAATGTATTTTGAGGGCCCCTTTTAATTTTTTCTTGATCCTCTCAACCACAAGTTCACTGCATAGTAGATAAAGAGGCCTGAGAAAAATTAGAAGGAAATTGAGTATTTTTAGTAATAAAATCCATATTATCTTCAAATTTTTCAAGAACTCCTTGACCTCTTTTTGTTAGATAATCCTTATTAGATGCTACAGCTAAAGATGCTCTATTTTTAGACAAAGTATTATCTATACCCAAAGAAATCATTTTTGATAACATGGCAGCTAAAACATAACTTTTTGATTTTCCACGACTTGACACCTCTGCTCCATGTGCTTTACTAGATCTACATTGATATAAATAATGAAATCTTCAATAAACACCTTCTCACATTTTAGGAATATCCACAGTTCTAGTCTCTATAATTCTACCATCTTTTAATTTCTTATCTATAGTTTGTTTCATTATAGTATAATTAAGATACCAATATAAATCTCCAGGTATTCATTCCCCATCACTTTCTCTAATCATACCATTTCAACATCTGTCTAACTCTCTATTAAATCATTTCATATATTCAGATTTAGGACTGGTATTAATTTTAAGTTTTGTATAACACCCATATTTCTGAAAATGAATAGCAGATTCCCTAAAGTAATCCATATTCTCTAATATGTGAGGATTAGATATGTCTACAAAAACTCTTCCCCGTTCATCTCTCTGTAAGTCTTTAGCATACTTCCTAGAAGGAGAGATTAATCTCTGTATAAAAGGTACATTATTAATATAAAAAAGGAGATCCTCTTGAACCTCCTTTCCTAAACTATCTAACAATTCTTGAGTTATCTTAGTTTGATAACTATTTGTTTTTATAATTTCTTCCATATCTTATTACAACATAAACATATATAAGTGTTGTGCTCTAATTCAGTAACTTCTGTACTATTACATGTAGGACATCTTAAACCTCAGATACCCATGTTACTATTCATAATTCTCTTTAACCAAGTCATAATTTTCCCATTGTTTATAAACCTGCGTCATTAATATCTGTAATAGATAATCTACTACAGATATTTCCTTATTTTCATACCTAAATACACCTAGTAATATTCTTTCTTCTGTGGGATATCTAACTTTACACAAATAAATACAGGTACCATCTAAAGATTTTTCAATCTGTAATGTATTCAATCCAGATATCTTTAAGTTTATTCTATCTATTAATTGTTCTAATTCCATTAGAGCATATCTCCTACTGTTAATTCAACTTTGCCTCTTACCTTAGCAGTCTGTTCCTCTATATCCCTGAATATCTCTTTCTCAGCCATAGCTATTTCTACACCTAATTTATTAATATCTGATATAGCTTTAGTGTATTTATTCATATTCTCATCTGTTATTACTAAATCGTCAAGAAATTTACCAAGTTTTTCCATCCTATTTCTGTTAGTTTCAAGTATTTTACTAGAAGTAGTAACCACCATTTTCTTGTAAACTTCTACAGCTTTTAAATAATTTTTATCCTGTAAAAATTTTAAGTTATCAATTCCAAGCCCTTCTTGTATGGCTTGTATCTTTTCATCATCATCAATAATATAATTATAATCACTATTGGGATGATGATAGAAGTACATAAACCCAAAAGTACTCAAAGCTCTAGACTTATCCTTGGTAATATCTCTGTCCCAAAGAGTCTTGAATACTCTGATATGATAAGCTTCATCTGCAATAGTCAGTTCATTGTTTTTAAATTCTATTAATTTCATCTAAAAATTCATTTATGTAAGTTTCATTTTGCATCACAGCCTTTTTATACTCTGCTATTTCTGCTTCTATTCTATCACTCTCTAATGTATCTGGTAAACCTTTTACATGTCTTAATGCAGCCCTAAGCATTATATTTTCAATATCTATCACATCTTCTACCTCTAAATAAAACTTAGGGGGCATCAAATATATATCTTCTACTCCTTCTATTATGTTTTCCACAGTTTTAAAGTAAAAAGCCCTGCCCTATTAATTAAAGCAAGGCTATTAATTAGTTCAATATTAATTTACTCTTTTTAGTTTTAGTGTCCTCAGTATCTGTCATATCAAGTATAACACACTTAATATCACAAATTCTCAAATCAAGACATTCTTTACTATTAATATCCATAGTAGGAATATGATATGCATAAGAAGCATTATAATATTCATCTACATCATTTTTCAATGAATCTTTCCTCTGTACAGGTCTTGCGTAATTAAACAAGTTTACTGCTACAATGTCCCCAACATTTATACCTCTTATTGAAGCTTGTTCTGAAATATATAGCACTGTTTGGTAGGGTTTGAATTGTCCCGACTTTGAAGGATCCAAAAGGCCCCCTGAAGTGAACTCTTCCTTATATCTATTACCTGTAGTGATAACACTATCCCCTAAAGGTTTAATATCTTTTAATATAATCATTATAGTAATTTTTTAAATTTTCTTTTCTTCTTAACTCTTTCAGTGTCTATAAAAAACCTACCCAAATTAGGTATATAAAAATTCGTTTTTAAGTCACTTATATCATCCTCTGATACACCTTTTAAATCAGGTAATTCCTTTATAGTTTTACGCATAAATGCTCACATTGAATTATAAATCCCCTCAACAACATCTGTAGAAGTATTATGTTTATCTGCCACATCTGAAAATACTTTTTCAAGATTATTCATCCTTAATATTAAAAGCTATTACTAAAGTAAATTTATCATTCTCTAATTCTGGAATAACTTTCTTACTTATATCCCCATTAACAATAATACCAAGCTTTTTAAATACTGCTATAACCCCATAATAATTCATTAAAGATATGCTACATGTTTTAATTATAGAGTCCCTTACATCTGTAGAGAATAATATCTTAGGTATCAAAGCAGCATCTACCACTTTACTGGAGATATCATTCCTCTTATAAAGAAGAGCAGCTAATATTAATAACTGTTTATTCCTTAACTTGTTTATAGGACTTATAGGTCTGAGAAAATCAAGAAAGTTTTTGTAAAAGTCCAGTTTATTAGCATCAATAATAATAACTGAATTACCTTTTGCCATAATTATTATTCTCCAGATTGTTCAGGTTGTGGTTCCTCTTCTCCCATCTCTTTGGAAGGATATAAAATATCCTCTAATTCTGATGCCATCTTATTAATACTAATAAAAGGATGCAGGCCTGCCTGTTCATATTTAAGAGCCATGTCCAATGCACCAAACAATATATCCAATCTACTGTTTTTTGAAGCAGCTTCATAAGCCCTTTTCTGCCACATCTCTGCCTGTTGATGTGCTTGATTAGCTACCTCTGTAAGTTGTTCATAAGTTAACTTCTGTTGACTTTGTGGAACAGTATTCATCTGTTTAATTTTAGCCTCTGTTCCTTTCATCTCTTTTTCTTCCATTCTAATTTAATTTTAATTTAACTTCTATTTATTATACTTTTCAAACATATAAAGATTCTAACTCTTCTTTAATCTCTTTACTTATAGCTTCACTCTGACGTTTAGCCAAGTAATTTCTTTGCTTTGTTACTCTAGCTTTGTATTCTTCGTACTCTACTAAATTTTTAAATATTCTCTTCTTTGGTTTAGTTATTTTAACCCATTCAAATATATCCCCCTTAATAACATCTGTACTCCCACAGTGCATACAATAATTTGTAGGGGCCCCAGCAATTGAACTACTAAAATATCCTATTGCTAAAGACTTACAAAAGTTACATCAGTAAGTAGGTATATTATTATATTCACTGTCTATAGAAGCATCTTGATATTCTTCACACAATTTATATTTATCCATATTATTTCTCCCTATTATAATTTTTAAACAATTCTATTAAGCTATGATTTTCTAAATAATCAAATACTTCTAACACATTTACATCCCCACCAATAATCTCTAGAAGAGGAACTTGAACACCTTTTATTATAATAAATACTATCAATTTATATCCATTACCAGAAGTGTGTAACTTATGAAATAATTTCCTCTTAAAACCATCTTCATTTAACAACTCCTTCTTATATTTCTTACACCAAGTTAAATATCTTTCTGAAGTTAAGTCACTAATATTTATTCTGTCCATACTTATTATATATATTTAAGCCATGCATAATCATATCTTTCTTGTAAATACTCTGTATTATCTTCTTGAATATATGCTTCTATCTCAAAAGGAATTGCGTAATAAGCTTTCTTTGTATCAAACTTGTATCTACATAAGTTAACTATATAAAATAATCCATACAGTACATAAAATAACACAGGTAATTCCTTCTGCTGTGCCCAGTGAATCTTTTCATGATTCACAGTATAACTATTCTTTATATTAGGTATCACATATATCCCAAATGGCCATAATGTTATACCTATATACCCCTTAGGTATTGGGAACCCATTTCTTTCTATTATTCTCATAATTAATTTATTTTGTAGTTGTTGATGGAATCGAACCACCATCATTTCTTTAGAAGAGAAATATATTATCCGTTATACTAAACAACCTTATCAACTTTTTTAAATATCTAATCCATAATTTAAATAATCATATTTTTTTATATAAGACACTTTTAAATTTTTCTTATCAAAAAATTCCTCCACGGTCATATTAGAAAAAGTATTGATATAATCTAATGGACAGTTATCTATAAAGAAATGTTGTATTGCTCTATCTTTAGCTATTCCCCTATTAGAAGCTGTAACTCAGTAAGCACAACCATTCCATTCAGCTTCTTTATAAGTTTTATTGTAATGTTTTCCATTATTAATATGCCATACAACATAAATTCTTTCCTTCATAACTATTCTCTTTCTTTTATATATCTATACCTAAGTTCTTGTTTCCACATATTTATAGCCCTTCTTTCATCTTCAAGAGTTAATTCATCCCAAATTGTTACTAGTATATTATCTTCTTTATAATACTCATTAAAAGCTGCTAAATATTCCTTATTCCAATATTCCTCTATTCTATCATATTTTAATCCACTTATTGTAGGAAAATTGTTCAATTCATTGTCTTTAAATCTTCTTTTAGCGTCCCTTACTCCTTCAGCTAAGATATAACAACCATATTCATTGTTTATATGTCTTACTTTATACCAGTTTATTTTATACTCCTTCATTACCACTTTTAATCATAAATTGGGTCTTTCTTAACACGATAGGTTAATCCTGTAGTTTCACTTTTATATGTGGATATATTATATTCTGATTCTAAATACTTCTCATATAATTTATCCCTATACCTTTTAAGAGCAACTGTATCATTTAATATACTATACATATAAGGATCTACTTCCTTAATAATTTCTGCTATAACTTTTCCTGAAGGATTACCACATCTTAACTTTATAGCCTTAAAGTTGTATCCTCCTTTAACTGCATTAACTATTCTTTCTCTTTGTAACTGAATATCCATTATACTTTAATATTTTTTTACACAACTCTATATATTCATCTTTAGTTAAATCTGTCTTAGATCTATTAACTATAGGTATAGTAATACCTAAGTTATCCAATGTATTTTCTCCACCTTTAGCTACAGGAACTATATGATCAAAAGAATAATCATCCTTAGTTAAATCAATTTTCTTACCTGTTAAATAACATCTGGTCCTTAAACCAAATTTTTCTATAACTGCTTTGTATGAAACCTTACTAGTATTTTTACTTCCCCTATTCATAAATGTAGAATATGATGTCCTTAATTTTTTATTCCAATCCTTGTTATATTCCCCGTGTCCTTTCCCAGCCTTTCTATAATTAAAACTACTTACTTGCTTTTGTAGTTTTAGTTTCCAAGTCAATTTGTTATCACCCCTTCTATAAGCCATTCTACTCTTGACTTTCTCTTCAACCTCTTTATTACAGTTATAAGCAACTGTAGATGATGAACATTTAAGAATCTTAGTGATCATCCTATAGGATTTACCTTGATTCCTTAACTCTAAAATCTGTTCTCTCCAAATAGCATTATTTTTCAACTTATTAATTATTAATTAATTACTGCGGGTTTGCAAGGCTACGCTCCCTGACTCTTAGTTTTGAAGACTAATTTGCTACTCTTACAACACAAACCCATAATTTAAAGGACCAGGTATCCCCCAGTCCTTATAACAAATAATTTTAATTCACAATCAAACTATCAACAGCAACTGTTTCTGTTACCTCAACTGTCTCTACAACCTCTATACTAGTTTTCTTAGTATTATCATTAGTATCAGAAGTAACAAACAAAGTAATCAAAGTTACTAAACCAATTGCACTTAACACCACTATAATCTTTAACCCCAATTCTTCTTTAAACCAATTCTTAATTCTACTCATACTTTTAATTTTTATTTGATACAAAAGTAAATATAATTTTTATATCTACCAAATATTTTTAGTTAAATAATGTTAAATACTATAAATTATTTTAACTACCTGTATCATATGGTACACCATATTCATCTACACCATTCCTATTCCTTGAATCCTTTAACTTATATTGATAAGTAAAATAGGACACTTGTGTCACTAATATCTGACTGATTACAGCTATAGTTACACCCTCATTAACTGAAGTATTATTCATAAAAGCTAATACATAACTAGCAACTATACATGCTATACCAAAAGCAATTAAGAATACAGTTAATCCTTTACTAAATTCCTTTTTAGTATTACTCATATTTAACCTCTAAAGTCCTTAATATAATTTCATTTAATCTTGGATCAGCTTGATTAATTTCATTCAAGTTTGATCCATATGAATTAGTTATACCAGCAGCTATCAACTTACCATCTTCATCATAATTTTCATAATAGTGATATCCAATCTCAAACTCAAATATATTACCCTTATCTTCTTCATCAACTAACATACCTTTAATCTCTGTAGAAGATATATTCATTTCTACTATAACTCTTAAATCTTTTCTACTTTCATCTATAGAAGTTAACTTCTCCCTAGACTTTTTTAATCTCTCTTTACTCATTTTAATCTCTATATTTAATTTTAATCAAAATATTCTTTTAATTCTTTAATACTCAATACATATATTAGGGTTTTAATCCTTCACAAAAGGATATAGATTTTCCTAAGACCAAGCCTTTAATTAAAAAAGTTTGGAGCTAAGCCACTATTTAATAGCATTATGACTGCTATAGTGTTATATCTTTAGATGATTTCCAGATATAAATAGATTTCTCTATGCCCAATTTAACTTAGAATTTCCCTGGCCCGTCTTATATAGATATGAAGCTCAGTATAGTTCTTGTCTTGTTCAGGTCCCTATACATATTCATACCCCCTGTTTATACCCCTAGCTCTCTTTACCTGTACCTTTTCTCAATGGATTGGTGAGAGAACCAGTTTATATCTAAGCAATTTGTGTCTTATTGGGGACAACTCACTCCCTATTTCTGTAATCATCATACAGGAGTTACAACCCAACTTCTACCCCTTTTGCAAATCTAATTAAAGGGGGAGATATTTCTCCATCAAAATATAGACAATGCAAAGGTATGTATAATTATTGAAATATGCAACTATTTAAACTATTTTAATATATATATATTATAAAAAGTTTTATATCTACTAGAGGTTAACTATAACTACTATAGTGGGTTAACTATTTTATACTATGAAAACTTTAACTTTTATTAACATTTCATTCTTATGATTGTGGCTCATAATCTGACCTTTTTTGACCTCAATACAGTTTATTTTGGAGCTTAAATCTATACTCTAAGTATAGTTACAGGATTAATTTGCAACCAGACTTTTTCTGCTTCTCCTCCCCTCTCTTTTTGGGATTTAAAAACAAGCCCCCTACCTTTTTATATTCAAGGACTTGGGGGATGGGATATGTATAAATTTTTAAAAATTGGAGTGAGTAATGAAGAGAATAATTTAAAAAAACAGTTGGGGGTGTGTAAGGATGACATTGTCCATTAAACCCCCCCTTCCTAGTTCTTGGGTTGGGGTCATAGGGCCCTACCATAATTTTTAAGTCTCATTAATAAACTTTCTACCAATGAAAAATTTACCGAATAACAATCAAGCTGCTCCTAAGAGTAAAGACCTAAACCTAGTTGCTTTCATGGAATCAATGACCTGTGATGAGGTCAAGACCAGATTTAAAAAATGTGCTACTGGGGACAGGTGGTATATTAGTTTTATAGCTAATGAAGAGCCTGTATATATGATAACCAGTGAAAGTCTCAGTGAATCAATTGAGAAAGGTGCTGATTTATTGGATGAAGATGAAGTCTGGTCTGCATCAGAATTGTTTGTTAAAGAGATGCAAGATGAAGATAATGAGGTGTATTATATCCTCTACACTTCCTCCCCATCCATCAGCTTCTCAGACTTCAAAAAGCTCGTAAAGTAAACCAGAATAGCTGTCCATGTGTCAATCATCAGACATGTGGACAGTCTTAAAATATATTCAATACACTATTATTACTATTATTAACTATTAATTAGTATCAAATTCAAAGATTAATTCCTACATAATTATCAATTACACATCAAATATTTATACATCATGATTAAAAGATACAGGATTACTACTAATAGAAAGAGAGTTTTGACAATATCAGGATTATCTCTTGAACATGCTCTAAGAGGGTTCTTTAGGACTTATCCTAATGAATATATTCCTCATTGGATGAACATTGAATTTGTATATTAACATTAACATTACACAACATGACAACATTACAATCAATACAACTAAATGATGAGTTTGGTTACACCTTATTCTTGTGGATAATCATAGGAATATTTGTATGGAAATATATTCGTAAGAATTATACTCCAGGAGAATACTAATAAATACACACATACTAACACACTAAAATATTTATACAATGGAAACAATTAATTTTGATTACTCCCAGGAACGAGAGGAAAAAAGACCTAAAAGAGGTCCACAATACTCTACAGCCGAATTTGAAATATTAGCAGAGACCATCAAAAGGTGTCCTAATAATTTAAGATATGCTTTTGAAATAGCAGCAGCTAAAATTCAGGAACAAACTGGAATAACCAGAAGTGCAGCAAGTATAGAAATGGTTTACTATAACAATAAAATATTTATAACCAAGTACAAATCAATGTTATTTGTCAATCATAGTATGACTACTGCTATTGCACCAGGTAGAAAAAACAGCCCACGCTGGGATGAAAATACCATGCCAGAAGCTCATCAAATTGATCTCACTACTAAAACAATGGTTAATGTATCTAAAAATACAAACATTGTTCAAGTAATTGTAGAATCAGGAGAATTAACTGTAAATAATATCAGTATCAAAGGTACTAATATTAAGATACAATATTACAAATGAATTTATGTAAAACTTAATTAATATACCTACTATTTTATAAACAATGATAGTAGGTATATTTCTTTAATAACTTAAACAATTATGATTACTATTGCAACAATATTTTTTATACTTGCGTCTGTTCTTATAGGAATAACATTTGGATTTGTTCTATGGTATTCTGTTAATGCAATACAGAAATGGTTTCTTAAAAACTTAAATAAGCCCACAAAATGATATTCTTAGATATTCTAACAGCAATTACATGCTTATTAGCTATGGGCTTTATAGTTTCATTAGCTTTAGATATATTTGATGTTAAACGCACTAAATTCAGTAACTATGCAAAGTACAAGAAGGCAAATCAAAAGAGGAAATTCAATAATAATAACTGACTCTATTAAGAGTGATATCCTGCATAAGAAACAGGATAGAAAGTTCTTCAGATTAAATCATCCTAAAAGAGATTTAATACAAGAGAAAAGCTTGATGGAATTAATAACTTTTCCTATCTCCAAAGCAGAAATAAAGTTTGCTAAAGAGAACAATATGAGATTTATTTACAGTAATACTAAACCTGCAAATTATGTCTAGAAAAACTATCGAAAGAATTCTATCAATGGATAGTTATTTTAGAGAAACAGCATTGGTAAATCGTCATTACGAAGATGATATAAATGAAGAGGAGGAATGTGATTTAACTCTCCTTTGAATTTACACACATTAAGGAACTAGCATAAAAATTTCATTTTTTGGTAGAAGAGCAACATTACTTAAGTATGTTAGTTCCTTTTTAATAATGCGGAGTAATTCAATGGTAGAAATCAAGTCTCATAATCTTGAAGTAGTTAGTTCGATTCTAACCTCCGCTACGATGTAGTAGTTACTACATTATTGAATCATTTTATTAACAATTTAATTTTTATTTATCATGTTTAATTTCGATTTAGGATCAAAAGGTGCAGCAGTCACATCGTCTAACCCAGATGCAATGAGCAATATAGCTGGCTCAGGTACAATGAGAGATGTACTCAAAGGCTATGAAGCAATTAAATTCTCAAATTGGAGGGCTTCTAAAAGCACTGAAGGTAGAAAAATATGCTACTTTGAGGGCAAGAATAAAAGTGGTCAGTACATACCAATGTCAATCATGTCATCAGCAAAAGATGAAACCGCAGTGGTAGGTCAAAGGCCTAATCTGGATACTCCAGTAATCCAAAATGCAAAAACAGGCGCTTTCTTCACAGCCCCTAATGGTGCAGGGAATGAAAATGTATTTGAAGGTTAGTCTTAATTAATTATATACCCAAGTTTATACTTATATATACTCTTGGGTATATTTTAATCTTAATTTTAATTGTTAATAAAACACTCATAAAATGAAAGAATATAATGTATATTTTAGAGATGACAAGAATAAAATTCATCCTATCAATCAGATATTAACTGATACTCATTCTAAAGCTTTAAATAAGGCTTCAGAACTATTTAGAACTAAGCAAAAACTTAATCCTAAAGCTGGATATAAAAGTTATTTTATACTACCGTTTAATTAATATTATTATGGAAACTAAATTTATAATATTAGGAGTTACTTTTATCTTCTTACTTTGTTATACTACTCTTCAAATATTCAAACCACAATTGACTGTTAATGTAACAAAGGATGAAGAATCATTTAAATTTAATATTATATCTTTAGCAGTTATAATATTAATTTGTATAGTACTTAAATTATTAACTAATTAAATATAATTATTATGACACCAAAACGTGCTCTTGCACTATTACCAATTATTATTGCTTTTGCAGGAGGTAAAAGGGTACAATATAGAGATAATACTGGAGTTTGGTACGATTGCCACAACTTAAATTTCGAAGCATCCCCTAAAAATTACAGATTAAAACCAGAAAGAAAACTTGTTCCCTTTACAATAGATGATGCTTCATCATTTAGAGATAGGTGGATAACAAACAAACAAGATGATTATTATCAAATAACTTCTTACGACAAGCATGGAATTTTAACAGATCTTGCTTTTATAAATTATAAACAATTAATGGAAGACTATCAATTTGATGATGGTCTCCCGTGTGGAAAATATGTAGAATAAGGTTACTTGTGAATTCTCATTACCTAAAAAACAAGTCCTAGTTAATAGGTTATTCAGGCTCCTGTTAATGATGGTAAAGAAAATGATTAGTTGAACTATCCAACTTTATGTAAAAAGTAAATACCCTTGAGAAAGGTATTGAATAAGTATTGTTAATTTAGCTAATTAATAAGATTTAACTATATCGTACAAGATAGTTTTGTATGATGAATAAAATACAAGGTTGGTGGATTACAGGAGATACTGTAACAGGAGTTCTGGTTGAATTATAACACCATCGCCAACCTCTAAAATAAATGTATCTATAAGCATCCCATAAATTAAATTTCTGAACTGCTTATAGGTCTTTTTAGTGGAAAATAATCTGATGATTAAACAATAGATTTGAAAGAACCAACTTGTTGAGTCAAAGTAGGCTATTGTTTGACTTAAACCACTTAAAATAAAAGTTGAAATCTTACTTATCTTTGTAAGGTATTATTTTATCAAATAATACAATTGTCAATATAAGTTTCATAATGAGAAAATCGTTATGAGTTAAGAAATGGAAAGACTGGTATAATGACTGGTGCATTATCTTAACAAGGTTATTATAGAGAGCTTCTTTAAAGCGAGAGCTCTACAAATAAAAACTTAAATAACTTCCCTAGTTCTTGGGGAAAACATGGTTCTATATCTAAAATATATTATTAGTAATTTACATTAGACTTATTAGATATGATAAGGAGAAGATGCAAGACTTCTAAATGAAAATAATATAGAGTCATTTTATATAAATAATAACATTATATAAATTGACTCATTTATAGTTTTTGCTGTAAAATACAATATTAAAACTATTATAGTCTTGAGAATACAAGATGAATATGATAACAGAGGATTTACATCCACTGCATACCACAGAAGATGTGATAATAGTTTTATTTATTAAATTAAAATTAAAAATATTCATTATTAATAATTAAAATTATGAAAACCTATTTATTTTTTTGTATATTAACTTTATTATTTTGTTACTTTGTAGCAAGATTAAAAACAAGTTGGTCTAAGAAACAAGAATCATTATATAAAATAATAATAATTGCTAGTATATTGATTATTCCTGTAATATTAGGAATATATATGTTAATTGGTATTAATATACTTCATTAAAATAAATATATATCATGAAAGAATTATTATATAGTATTGACTATGATAAACTAATTAATTACCCTATTAGTAAGAGAACTCATAACTTATTTCATATTAAAAGGGGATACACAAAGAGGGGTGTGAAATGTATGGCTGATGTATACAAATGTTTAGATATTGATTTTAAAAATCTAGCAGAGACTTTTAATAACAACATTATGCTATCTGTATCTCAAATATTTATTAATCCTAAATCCTGGGATAAAATTGAGAATATTCTCAAAGCTTCTTATAAGGACAATTACAAAAATAGAGGTAAAGGAATATTTCCAACTTTTTTACTATTTGATATTATGAATACTAGTCCAGTATATGATGAATCTATAGAAGAGGATATTATTATAATAAAATCATTAAATTAAAACTAAATGTATTGGATACATCAGTAAAATTAACAGAACAAAACATCGAAGATATTGTTTCTATATTTATAGAAGTTAATATATGGAATGATGGAAGATTCATTGCTAAAGTTGATGAATATTGTAGTAATAATGACATCAATAATAAAGTTGTAAATGCTGAATTGAGTATAGCATTTGAAAATTATTTGATGACAAATATTAAGAGTGAAAATGCCATAAGGCATAGGTTACGCCGTTTATTATAATTAACATTAAATATTAAAGATATGTGTAAATTTTGTGAAGGATATTCAGCTATTAATGATATACCTGTTGATGAATCTAAAGACCGTTGTAGAATAACATTATATATGAAAAACAAAGATTTAATATTAAATTATGACGCATTTTTTTGCGATAGTTCAATAAATGATGAAGTTTTAGCATGTATAAATTATTGTCCTTTGTGTGGAATTAAATTATAAATAAGTATTAATCTTAAAAATAAAATTCAGATGAATACATTTAAAAGTGCAGAAGTAGTTAGTCTACCTACTAAAGGGAGAAGTACAATTTATATTGATTCAAATGGTAAATTACAAATTGGATTTAATATAATAAGGACTGAACCAGATATATCACAGCATCTTTGCTTCATTACTGATGAAGAAATAAAAGTAGGAGATATTATTCTTGAAGATCTCACATTATTTCATTATGATAAATGTATTTTCGAGGTAACTATAGACGATTTAGATAGATGCATTGAAAATTACAAAAATGGTTATTGTAAAAAGGTTGTGGCATTAACAAACCAAGCATTAAATTTACCAACACCATCACAATCATTTGTTAAAAAGTATTGTGAGCAAGGTGGTATTGATGAAGTAATGATTGAGTTTGAAGAAATTTGTAGTGATACAACTTGTAATTGTAGCAATAGAAATGAATGCGGCAATTTCAAACAATTTAAAATTAACAAAATTAAAGTTGATAAAAACAATGAAATCACTATTAAAGCTATTAAAGATAGTTTTAGTAAAGATGAGTTAAAAAGTGCTTATATTAATGGCTTTGGAACTGCTTTATTTCAAGAAAAAGCTGTGCTTAAAACTAAAGGAGAGCATTTTGAAGAATGGTTTTATAATAACTTTTAATAAATATTAATTACAATGACTAGTTTATATAAAATAGTAGTTAAGAGAGAAGATTATTCAGAGTTTTATGACTTCTGGGTAAAAAATTTTGATTTCAAATGTAAAAATAATGCTATAAAATTAACTCATAATCTTTTTGAAAGTAAAATTTGTTCTAAAGTAATAATATATATAGATATTGATGATCTTAAATTTAGTTACCATTATCTATTTACAGATACTTATAGTCGTTCTCAAAAAAATTTTATTACTTCTAAAAAATTTATAGAGAAATTTACATTTAACCGAGGAGATATTATAATATTTAATAGAGATATAGACTTATTAATGATTAAATATATGGCTAGAGAACAATTTTGGGAAGGTCTATATGAATCAATAAATAGTAATAAAAATTATTATGTTAAAGATTTAGAGATTAATACTATAGAATGTAGTTTTAATTCATTTTTTGGATGGAAAGTACATAAATTACTATTTGAAAAGAAACTATGTGCTGTAGTAAATGAAGATATAGATCAAAATAGAAAATTACATTCAATAAAAATTTTAAAAGAAGAATGGAAAGAATTCGCAAATTATTTCAATACTTATTTTAATAATATAAAATGGATTGATGGAACAGATGTTTCTGAAGATAATTTTATTAATCTAGATCATAATATATATTTAATAATTACTCAAAAAGATGAGAAAAATGGATTCTATTTAACTTTTAGTAGAACTGAACACAAGGCATTACAATATTGTAATGTTGAAGATTTTAAAAGTAAGTATACTTTTAAAAAGAAAGATTCAGTTACTGAATTAAATAAAGTACTTTGTCAAAAAATAAAAGAACCAATTGAAAATAATAATTTAAAACAAGAAAGAAATGTTGAAAATCAATTACAAAACAGGAGAAGTGTTATCACAGGATGTGATAAACCAACAGGACATAACCTTCAAAGTAGCAGAAGCAAAATTACAGTTACAATCGGATCTCTTAGCTACAGAACAATCAGTAGTGAAAGCTAGAGCTACATATGAAGATCTTAAAACAACTTATCCATTAGATTCATTAGCTATAGTTAATGCAAAGAATACTCTTTTAAACCTTGAAGATGGAGCAAAAGAATTGAAAGTATTAAAAAAGGAATTTGGTTGGGTTTAAAATAATGGGGATATAGTACACTGTATTATATCCCTTAATCATTTAAACTATCTAAATGAAGATAAACATATTATAAACTTTAATTGAGCTGTGAGACAGGAAACGATAATTGTTTGTATTAATCTGTAGTTAGCAGATGTTGTTTATTGTAATGTATTAATATCCCTATGGATGAATTAAGTAGTCATTGATTTTACATATTAGACAATATGTGAATAATAGTATTAATATTCCACTCTAACAAATGTGGGTTAGATAGTTTTTTATAAAGTAAAAGGTCCGAAGTGCAAATCTTTGTGGGGATTAGTAATAATGGTCGAGATGTAGAAGCATAGTGATTAAACGATAACACCTATGGATATACTAATCTGCATAGCTCAGTTAGTTAGAGCATTTACTTTATTTTTAAATTTCATGGGGGTGGTATGGGTTAGATTATAATAGAGTAAGTATTAAAATCATGTAAAGGTAACTATACCTTAAAATAGTAAACTATAAAAGGCAAGGTTATTAATTTAACTCCTTCTACTCAGACAGCTTATAGATTAGCTGCATAGTAGTTGAGCATCTATGCTTAGAAACAGGAAATAGTAATATCATACCTAAGATATAAAAATTGGAGCAGGAGACAGTTTGTTAGTTTATCTCTAAATAAAAACTAATTGGTGGAAGTTGAATGTTAAAACCATTCAGCCCTATTTTGTCAGTTAATAAACTGAATAAACATGTAAAAGTTTTAATAAAGAAATATTGTAAGACCAGAGTTCGAATCTCTGCACCTCCACTTTAAATAATTAAATAATTAAAAACATCATATTATGAAAAAATTAATAACATTGATATTAGGAATAATTTTATTAGGATTATTCTCTTGTGGAGAACCTATTAAAGTTACAGACCCAGAGAAAATAACCACAATAGAATTATTAACTTTGGCTAAAAAAGATACTACAACATATAATGTAGTCATTAAAGACCATGTAATATACGCTATTAATACTAACACTAATTTAGTTGAAATACGAATTAGAGAGTTATCCTCTGAATTAGTAGGTGCTAGTGTTCTTTGTCTTTTATTCGGGATAGGGATAGGAATAGTGTTAATAATAAGTACTAATGATTAACACAACAACATGAAAACAGTTTATACAATTATAGTTACTAGAGGGAGTATATTAAATTTCCTTGATGATAAAGAAAAAATAAAAGAGTTATTCTCTTTTAAAAGCAAAGAGCATTTTAATACTGATCTTAAGTGGTTACAAAAATCGAATAAATATATATGTAATATAGAAAGGGATGATGTACAAATAGGGGATATATATTATAACAATAATACATCTTATTATATAGTTTTTTGGGTATATAATCAACTTTATTCTCACTGGAACTCAAGTGATGGTAAATTTATAACGCCTAGCTATGACAGCAGGGAGTATAATCTTTGTACTCTACTTTATGAAAAGGTACAAACACTTAATTATAATCAAACATATACATTTGATAATGAAGAAAATTTATTAGTAATAGAAAATGTATCTAACAACTGTTGTTGTAGTCCTACACAAGATCTTTTATGTGAAGACGATAATACATTAGCCTTAATTGAGACAGTCCCAACACCATTTATCTCAAAAGAAACTCCTGATGATTTTGAAAAGATAATAAAAGAAAAATTAAAATTAATTAATAACTTAATAGAATATTAAAATGAAAAGTTTTGCATACCAATTATTAACAAATAGTTCAGAAATGAACGAAAAGGCTGAAAGTTATATTAAAACAGCTGAAAGAAATTTTCAATTACAAAAAATTGAGGCCCTTGCATTAAGTATTAATAAGAAAAATAATGCTATAGAAGACATTAAATTCTCATTAACACTTGATACAGATGTAAATGCAGGTAAGAAAGAAATGACTAGAGAAGAAATATCTCAAAGTTTCATTAAAATGGCTGAATTTAAAAGAGAAATTTATATATTAAAAGAAGAATTAGATCTATATTTAGATTTATATAAAGAATTCTTCTCTGAAAACGAGGCTGAAAAAAAGAGTTAGAGTGTGATGTGTGTTTTGGATGGGGGGGGGNGTATTATTATATACGCCCACCCCTTTTTAAATTTAATTAAATTAAACTAAAATGGTACTTTTATATTTTATCATAGGATTTATTATAGGAATTATATATTATATCTATATATTATATAATACTTTTACAACAGAAGAGAACTTATTTTCAATGAGTTTAAATACTGTTAATGATTACTTCATTTACGGGGTGGCACAAGCAATAGTAACAACACTAGTAGTAATGGTATGGCCTCTTGCAGTTATAATTTTTCCAATATATTTAATAGGGAAAAAGAGAATATGGAAGAACAGTTAATATCATTTGAAACTGCCAAATTAGCAAAAGAAAAAGGATTTAATATTGCTACTTTTTATGGATATAATTCTAAAGGATTAATTCAAGAATATTTTACGCATGCTTCTTATGCCCCAGGAGAACCTGAAATACGTTTACATGAATTTCTCAATATTTGGGAATACCAAGCTCCTACTCAATTCCTATTACAAAAATGGTTAAGAACAACACATAATCATTTTATAACTGTTATTAAAGAAAGTCATAATGAATATTTTTGTGAGGAATATGATGAACTTTTAGGAGGTATGGTACTTTTTTTAGTAACAGATTATGAGACTTATGAAGATGCTCTTGAAGCAGGATTATATGAAGCATTAAAACTAATAAAATAATTTTTACAATGAAAGAAATATTAAATATAATTAAAAATAATCTTATTTTAACAATAAATGTAACCTTCATAGTTACATTTTTATTAGTAAATTTATTCTATTTTCATAAACAAATTAGTATTTTGAAAACAAATTGTAAAATACTTCAAGAAGAAATAGATTATTGTAATTTACAGTTAGATTTAATGACTATTGATTCTATAAGATTCGATAGAGATTGGTTTCTATTAAAATTAGCTATTATAAGAGTTGAAAGTAATCATAATCCTAACGCTATTAATCCTAAATCTAAAGCAGGTGGTTTATATCAAATAATGCCTAAGAATGGATTTATGGATAGAGCGAACGAAGTGATAGGATATGATAAATACAAAGATGAACATAGATTTGATATAGATAAAGCTACAGAAATGTTTGAAGTAGTTAATAAAAAGGATAATCCTACCAAATCTATAGACAGAGCAATATTTATTCATAATTCTAAAGCAGGGTCTGATTATAAAGAAAAAATTCTTAAAGAATATAATTATTTGAAAGCTATATCATACCAAATAGATTAATAATGACTACAATTTTTAGAGAAATAAGATCATATATTGGTGGAAATAATATAATACATTATTCAAAAATTTACAGAAATGATGTATTAATTGCAAAATTATTACCCCATTCATCAGAAGAAGTCTATAAATCTTTCATAAACACATTAAAAGGTATTAAGTATAATTCTGATAAATACCCCTCTACAATAAGAGGTTTAGTTGTATTTACTAATGGTAAATGGTTAATGCATTATGAAGATTGGGATTCAGGATCGACTTATTGGAAAATATATTTTCCTTGTCCAAAATATGAGGAATTTGAATAAATAAATAATGAAAAAGATAACAAGAGAAAATATTAGTCAAGAGGTATTAGATTCTAAAGCAGATGCTATTATTATAGAAGCAGCTACAGGAGTAGGTAAATCCTTAATGGCTATAAAGGTCCAGGAGAGTATGTGTGAGGACATACCTTTAAAATATGATAACGGAGAATTAACTAGAGAAATTCAATTACTTCCTCCTAGAACCTTAGTATTAATAGCAGAAAGGGCACATAGGAATAATTGGATAGAAGAGTATAAAAAGCATGATTATGAACATTTACTCGGAAATACTTATTTCTATTGTTATGCTTCAGTACATAAACTTGTTGAAACCGAATGGGATCTAGTTATTTGTGATGAAGCACATCATTTAAGTCCTAATAGATTAACAAGTTTATCTGCTATAGAATCTCAGAAAATGTTATTCCTATCAGCTACATTAAAAAATTCTATTAAAATATCTTTAGAAACAATATTTAAAAATTATAAATTTGATTCTTTTAAAATAACAACTAAAGAAGCTATTGAATCAGAAATACTGCCTGAACCTAAAATATTTATACACGAATTAACTTTAGATAATACTAAACACAACCAGGTAATAGTAATTAATGGTAAGGGTACTAAAATAGTATATTGTGATTATAATGATAGGTATAAATACTTTACACAAAAAAATACTTACAAATCATTATATATAAAATGTACACAATATGAAAAGTATTTATATATTAATGAACAAGTAGATTATTGGAAAAGAAAGTACCGTTTAATAGGAAAACAACTTATTTTGAACAAGTGGTTAAGAACTGCTTCGGAAAGAAAAATATTTTTAGGAGAATCTAAGACTATGGACGTTGCTGTGTTATTAAATAGTATTTCGGTGTATAAAAGATTTATATGTTTTTGTACATCTATTGATCAATGTAATAAATTAGGATGTAATAATGATACTGTTGTACATAGTAAAATAAAAGATGTGGAAGAAAGAATTGAAAAATTTCAATCTGGAAAAAGGAATTCACTTTTTTGTGTAGGTATGTTAAAAGAAGGTATGAATCTTAGTAATATTGAAATGGGTATAATAGTTCAATTAGATGGGACTGAACTGCCATTTATTCAGAAATTTGGAAGAGTATTAAGAGCAGAAAATCCTGAAATACATATATTTTATTATAAAGGAACCAGGGATGAAGAATTTTTGAACAATATTTTAGAACATATGGACAAAAACTATATTAAATATATAAAAAATTAGTTATGTGTATAAGAATAGAAAATAGAAAATATACAATTGCTAAAGAAGATATTATTGTATATAAAGCATGTAAAAAATGGGGAGAGAATTTCTATAGTTATTATGAATGTTTTAAATATATTCCTAATAAAAGATATCATTCAGAAATTAGCTTTAGACAAGATTCTGCTGGGTATTTAGATGGTGTAGAGAGAATGGCCTGGTTGAATGTAGACAAAAACATTTTATTTATAGAAGAAGGATTTCACTCTTGTCTAACTATGGATAGATTATATACATACACCCCCACTGTAACAGGTCAATTCATAATTCCTAGGGGGTCTAAAATATGGTATGGACGTACAAATTTAATAGTTAGTGATACTATTATATTTACTGGAAAAATCTTTACAGCTACAGAAATATACAAATATAAGAGGTTAATTAAAAAGTTAGGAATATCTTTAAACACTATAAAAACCCTTAAACGACAACAAAAAAATGTTATTTAAATTTGATACAAAAGAATTACAAGGATTAACCCTTTATCAATTCTTCTTGTTATGTTATTGTGAATCTGTAGGAGGGTCAATTATCAGAGATATACAATTCCTAAAAGACAGTGATTTGATTAATGATGATAATAAAGTAACTGAGGGAGGAAGAGAGTTATTAAAGGATATCTTTACTTATACCTCTACAGGTATAGATCTTGATGAATTAACTAAAGAAATAACCGCATTATACCCTAAAGGGTTGAAACCAGGTACTCCTTATAGATGGAAATGTAACCCAAAGGAAGTAAAAGATAAATTATCAAGATTCTTCATGTTATTTGGGGATAATAATATTACCAAAGAAGAAGTAATCCAGGCTACTAAAAATTATTTAAATAGAATGGAGTATAATACTTTAATGAGATTATTAAAATACTTCATTCTAAAGAATAATTCTGATAGAGATAAAGAAAGTGATCTATATACTGAAATATGTATGCTTAGGTCCAAAGAAGAGAGTGAAAATGATTATGAAAACACACTTGTATAATGAGTATATGGAGAGATAGAATCAGTAATTATAAGGAGAATAAAGAAAGAGTAGAGAGGGGAGAAATAAACTGTATTCCCTGCCCATTTGAAAGATATACAAGTGTATTTCCAGGCATTCAACAAGCCAAGTATTATGGTATAACAGGTAGTCAAAAGGCTGGCAAAAGTCAGCTTGCATTATACATGTTCTGTTTACAACCACTATTATATTCCTACCTTAATCCTGGGAAAATTGAACCTAGAATCTTATATTTTAGTTTAGAGATGGGAATAAATCAATTATGGGATAGAATAATAGGATGGTGGTTATATATAACCTTTGGTACTAGAGTACCAGATATTGAATTGAATAGTTTGAATGTAAACAATCCCCTAAGAACTGAAGTACTAGATAAGATGTCAAATTCTAATTTTACAGGATTTTTAGACTATATAGATAGACATCTTACAGTTTATGAACATATAAGGCACCCTACAGGAATTTATAAAGAGTGTATTAACGTTTCAAATCAAACGGGCACAGTTTCTTATAAGGACATGAATTGGGTAGATAACACTACAGGGGAAATAACCAAGAAAAGAGTTATTGATAAGTATTCTTTTAATAGTCCTAATCAATACAATATTCTTATAGTAGATCATATATCACTTCTTACCCCAGAAAAAAGTATGGGGGGAGAAAAAAGTACTTTATACAACACTATTGGAAGATTCAGTAGTTATGATTGTGTATATCTTAGGAATGTTTATAAGTGGACTATATGTAATATTCAACAACAAAGTCTTGATAAAGAAAGTAATGATTCTTTTAAATTGGGAAGATTAGCTCCTACTTCAGATGGATTAGCTGATAATAAAGGAACTTGTAAGGATAGGGTAAAAAAATTTGTAAATTAAAAATATTTTACTTATATTTGTAAAAATACTTAAATAAAAGTAAAATGAATACAATAGAAAAAGAATTAATAATTAACGAGTTATATCAAAAAGGGTATAGTGATGCTCGTATAGGAAAAGAAATTGGTAAACACCATGAATCTATAAGAACTTGGAGAAAGAAAAATAATTTTCCATCCAATTATAAACAAGGTTTAGGGAGAAAAATCCCAATTACAGAATTGAAACAGTTAGTTGAAAAAGGTTTAACGGATAAAGAAATAGCAGAAAAGTTTAATGTTAAAGAAAGTGGGATATATGCAGCGAGAATAAAGAACTCTTTTTATAGAGAAAATTATAATATTGCTAAAATGATAGAGGCTACTCCTTATCAAAAAAGTATGTTATATGGAACTTTATTAGGAGATAGTTCTCTTAGAATAGGTAAAAACTGTATAAATCCAGATTTTGTTTGTGGACATGGAATAAAACAACAAGAATATGCTTATCATAAATATGAAATTTTAAAATCATTGGGTGCAAAATTTAAATATAGAAAAAGGAATACACCAGATTCAAGAAATGGAATATATTATGAAGGATATTGGATAAATTGTTCTGCAAATCCATATTATTTAAAAATTTATAATCAATTATATCTTAATAACAAGAAATGTATAACTAAAGAATATTTAGATAATTTTGATGAAGTATCATTAACATATTTTTTTATGGATGATGGTTCAAAACAATCTAATTCAGTATCAATAGCTACATGCTGTTTTAATGATTTAGAAATAAAATTACTTATAAATTTTATGAAAGAAAGATTCAATCTTACTTTTACTAAATTTAATAATAATTCTATTTATTTATCAATAAAAGATTTTAAAAAATTTGTTTCAATTATTTTTCCAGAATTATTAGAATCTATGTATTATAAAATTAATTTACAAGTGTTAAAGTCCTTGTAAAATCTCATGAATTGCTGGAAAGTCTTGAAGAAGATAATCAGCAGCCAAGTTTATTGGAAACAATAAAAAGGTTCAACGACTAATTTAGTAATCTAAGTAGAAATATAAGATGAAAAAACACGAGCGTGAGACACTATATTTTATAGTGATGATATAGTCTGAACTACATATATAACAAAATGAAAATGTAGAATTAGGGGATAAAGAGCCTCTAAGATAACAAAATGTTTAATACTTTAATAGGTATATATAATCCTTCAAAACATGAGGTTAAATCTTATAAAGGATATGATATAACTAAATTAAAAGATAATGTAAGATTTATTCAAATAATAGAGAATAGAGAAGGAAGAGGTAATGAAACTTGTCCATTATTATTTTATGGGGATGTTAATTATTTTGAAGAGTTGCCTTTACCTAAAGATAATAAAATAAATGATTACTATAATAAATTAAATTAAAATGGGATTGGATCATTGGTTAATAAAAAGTACTTATATTGGGGCTGAATACATAGACCCTAAAGATATTAAGTTCTCTTTAAAAATTAAAGGTAAAAAATTTAATATTAATACAAATAAAATAAATGCTATAGAAGAGTCTTTACATGATTGGAGAAAGTTTAATGCCTTACATAAATGGTTTGTAGACAATGTACAAAACGGGGTTGATAATTGTGAAAGACATTTGGTAAATGTTAAACATATAAAAGATTTGTTAGCAATATGTATATCAATTAAAGAAAACCATTCTCTTGCAAAAGAATTACTGCCCACTCGAGAAGGATTTTTCTTTGGTAATACAGAGTATGATGAGTGGTATTTTAAAGAAATTGATAACACTATAAAAATATTAAAACAAGTAATAGAGGACTATGAGCAATGTCCATTTGATATATATTATGAATCTTCATGGTAAATTAATAAAATAATTAAATATATGAGCAAATTGTGTGGTATATTTGGACCATCTGGAGATGGTAAATCTACCTCAACTATAATTAATCTAGATGGTAAATATGATATGGATAATTACTCAGGTATGAATCCTAAAGCACATATTATAGTTAATCTAGATAAAAAGGAATTGCCCTTTCCAGCAGGAATGTGGTGTAAAGAAAATAAGAACTACATAGAAATAGATGAATTTAAAGATATTAAAAATTTAGTATTATTTGCAGCTAAAAATCCTGAAATTAAATCAATAGCTTTTGATACATTAAATTGTTATTTATCATATAAGGAATTTAATGATAGAAAGAAATTGAGTTTCGATAATTGGAGAGATGTAGCCAATGATGTACTTGAATTAACTATTCTGTGTAATCAAGAATTAAGAAATGATCAAATTGCGTATATATTTGGTCATACTGAATTGATAACAGATATAGATGGTAAAGAAACAAAGGCTTTATCAGTTATAGGTAAAAAGTCTAAAAGAGTCCCTCCTGAAGGATTCTTTCCTATATGTCTATTTACACATGTAGAAGATGATGGGGATGGCACATGTGAATTTACCTTTGAAACAAGAAAGAATAGGAGTAGCGCTAAAACGCCAATAGGAATGTTTAAGGATTTTAGAATACCTAATAGTTTAGCTTTAGTAGATAAAACTATTAGAAGTTATTACAAAATTTAATGACAAGAGAAGAAATAATTAATATCATAAAGAATAATACTAATATACATATAAACCAAGCTATGCAATTAGCTAAAGAGTTTCTTACAGATATCAAAACGGATAAAGATCCAGATATAGATACTTATTTAGCTGAAGCAATAAAACAACCCACTATGATAATTAATGGAGTACAATCAAATGTGTTCTACAATGTTTATAGTGCAGCAATTGAACATTTGGTAAGAAAATATAATATAGTATATTTACATGATAAAGATAACAATTTAATAAAAGTTTTTTAAAATGACACAATTGAATAATTTTCAATTATCAACAATTAAAAGTAATCAGAAGCTTATTTCTAATATAGAAAATAAGATTCAAATGTTACAATTTAAAATTGAAGAGCACCTAAAAGAAATAGAAACTCTCAAAACAACAAAGAAAATGTATGAAGACATTAATAGTGTCTACACAAAAACAGAGAAAGGTAAAGAACAAGAAGATAACACATTTAAATTTAATTAAAAATTATGGCATTTGCAAAAGGTAATGACAGTGTAACTGTAAATGGTGGAGAAGGTGGAAAAGTAAAATTGTACACAGGAATCGCTCCTGTTACTGTTTTAGCTGTAAACCCTACAGCTAGTGAATTAAGTAAAATATACGGAAGGACTGTAGAGAAAGTAGCAGACTATACTGGAAAAGATAAGAATGGTTTAGACTATGCAAGAGTTGATATTATAGTCCAAGTGTCTAAAGAATTTAATAATGATGCTCCTATTAGTAAGCTCAGCTTCTTTATGAGGCCAACACCACAAAAGAATGCTGCTGGAACTAAAGTAAAAGTTATTAATGATTATGGGCAAACATCATGGGTTACAAAGGAAATTCTTGAAGAAAAAGGAGTTCCCCAGGCTAATGATGGTACAGAATTAACAGGCTTCCTTATGCCTTATAGACCATCTATGGTGGGCGAAGAAGAACTTGTTAAATTTGTAATTGCATACCTCAGTATTAATAATATGAGAAAGATGCAAGATAATGTAATGGTTAATAAAACTGGAGACGAACTAAAAGAATGTTTAGCAGGATTTTCAGCGGATGAAATTAAAAAGATTACTAAAGGGAATGTAGCTCCATTGAAAGATATTCTTGGATTAAGGCCTGGGAACTTTGTTAAAGTTATGTTTACAGTAACTACTAATAATGATAATAAAAAATATCAAAATATTCTAAACTCTTTCTTTGCTAAAGGTAAAGATTTTGGATGTCAAAGTAGATTTGAGACTCATATGAATGGACAAAAAGATAGGCTCAGTAATGTAGAATATTCTATAGATTTCAAAGAATTTGTAGAAACTCCTACAGTCTCTTTCAATCAAGGAGGATCAGAAGACGAATTACCCTGGGGCTAATTAAACATTTATGTTTGCTAAAGGATCTTCAAGTATTACTTTAAAAGACCTTTATAGTAAAATATCAGATGAAGATATTGTACAGAAATACTTTGGAGTAGAGAAAGTTCCTTATATGATACTAAGTCCTTTAAGGAGAGAAAAAAATCCTAGTTTTGGATTCTTTTACGGAAAAGATGGAAATATATTTTATAAGGATTTTGTTACAGGGAATAAAGGCAGTATAATAAAACTATTACAGGAATATTTTCGTATACCCTATAATGATATTATAGATATGTTAATCCATGATTTTAAAGGATACAATATTACATACAAACCCATAACTAAAATTTCTGAACCTTTAAAAGTAGATAAAAGAGCTACAAAAACTTTTATTGATTTAAAGGTTAAAATAAGGGATTTTAAGCCATATGATATTGAATATTGGGCTTCCTATGGAATTTCAGAAAAGTGGCTTAAATGGGCTAATATATACCCCATACAGACTCTTTTTATATTCAAAACAGATGGGAAAGGAAATTTAACAAAACATATAGTTAGGCCTGATAAATTAGCCTATAGTTTTGTTGAATTTAAAGATGATAAAGAAAGTTTTAAAATTTATCAACCATACTCTATACATTATAAATGGTTAAACAATCATAACAGTAGTGTATGGGATCTATGGGATAAATTACCCAAACAGGGAGATAAATTAATTATTACCTCTTCCAGAAAAGATGCTGTATGTTTATGGGCTAATACAGGAATTCCAAGTGTAGCTTTACAAAGTGAATCGCATTTACCAAAACCCCATGTTGTAAGACAATTAATAAACAGATTTAAAAATATTTATGTATTGTATGATAATGATCTTGTTGGTCAAACATATAGTGAACAGTTATGTGAAAAATATAATTTTAACTTTATAGAGATTCCTTGGGAATATGAATCAAAAGATCCTTCAGATACATGTAAAAATCATGGAGTAGAAGTATTTAAAATAGTAATAAATCAATTAATTAATAAATAAAAATGAACAAACAATTAGGTTACAAAGAAGCTAAAGAAACATTACAGTCCTTAATGAAAGATCCAGCAATTAAGGCCCAAGTAAGAGCTGAGGGAAACTGGACACATTTTACAACTAGTAAACTTAATGAAACTATCTGTAAAGTAAGCCCTTGTAAATGTACTGGTAAAGCTAATACTAAATTAAATAGAGGGCCTATCAAAAGAACAATAACACAAAAAGTTGGAAGTTATAGGACAACAGATCCTATCCAACAAGCTATTGATTACTTTTTGAGAGGTTCTGACATTTTAAGGGGTTATTTAAAATAATATTTTAATAACATAAGTAAGGTATTATTAATTTAATACCTTACTTTTTAATAAATAAATTATGGAACAGAAAAAACCACTTAATGATTTAAAAAAACTTGCAGAATCAAGTACTGTAGGATCACACATAAAAAATACTCCTTTATGGTCACACAATATATTAGCTAGAATGTTGGCCTTTCATTATGATAGTTTATATAAAGACCATATTTCCAAAGCTAAAGAACTTTGGTATTTTGATATATTATCTGGTAAAATATGTAAAGTACCAGACGAAAATATGAAGCTTATTTCAAAGAATGAATACCAAGCATATGCCTTCTTTAGAACCAAAGAAGACATAATTAAAGTTGCAACGGTATTAAGAGATATAAGAAGGGCAGCTTTTAGAAAGAAGAAGAAAAAGAATGGAAAATAAAAAGGTTAGAAATGCTAAAGAAACAATAATAGATGGAATTAAATATAAAAGTCAACTTGAAGGTAAATGTGCAGTTTTATTAAAAGAAGCTGGCTTAAAATTTAAGTATGAAGAATATAAATTGTATTTAGTACCCACATTTATTCCTGCTTTACATTATTATCAATCTACTCCAAAGGGGATGGCTCTTCAAATAAAAAAAGATGGGGATCCTGTAGCTATGAAAAGTATGTCCTATACTCCAGATTTCTCTTATATAGACAATAAAGTAATTATTATTATGGAAACAAAAGGATTTCAAAATGATGTATATCCTTATAAAAGAAAACTATTTTTTCATTATATGACAAGAAATAAATTAACTGGTATAGGAGAAGAGTCTGATAGAGAAATATACTTTTTTGAGCCAAGAAACATTAAGAATATAAAAGAAAGTATTAATATAATAAAAAATATTTTATGCAACAATTAGATAAGTACATCTGTATAAAAGAATGTTATCCTAAAGATCACATTATAGCCCATAGATTTCACAATGAAAATGATTACCAATCATTATATGAATTACTATTTAGTATTTATCAGAAAGAAGATATTCAACATAGATTATCAGATAATGATTTCTTCAAATTAATAGAACTCAAAGATGAAGCATTTGATATGATGAATCTTGTGGATAATTTTGATTATAGATATACCTCAAATTATGACTCTTTACTAGAAAATGATTTTGAAGATACGGATTATGAGGATATTGATAATGGTTATATAAGAGAAGATGAGGAAGAGTTTTGAAAAATTATCTTTAGACATATCAGAGCCAGAATACAGGAGTTTGCCTTATTACTCTTATTCCAAAATAGCCAAATATGCAAGAAAAGGACCTAAAAGTCTTATAGATAAAGAAAAGGAGGATAGTCCATCTTTACTATTTGGTTCTATTGTAGATAGTTTAATTACAGATAAAGCAAATTTTAATAAGAACTATGTTATCATGACAAATGGGGATATAACTGATGGTATAAGACCTATTATAGATTATATAGTTAAATCTAATAGCTCAGGTAACACACCTTTGGCTAAAATAGATTCTTTACTAAGTGTTATAAAATTATTTGGTTTTGGTGGTAACTGGAAAGATGAAACTAAGCTAAATAAAGTTATAGAGGGGGGGGAAACATATTATAGTTATTGTATAAAGAACCCCAATAAGATTGTTATATCTAAAAAACTGTATGAAGAGGCCACTAATTTATGTAGCGAAATAATTCACGGAGAATGGACAAAAGATATATTTAAATTAAGAGATTTACCTGATGTAGAGTTTTTATATCAACAAAAACTAGTTGCTCCGTACAAACATACTATAGATGGTTCCACATCAGATTTTCAAACTATTGTAAAGGCAATGTTAGATTTGATAATAGTTAACCATTCTACTAAAGTAATAAAATTGTATGATATTAAAACAACCTCTTCAATTCTGCATGAATTTCAGGATAGTTTTTATAAATGGAAATATCAAATTCAACAATATCTTTATCATTGGCTGGTAAAAGAAGTAATTTCCTCTGATGAATATTTTAAAGATTTTAAAGTGGAAATGCTAGAATTTATAGTAGCAAGTAGGTATGAAAGAAAAGTTCAAAGATTCCAGGATTATCATGTAGCTGCTAATACTATTATACCTTATACATATGAAAATTGGAAGATATATTTACAAGAAATGTACTGGCACGATTACTGTAAAAAATATGACTATGAATATCAAGTATACCAAAACAATGGTTTAAAATTATTATATTCATAAATCTATAAATTATAAACAAAATTAAATGATACTTAATGAAAAATTGAATGATGTAGTAGATTTGTTAGATCAAAAAGCTATATTGATGTCAATAGATACATCAGATTCCAGCACATTAATCAGAATGGTTACATCAGGATTATATAAAGATCCCATCGGTTCTTTAATTAGAGAATATATATCTAATGCTATAGATGCAAATGAAGAGAGTGGGAGTAAAGACCCTGTCTTAACAGGTATTAGTTCAGACGAAAATCATAAACAATATTTTTATGTGAAAGACTCGGGTGTTGGGATATCTCCACATAGAATGAATAATGTAGTAGCTCTTTACGGGGCATCCACTAAAAGAAAATCTAATGATTTTATAGGATGTTTTGGTCTAGGGGCAAAAACTGCACTAGCCTATGATGTATCTAGTTTCTTTATAGACACTGTTCATGATGGTATATTATATAAATATATGATATATAAACATGAAAAAGGTAGTCAAATAACTTTATTAAATTCTGAGTCAACATTAGAACCTTCAGGAACATTAATTAAAGTATATATAAACAATGGAGATTTAAATTGTTTTCAAGATAAAATTAAAAGTCAAATAGCATATCTACATAATGTGTACTATGATGCAGAAGGAGATTATCAAATATTTGATCATGAAAAGTGGGCATATTCAACTTTAAATGAAGACTCACGGTTACATATTTTGCTGGGTAAAGTTTATTATCCATTAGATTATAGTAAACTAGGAATGTCAATAATAAACTGTCCAATAGCAATAAAAATAGGATTAGATGAAGGAGTAGAACCTATACAATCGAGAGAAGATATTATTTACACAAAAGAGTCCATAGAAATACTTAAAAAGAAAATTGAGGAAGTAGCTAACTTATTAGTAGTTGAACAAAATAAACGTATAACAGAATGTAAAGACATTAAAGTATACTTTAAGCAATCTTCTTTTATTAAGACTGCTTATGAAATAACACCTTCTATAACTATAAATATTTCATATTTAGAACCACATTCAGGTATTTCTGTAGTAAATCATATGCCAGAAATATTTAGAAAGAAAATGTTTTCTCTACCATTATTTTATAGCCCTAATAGACTTGGATTTTTACATAATTATGCGGTGGCAATGGCTCCTTCCTCTTGTGTTCCACACCCCCATATATTAAATTTTCTTAAATATGATAAAGTAATAATTTTAAAAAATAGTAAACAACATATAAAGAAAACTAAGAAATATAGATACTTAACAAATACATATAGTTCTATTCTATTTATATACAAAGGCTATAACCTTGGTAAACAAAAAGATTTAACTGCTTTTAATGATGTAAGTTATGAATCTATGTTTCAATCCCCTCCCCATTCAGATCTTGATGAATATATATCAATTTATGAAGAGTACGAAAAAGAGTTTTTAAATACATATACTGAGTCTTGGGAAGATGTGGTAATTCCTGCAACATTTGAAGCTGTAATAAAGGAGAATAATAAAAAGAAGAAAGCACAAAAGCTTACTATAAAGACTGATGGATTTTTATCATGTAAAATAGGAAGACCTCCTACGGTTGGCCCCAATGATAAATTAGTTTTTGAATCTAATGTAATAGATTTAAAAACAATTAAGAGATGTTATATTTATATTTTACCAGATGAATATGAACAAAAAAAATATAGATTTTTTAAATTGTGGTTTCCCATACAACGCAAACACTACAAACCTATTATTATTAAACAAAAAGATTTAACTCTTATAAAAGATAACAAATATTTCATTCATATGGATAAATTCGAGAAAAGTCACCATATAAAGAATTTAATAACAGTTTTACAATTTAGGAAAAGATGTATGGAAATTTTTAATACAACTACCCCCCATGCATTAATAAGCAAAAATGCTATTAATATATTTAGTAAGAATCATTTTACAATGTTGGAGAAATTTGATACACTGTGTAAAAATTGTACAATAAGAACAGATTTCCCATCTGATTTAGAGGAAGAGCTTTTAAAATTAGCGGAGGAATATCATCTATATAATAGTGATTATTTTGAAATAGAGAAAGTATTAGATATATTAAAATTTTGGGATGTTTTGAAACACTTTAATTATAAATTATATTCATATTCTTCAGAAATAATTCCTGGAGCAAAAGATCTAATAGTAGAATATTGTAAACTTAAAAAAGTAAGGTTAAATAATGAATATTATAATATAAAACAAGATGAATAAAGGATTTTTCAGTAATGGTTCTGCCACCATTATAAATAATGGCAAAATTTTTGTTTTCACAGAGGTTACTAAGGAAAAATTTATGGACCTCATAAAATCTAATAGAAACGAATTAGAAGATGCTATAATAAAAACTTTAGATACAGATACTCAACAAAAAATAGATGTAAATAAGAGTTTAGATAAACTAGACTCAAAGTTATTTGATACAAAAAATGGTTGTTTATATCTGAAAGGAATAAATTTAGCTATCCCAAAAGAATTAGCACATAAATTTTTATATCTTAAAGGTAAGGAATTAAAAGCTTTAATTAATTTTTGGTATTGGTGTGCATTAAATCCTATTCCACAAAGTAGAGAGGATCTATATAAATTTATAAAAAATAATGGTATACAACTCACACCGTCTGGTAATTTAGTTCTTTACAGAAGCATTGTTAAGAAAAGTAATGAAGATAGTTATATTAAAACTGTTTCAGACTTTTATGTTAAAGTAAAATTATGGAAAAAATCTCCAGCAAATTATGTGATTTATAAAGATTATAAAGATTATGGATCCCCTAAGCAGAACTATGAACCCATTATAAAACATAAAGATATATGTAGAAGAAAAGAGTGGATGTATATATCTACTTTAGAAGAGGCATATAAAAGTCTAGATAAACATGAGTCAAATAAATACACTGATGCCCACACACGTTCTATGGACATTAGAATTGGTTCAGTATACAAAATAGAAGAAAGTGAGGTAGATCTTAACAACCAAATAGATTGTAGTAAGGGCCTTCATGCAGCCAGCAAAAAATATAATTATGGATCATTTGGGGATACTAAGGTTGTAGTTTTAGTAAATCCATCCAAAGTGAGGTCAGTACCAACATCAGATACTGCAAAAATGAGAGTTTCAGAAATGTTTATTATGTGCACTGAAACAGATTATAAACCCGATTTATTACTAAATTATGATGTAGATTATTTTAAATCTTCTGTAGAAAATTTAAAGGAATTAATTAAAGAGAATGAAGAGTATATTAAAGATCTTAGTATATCAGACAGAAGAATATATAATGTCATAGATTCTTGCAGTATAAAGAGTATAGGTACTATTTTAAATACTGCTAAGAATGTAATTAATAAACGTGTTGTCCAAGTATGATTTCTTTAGATAATCTTTGCAATAATTTTAATAAAGTTACTGTAAATTATGCTTCTTTTTATTTTTCATATAAAACAATAGTAGCGTTTGCTGTATATCAAAAATTTTATGTTTCTGAAAATATATGGTCTAGAACTACAGGAAAACATTTAAATATGCTTTGTGAAAAGAAAGAGAGAATAAATCATAGTGAATTTAAAAAAATATTAGAAACAATTTTAAATAATATATGAATGTAGAAGAACAAGTATTAGAATATTTTAAAGGAGATACTCTAGCAACAGATGTATTTCTAAAAAAGTACTCTCATAAAGATAAAAACAATAACCCTACAGAAACTCCAAAAGATCTTTGGCAAAGATTGGCCAAGGAATTTACAAGAATAGAAAAAAACTATATAGAGGAGTGTGATGGAGATTATTCAAGGCTTTCTCAGTATGGTCAAGATAGATATTTAACATTTGAGCATGAAGACGGTGTGTATGATTATATATATAAATTATTTAAAGATTTTAAATATATTATACCAGGAGGTTCAGTACTAGCAGGACTAGGAGCCAATAAACCAGTTTCATTAAGTAATTGTTTTGTAATTGATCCTCCTGAAGATAATATAGAAAGTATATTTAATACTACTAAAAGTATAGCTCAAATAAGCAAGAGAAGGGGAGGTGTAGGCTTTGATATTAGTAATTTAAGACCTGGTGGAGCTAGTGTAAATAATGCTGCTAATAGTAGTACTGGAGCAGTAAGCTTTCTTGATTTATACTCTAAAATAACTGATGTGATAGGTCAGGGAGGAAGGAGAGCAGCTTTAATGATTACAATGGATATTAATCACCCAGACATAGAAGAATTCATTACTATTAAAAATGATTTAACTAAAATAACAGGAGCTAATTTATCTATTAAGTTAAATAAAGATTTTTTAGATGCTGTAGAGGAAGATAAAGATTATTATTTAACATTTCCTTGCAAGGATAATGGGGTTTTACCAATAGATTTAGCTAAATTAGAAGGTACAAGTGTAAAAGAATTTTTCGAGCTTATTGAATATAATAAGTTGTATACATATAAACTTTCTGATAAAAGTACTATAAAATATTATAAAAGAATTAAAGCTAAGGAACTTTGGAATAAGATCATTAATAGTGCTTGGGGTTATGCAGAACCTGGAATTTTGTTTTGGAATAATGTATTAAATTATGATCCTACGAGTGTATACAAAGAGTTAACTCCCTGTTGCACAAATCCTTGCAGTGAATTACCCCTTGCAGCAAGCGAGGCTTGTAAATTAATGTGTGTGAATCTTAAATCATTAATAAAAAACCCTTATACTAAAGAGGCTGGATTAGATTTAGAATTAGCTTATAAAATATTCTATGAATGTACTGTATTAGCAGATAATTTAGTAGATCTAGAAATAGAAGCTGTTGATAGAATACTCATTAAGATTAATCCTAAATATCAAGACTATATAAATAAACCTTGTTCTCAAGGATTTTCAGGATTAATGGATTGTGATGATTTACAAAGAATAATTAATTCTTCTGATGAGTTTAAACTTTGGTGGAAGATCAGAGAAATAGGTTTAAAAGGTAGAAGAATAGGTAATGAGATAACAGGTTATGCTGATATGTTAGCTATGTTAGGATTACCTTATGGTGATAAAGAAATTACTGATCAATTGTTTAGGCTCAAATTAGAAGCTGAACTTGATGCTTCTATTGATATGGCTATTCTTAGGGGGGCTTTTCCTTTATGGAACAGAATGAAAGAATATTCTTATATAGACGGGAGTACTAATGCCCAACCAGTTAATAAGTGGTATAAATTTATACTAAATGAATACCCTAATCAGGTTAATAGAATGGTTAAATATGGTAGGAGAAATGCAGGAATTTCAACTTTAGGACCCACAGGAAGCCTAAGTATTCTGGCAGGAAATTGTACTTCAGGAATTGAACCAATGTTTCAACCACATTACACTAGAAGAAAGAAGTGTAACACTGATGAAAAACCTGATTTTATTGACCAAAATGGAGTAGGGTTTAAAGAATATTTAGTAATTCATCCTGGATTAAAAGAGTGGATGAATAAGACTTGGGATTACAATGAAGTAATGAGTAATCACATATCTAAAGAGAATGTGCAATTAGCCTATGAGCAATCACCTTATTATAAACAATCATCAGCTGATTTGGATTATAATGTAAGACTTGAAACGCAAGCATTAATTCAGAAATATATAACTTCAGCCATAAAAGAACTTGTGGCATAATAGAGTAATCTATTAATGAAAATTGGATGAATTGCTGGAAAGCTAAAATTATTAATTATAAAGTATAATATAAAATATTTTGTAAATCTATTGTATATGTCAAATATTTTACTTACCTTTATGTTTTTAACAATTAAAATACAAAAGTATGAATAGAGATTTATCAATAGGAAGTACCGTAAATGAATGGTCTGTAGTATCAGAGCCATTTAGTATTAATGGAAAAGAGTGTTATACCCTAAAATGTTCTTGTGGTAAAACGCAGGTATATCACAAAGATTATATAAATAGAGCTAATTTTTCTAAATCTTGTAGAAGTTGTTCTCAAAAGAAAAGAAGAATTGAGTCTGGAAAATATAAAATAGGATATAAGGTATTAAATTTGACTATTATAGGAGAGCATTACCAATATAAAGGAAATACTTTTTATAAAGTTCAATGTGATTGTGGACATATTTATCATACAGGTCATAGTACCTTTAGTAGAAAGAACAGATTACCTAAATGTAACAATTGTTTTTTACAAAGTGATAAAAAACCTAAAAGACATAATATGATTACATATCACATATCTAAAGGAGAATATAATAGACTTTTTAAAAATGCGCAAAATAGAGGTATAGAGTTTACTGTTTCTCCAGAATATCTGGAAACTATTTTCATTAATCAAAAGTGTAAGTGTAATTTAACAGGATTAGATATTTATATTAATAGAAGCCAAAGAGATAAAAACAATGTAAATAAACATATAGCATCTTTAGATAGAATTGATTCATCTAAAGGTTATATTGAAGGTAATATACAATGGCTTTATAAAGACATAAATCTTATGAAAATGCACTTTACTCAAGAATATTTTATTAATATTTGTAAATTAATTAGTAATCATGCTAATCAGCAGCCAAGTTCATAGTACACTATGAAAAGGTTCAGAGACTACTGGAGAGGTAAAGTCCTCTTAATAACCAGAATTAGCGTCCAACGCCCTACTATTAAGTTAAGGGTGATGATATAGTCCAAACTATATGAAAATATAGATGAAATTGAAGTTCAACAATTAATCTTCCTGAAACCATAAGTAAAGATGTAGTAGCTGATATTTATACTAAAGCTAATAAATTAGGAATTAAGGGGGTAACAGTATACAGAGATAACTGTAGAAGTGGTATATTAGTAAATAATACAAATACTGCTACTTTTAAATCTTATAATGCTCCCAAAAGACCAAGAAAATTAGAAGCCAATTTACATATTAGTAAATATAATGGTGTAAAATATGCAGTTATAATAGGATTATTAGAAGGAAAACCCTATGAAATTTTTGCATATATACTTGATGTTAATACAGATTTACCTAAAGAATGTTCAGGGGAAATTATTAAAATTAAAAAGAATCATTATCAGTTTAAGAGTGAAGAATTTACTATTAATAATTTAAATAACCAGGGGAACAGTGATTTAGAGAAAGCCTGTGCATTATATACATCTATGTTATTAAGACATGGAGCAGATATTAAGTTTATTATTAAAGTAGCAAAGAAAATTAATGACAGTATAGTATCTTTTGTGTCTGTAATAAGTAGAGTTCTGAATAAATATAACAAAGAGGTAAGTATAGAAGTTTGCCCTGATTGTGGAGAAAAACTAATAAAAGAGAATGGTTGTGCTAAGTGTATTGCTTGTGGCTATTCTATGTGTCAATAAATTACAAATAAATGTGGAAAGTAATAACAACGAGAGATTTTGAGGTAGAAAAAAATAGGTTTTGTATAGAAGAAAAGAAGTATTATCTATTTGGAATACTTTTAAGGCACTATCAATCTGTTATAGAAGAAACTCCTTCAGATTATAAAGCTATAGGATTTTCTCAACAAATAAATAGGTAGCGAATGGAGAATATAAATGTAAATTATGAATATAAAATAGACTTTAATAAGGAAATATTTAATAATTATACTATACCAGTTATAGATATAAATATTTTTAATACAAGTTATAGTTTTATATTAGACAGTGGGGCCAACCTTTCAATAATTGATGAAGAATTTTTTAAAGAGATCTCTTCTACATATTCAATTGAATCTGTACCTGAAGTATATGAATTAGAAAGTGTAGGAGGAAGTATGGAAGGAAAATCTGTAATAATACCTGTTACAATAGGAACAGATGATTTTGAATTACAGGCGAGTGTAACAAATATTAAAAGACTCCTAAATCATTTTGAAGATATTAATAAGAATATTAAAGGAATATTAGCTACACACGTGTTTAAATATCTTGGATGGAAACTAGATTTTAAAAATGGAATATTATGGAAATAAAACCAGGCACTATAGCTATGTCAAGACATGGTTGGGGTATTAAGTATTTCAAGGATGATATAGCCAAGTTAGATTTTGATGTCGGGTATCTAAGAAGTAAGATGATTGAGGATGTAAGGTTGCAATTGTTACCTGAAAGTGGGGGTAAAATTACTCAAGGGGAAATATTAACTATTGATCCTAAAAGAAGAAAGATAAAGAAGATTCATTTTTATAGAGGTAATCATATTATAGAATTTAAAAATAATGATATATCTAGTAACAAATCAGAAGAAACTGTATAAAGAGAATTGTTATACAATAATATCTGTAAAAGAGTCTATTCACTTATTGAAATCATTAGATATAATAGGAGTAGATACAGAAACTACAGGATTAAGTCCTTTAACAGATACTATTCTAACATTACAGTTAGGTTGTAAAGAATTTCAAGTTATTGTAGATTGTACTACTATAGACATTAATAATTACAAAGAAATTCTTGAAGATAATCTAAGATTAAAAATTCTCTGTAATGCTAAATTTGATATTAGATTCTTATTAAAAAGAGGTATTATTATTAATAATGTGTGGGATGTGTTTTTGGCTGATTTAGTTCTATATAATTATAGTGATCATCCTTGGCAAAGTTTATATAATCTTGTTAAAAAATACTGTAATTATGAATTAGATAAAACTAATAGACAATACATTCATAAAGAAGGATTAACTAATAGGGTTCTTATATATTGTGCAGAAGACGTAGAATATTTAGAAGATGTTTATCTTTATCAACTTGAGGAAGCATTAAAAGATAGATGTACTATAGCTATTGATATAGAGAATAAATATGTTATAGCATTGTCCTACATGGAGAATTGTGGTATCTATTTAGATGCTGATAAATGGACTAAAGTTTATAAAAAGAATCTTAAAAAAGCTAAAGTAAGTCTTGATAAATTAAATGAGTGGATAATTAATAATTTACCTCAATATATAAATCCTCAAATGGATTTATTTGAACCTGAAAAAAGATCTATAAATATTAATTGGGCATCATCTAAACAGGTTATACCAATTTTTGAAACATTGGGACTAGATATACTAGTTGCTGATAAAGAAACAGGTCTTATGAAAAAATCTATAGAGGCGCCTGTAATAAAGAAATATGAGAAAGATTATCCATTTGTAAAGTTATATTTAGAATATAAAGCTACAGAAAAAGCAATTACTACATATGGAATTGATTTCTTAAATCACATTAATAAAATTACAGGAAGAGTACATAGTGAATATATTCAATTACAGGATACTTCAAGAATGTCTTCTAAGAACCCAAATTTACAAAATCTACCCACAACAGAAGACGATGAGGAACAAATATTTAGAGCCTGTTTCACTGCACAATCTAAAAATAACATTTTAGTTAATGCTGATTACAGTGGTCAAGAACAAATAATTCTAGCTAATACTTGTTTAGAACCTAATTTACTTGAATTTTATAACTCAGGTAGAACTGATATGCATAGTTTTGTAGCAAAGCTTTGCTTTCCTGGAGAATTAAATGATTTAGAAGAGAAAGAGGTTAAAAAATCAAGACCTGATTTAAGATACCTGGCTAAAACTGCTGGGTTTTCGATAAATTACGGAGGTAATGGAGATACTATAGCTAAAAATGCTAATGTTTCTAAAGCAGTTGGAGACAGTGCGTATAAAGCCTATTTTAAAGCCTTTCCTGAACTTAAAAAATATTTTGATAGGGTTGGTTCAGAAGCTATAAAAAGGGGTTATATACTCATTTCTGGTAAAACTGGAAGGAGATATTATTTTAGCTTTATGGATGAGTATAATGAAGCAAATTTTGCTATACATGAGGAGGGGTTTTGGGATGATTATAAGGATTCTCCTGTTAAAAAGGAAATAGTAAAAAAGTTTTATACATATAAAGGAGAAATGCAGCGAAAAGCTCAGAATTATCCAGTCCAGGGATGCAGTGCAGAAGTGACCAAAATAGCTCAGGTTCATTTATTTAAATGGATAGTAGAAAATAATTATTTTAATGAAGTACTATTAGTTAATGCTGTCCACGATGAGATTTTACTTGAGTGTCCAAAAGAACTCTCTAAAATGGTTGCAGAAAATTTAAAAAGATGTATGGAAAACGCAGGAAATTATTATTGTAAAACAATTGAATTAAAAGCAGTGCCTGTGATAACACCTATCTGGGCACATTAAATATTTATTATGATAACAGAAACAGAAATAAATCAATTTATAAGTTGGTTAACAGATAATTTTTATGAAGTCCCTTTTAAAGTATCATATACATTTAGTATAGGCAAAAAGTATATTAAAATTATTCGACATTATAGTAATGGTCAAAGAGTAGTATATGCTTTCTTAGATTTTGAAGGTAATATCTATATGCCAGCTTGTTGGTCAAGACCAGCTAAACATGTTAGAGGGCACATATCAAGCCCTGAGTTATGTTGTGGAAGGTATGGTGTGAAATATATAAATGAAAATTTAAATATTAAGTAAATGAACATAGAAAAGTACCCCAAGATACAAACTCTTTTTATGAGGGATGATAAAGGTATTATAATACCTTCAAAATATACCACAGAAGAGTTTAAATATCTAAATAAAAATGAATGGGAATGTACAGAGAAAATAGATGGTACTAATATTAGAATCATTTATGATAAAAATAATGAGGCTGTTGAGTTTAAAGGAAGAACAAACCAAGCCATTATTCCAAAGCATTTGTTAACATATTTAGTTAATACTTTTACTGTAGAAAAATTTAAAACTCATTTTGGTGCTGATTGTCCAAGTACAATTTTATTTGGGGAAGGGCATGGTTTTAAAATACAGTTTAGCAATAATTATTATTATCAACAGAAAGATAAGATAGAGTTTATACTCTTTGATGTAGCTGTAGGAAAATGGTGGTTAGATAGAAGAAATGTAGAAGACGTGGCTATAGATTTTCAAATTCCTGTAGTTCCATTAATGGGGTACATGACCATTCCAGAAGCAATTGCTTTCACTGAAAAAGGATTTAAGTCTGTTATCTCAGAATTATCAAACAATTCAGAAGGATTAGTTCTTAAAACTCCTCAAGGACTACTAATGAGAAATGGGGAAAGATTAATTACTAAATTAAAAACAATGGATTTTGTTAAATATAGAAATAGTTTGTCATAATGATAGAATCAAAAGCACCTTATAATGAAAATTTAGTAACTAAAGAATATAGATGCCAAGTAATACTAGATGTAAAAGGGGAAATTATTTTTGATATATCAAATTGTACAGAAAATGATTTAGAATTTCTAGAAGATAAATTAGAAGGACCTATTATAGGAGAAGTTATTAGAAATATAGGTCCTAATTTTACTATAGTTGAAATAGAAAATATAGAATTATTATAAATGAAGAAAATAAGACAATTTTTAGTTAGAAATTTTGCATTGAACAGAAATGTTCCAATACCCTTTACAGGATACTATATATACTTACCAAGAATGGCCAGAATGATGACTTGGCCGTTTTTTACAGTATTTTTACTACACATAATATTTTATTTTCCTAAAGAACACTGGATATTTCTAGCACTCTTTATATATTTTATTATATGTAGTTTAATAGGTTTTGTGTACTTTAGATTTTTTCCTGCTAAAGAAGAAGAACTAGATGCAGAACAATTAGAACAATACGAAGAATATAAAAAATTAACAGGAACAAAATAATAATATTAACTATGTAAAATAACCATATCTATACTATTAATGAAGTATTAATATGGTTATTTTACATAGTTATTAAACAGTTAAAAATATGATTTACGGAATGGTCGGACAAGCACAGAGTGGAAAAGACACCTGTGTAAAAATATGGCAGTTATTAGATATTTACTATAATACTTCATATTATTCTACACATAAAGATAAAAAGAGGGATATCCAATTTGTATCAGATTCTTTAAAAAGAAAAGACTCTTCATTTCTTTACAATATTTATTCAGAATGTTGTGAATTGGGTGTTAATGGGGTTGGATATATAAAAGATAATTCTCAATGGCAACAAAAAGCATTTGCTACTAAACTTAAACAAATAGTTTGTATTATAACAGGTTGTACAATGAAACAATTTGAAGATATAAATTTTAAAAATAGTAAAGTACCTGAATGGTTAGGATGTTGGAAATTAATATGGAATGATAAATATAATACTTATACAAATATATTTAGAACAAAAACAGATTTAGATGAATATTCAACTAAAATGGTTTGGGAGGATGCTAATTTTTATCCAATAGAAAAATATTATTACTTACCTACTTATAGAGAATTACTTCAATACATAGGAACTGATTTATTTAGAGATAAAATACATCTTGACATCCATATTAATATGTTAATGCAGGATTATAAATTAGGAGATTGTGGTGATGTTGCCTGTGCTATAGATTCAGATAATGCATGTGAAATATGTAATTCATATCCTAAATGGCTTATATCTGATGTGAGATTTTTAAATGAAACTAAAGCTATTAAAGATAGAGGTGGTAAGATTATTAAGATTAGTAGATATGATAGAAATATTATTCAAGAAGCTTGTAAATATGCTGATGACATGTTGATTAATGATAATCCTACTGAAGAATTATATGAAATAGAAGATGGTGTTGAAGTTTTGAAGAGAAGATTTAGAGAAGATTGGGAATTAGAGTATAATAAGTATTTAAAAGAAAATCAATCTAATCATCAATCTGAAACTGAATTAGAACAAATTGTTCCTGATTATATTATTAATAATAATTCAGATATATCTTATTTAATACAAGAAATTAAAAATATAATGATAAAAGAAAAAATTATAAATGAAAATAGCAGTACTTAGTGATTTACATGGTAAATTCATACCTGTAGAAGAAGCAGAATTAATGTTAATTTGTGGGGATATATTTCCTTTAAATATACAAACAAATATAAACAAAGGTATAGAATGGTTAGAAAATGATTTTATGTCTTGGATAGAAGACCAACCTATTAATCATGTTATATTTATAGCAGGAAATCATGATTTTATACTCGAATATTCATTTGTAAGAAGTCAAATGAAATTCTCCAATCATGTTGAATATCTACATCATCACAGTACAATTTATACTGCAAGGAATAATAATGAATATCATATTTTTGGAACCCCATATTGCAAACAATTTGGAAATTGGGCGTTCATGAGAAATAATGATGAATTAAAAACAAAGTATAATGAAATTCCTGAGAATTTAGATATACTATTAACACATGATGCTCCTTATTTAGGAGGTATGGGGAAGATACTTGAGATAGCTTCTAAAGAGAATGTTGGTAATCCTGTATTAACAAACAGAATTGAAGAAGTTAGACCTAAATATACATTTTGTGGTCATATACACTCAGGAGACCATGAATTAATAGATTATGGATATACTATAGGAGCTAATGTAAGTATACTTAATGAAAGTTACAATATAGCATATCCTCCACTTTATTTAGAAATATAATATAAAGTATGGATTATAAAAAAATTACATCTGTAGATATGTTAAAAGAAATATCTATGGATAATTCTATAGAATGTTTTATAGAACTTAATGGGGGATTCAGAAGTAACAAAGAAATTTCATATAATTCTAATGAAAAACTTTTTTATATTATTAATAATATAGATGATAGTGAACAAGAATTAAATGAAGAACAATTATTTACTGAAAGTAACATAGGAGAAGCTATTACAAAAGGATCTTTTTGGCAATATATGAATGATGAATATTAAATTATATAAAACTTATAATAAAGTAAGGAAACTTTTTATAAGACCTAAATTAAGGTCTTATATTGGTGGGTGTGCTATGGGACTTCCTATTTTTAGACCTAAAAAATGGATTCATTTATGTTATAGGGACATAATGTGGAAGGATAAATATAACACCCCAAGATTTGAATTTGCCCCCCAGTGGAATTTAACATTGTTTGGTAAATGGCAAATAATGTTTTGGTTAGATGCTGATGACACTTATTGGGAAATGTTATTATGGACCATATATTATTCAGACTGTAATATTATAAAAGCACAACAAACATGGGATTGGATTGATGGACATACTAAAGAGTCCACTTGGAATGATGATTATTTAAGAAAAATATTATAAAATGAACACAACTAATTTTGAATTTGAATGGACCTCTGATAATATAGATACTTTTGTAAAGAAAGTTTTTTCCCTTTCTAGTATTAATAATAGTAATAAAAACAACAAGGCTTATTCTATATTTATAGATGGGAAAAGATTTACTACAGAAAAGGGGAGAGCAGTTTGGAAACAAAAGAATCATGTTTCAGCAGCTTTTAGAAATTCAGTAGAATATTTAGCAAAATATATTGTAAAAGATAATTATAATAAAGCAAATATAGATTCCCATAATATAGATTCCTATAGTATATATCGTATGCAGGAATACAGAAACGCTTTTGAGAATGTAAGAGATGAACTGATAAAATCAGGAAGATTAGAAATAAGAGAACTAGATTTTGATATATAAAATGATTAAATATAAACAAGCAAAATACTTAAAATATGCAATTAATTAAACCTTTAGATTTTGTAAAAACACTCAATGGTAGTATTGCTATTGTATCAGAAATTACTTCTTATATATCAACAGAAAAAGAACCAGTTTATAGGGCATCGATAGAATATATATATCAAGTAAAAGAAGATGAAAAAAATGCATGGTGGGATAAAGACGATTTAGAAATTATACATAATCTTCCTAGATTACTTACAATGATGTGTGTACATCCTTTTAGTAGTAATAAGGAGTTAAATTTTAAACAATATTAAAATGAAATTGATTAAACCAAAATATGAAATTTTAACTCAAGAACCTGAAGTAGTAGGTATGTATAAACATATTGAAAGAATAGCTAGAGTATGTTACAAATCAGAGGATAAAATAACTAATGATAGTTATATTAAGATGATTGAAATGCTTAAAGATAATAAGCATGGTGCTATGTTAGAACATGGTACAGTTTATTTGAAAGTTCCAAGAGATGTGTATGAAAAAGAGTTCAAACAAAAATTATTAACAATTTAATTTGGAAAATCCGATAATTTGTTGTACCTTTGTAGAAATTAAAATTTAGAAACAATGAAAAGAAAAGAAATTAACAAAGGGGATAAATTTGGAAGATTAGAAATAATTAAAGAAATAAGTCCGATTATAAGTAGTAATAAACCAAGAAGAATGTTTTCCTGTATGTGTGAATGTGGTAATATTGTTGAAACTCAACTATCACTTTTATTATTAGGTAAAACACAATCTTGTGGTTGTTACCAAAGACAAAGAGCTAAAGAAACTCAACTGAAACATGGTTTAGAAAAACACCCCTTATATTCTATATGGAAAAACATGAAGAAGAGGTGTTTGAATCCAAATGAAATTAGTTATTCTAACTATGGTGGTAGAGGTATTTTAATGTGTAATCAGTGGTTAAGTGATTTCAAGGAATTTTATCTGTGGTCTATTACTAATTCATATAGTAAAGGATTAACCATAGATAGGATAGATAATGATGGTAATTATTGTCCAGAAAATTGTAGATGGGTTAATAGAACAATTCAAAATAACAATACAAGAAAGAATCACTACATTGTACACGAAGGTATAAACTATACATTAGCTACACTTTCAGAATACTTGAAAATACCTTATAACATTGTAAGGTATAGATTGTCCACTTGTAAATGGACTGTTAAAAAATTAACAGAAGAATATGATTAGAGGAAATGAAAATGTTCAGGAAGATTTCGTATATCTTATCTTGAATTACAGACAAATTATAGAAAATGGTTGGGAAGATGATTTACAATATTGGTGTGAACCAACTGAATATCATGAGAAAAGACATAGTGTATTGTTTATTACTTCAAGAGACATATCACACGAATTTGTAAGGAATAGAGGTAGTAAAGGTAATGCTTTTGCACAAGAGAGTACGAGGTACTGTTCATACAATAAAGATAAATTTGGTAATGAAATTACTTTTATTTTACCAGGATGGATAACAGAAACCCAATTAAGAGAGGATTTACAAAAACCTTACAATGCAACTAAAGCATTTTATGATTCTCTTTATGATTCTGAAAAATATTATTTTGAATTACTTGAAAAAGGCTGGCAACCTCAACAAGCAAGACAGGTATTATCTAATGCTCTTAAAACAGAATTAGTAATGACTTGTTATAGTAGTGACTGGAACCATTTCTTTAAATTAAGATGTGCAAGTAATGCTCATTCAAGTGCTAGAGAATTAGCTATACCTTTACAGGAAGAATTTATTAAGAGAGAGTATATTTAAAAAACATATATTATGGCAGATGTAAAAATGAGTTTAAGTGAACTTGATTCTATGAGAGATACTATAAAAAATCTTAAAGAAGGCCAGGAAAGTATGGCGACAGAAAAAAAGAAGATAGAAAACAAATTGAATGATATTATTTATGAACTTAATACACAAATACGTGAAAAAAGCCCTGTAATAGTAAAGCAAAAGATAAATAACTTCTCACCTATTGTATTTGATGACCAAAAATTACGTAGTACAGCTACAGATATAATTAAGTTTATAACAGAATGCTATAGACATAATAGGACTGTTTCTATTAGTGTTATACAGAGCTATCTTCATAGTTATTTAAAAGAGTCTTCAAATATTAATTGTTGTTTTTACCCCAAAGTATTATTAAGTTCTGAAGAAATTGAAACTGTTGAAAATTTTGGGGCTGTTGAATCAAAAGTTAAGGAGTATTTTGAAAAGAAATATAAAAGTGTTTATGATGAATATATAAGAATTATTGCTAATAAGAACAGTATTGAAGAAAATCTTCATACAGCTTATAATGAACATAAACTTGAACTTGAAACTGAATATCTAAAACTGAAATCAGATTTATTAAAAGAGTATGAGAAATTAAAAGAAGAACTTACTAAACCTGAAGTTACAAATGAACAGAAACTTAGAGAAGTAGCACATAAGTTAGGTTATGAAGTAAATGCTACCTTATTTGGCAAAAAATTAACACTAAGAAAAATAAAAAAAATGAATGAAGATAATAATATTAAATTATAACACAGGTAATATAGATATCTATACAATTCCTGAAGAAAATAATACAGATTATGAAGATATAGAAGACTGGTTCTTTAGAACACACGACTATAATCTTAGTGAAATTCATTGGATGATATGTGAAAATGTAAATATTAATATAAAATAAATGAATATAACAGAAAAAGATTTAATAGGAGGACTACAAGAATTCCCTATAGAAATAGCAGAAAGAATGCTTTGGCACCAGGTAGATCAGGGTAATACAAGAGATGTAACTATATTTCAAAATGAAATTGATGCTTCACAAAGTAATAAAGGATTTACATGGTCGGCTACAAATAAATATGGGGAGGGCACTCCTTTTTGGAATATAATAATTAATAAAAGATTCTTTTCTGAATTCTTTAAAAAATACCCCAAGGTAGTTAAATCTATAGAACCCACAGAAAAAAAGGGGGATGAACTATCTATAGGAGACCTTGTTAAATGCACAATTAAAGAAGGTAAAACTACTGAAAGAGTTTATATTGCTGCAGTAAAAAATAGAATTATTACTGTAACTAAAAGTAAATGGAAAGAGTTGCAGGAAAAAGAGGATGTAAAAACTCATGATTTTGTACTATACAAGAAGTTCAAAAAGATCCCTAAGAAAATGTTAGTGTGGTTGTCTCTGGAAGACATAAGCAAAGGACTGGGTAAAGGAATTGATCCTACTTTGTTAAGAATAAAGGGGCTACATGGACAGGAATAATCAGAAAATTTTAGTAATGCAAGGACTTCCAGCATCGGGTAAAACTACTTGGGCTAAGGAGTATTGTAAAAATAATAAAGACTTTGTAAGAATTAATAGGGATGACCTGAGAGAAATGATAGGTAATTATAGCCATCATCATGAAGAAATGATTAGAGAAATGGAATATGAAGATGCTATTATAGCATTAGAAGTTGGATATTCTGTAATCATTGATGGTATCAATTTTTCTCAAACTACTATTAATAAGTGGAAAGAAACTGCTGAAAAACTTGGGCATAAGTTTGAAATAAAATATATGCATTGTACTTTGGAAACATGTATTTTAAGAGATGCTATTAGACCTAAACCTGTAGGAGATGATGTAATAAAAGGTATTTATAATCAATATTTAAATATAGCAAAGCAATGACAACAGGAATGAATGAAATAAGTAATCAAGATTTTGTTGAGAAATATTCCCCTATTTGCAATGAAAGATTTCCTACACAATTATTAAATAATAGTATATTATCAAAATATGCTTTTCAAAGAGATGAATATGCTCTTATAGCAGAATATATAAGACCAAAACAATTTTTCACTATAATTAGTGAAGAAGAAAGTACTATAGTAGTGCCTGGTCTTAGAAGTGATAGTTCAGCATTAGGATATATAATAACTAATTGTCCTTATAGAGCTGAAGAATTAGAGTACACTGTTGTAGAATTTTATATGGGACCTGATAAAAAAGATTAATGAAAAAAGGGCAGAAGGTTAATTAAACCCCCTGCCCTTACTTTAAAAAAAATTATAACTTTAAAAAATTTAATAACATGATAGCAGCATTAATAATATCAGTTCTACTCCTTAGTATTATTCTTCTTATTGTATGGGGTAATATTTCAAAAGAAGAAATGCGATATAAACATCTTACAGATAAACCTGTTTCTGAAGATGAAGATATTATACCTGATACCTTAGAAAATTGGGCTCAACATATTAGAAATACAAAAGCCCTTCAAACTGAAACTGATCCTGTAAAAAGGCAACAATTGTCTGACTGGAATGAAAAATATATGCAGAATATATGTCTTAATACTATTGATAAAGATTTTGGGAGGGGAGATTAATGCCCCTTCCCATTATTTAATCTTCCCCCATGCTTAAATTTCTTTTATATTATGGTCTTCTATCTTTGTTTAATAATTTCATAATTTTTTTAATTTGATAATTAATAACATAAATAATAATATACTTATCTTTGTTAATTATTAAAGATATAGGTATATGAATAGGCCAGTATTAACTCCTGAAGAATTAAGATGTAAAGCCTATGAGGAAGCAAGAGAAATAAAGGCTAATGCTTCAAAGATGTGTGCAAATCTTGATAATAAAGAGAGGGCATTATTTATAAACACTGCTCTAGATGAAGGAATAGAAGATTTTATAAAAGGATATAAAGAAGAATGTTGTGTTAGAAATCTTCAGGAAGATACCCTTTTGATACAAGACGCTTTTTATACTCATCATAAGTCTTTGGAAGATCCTTTGTAGCAAATTTCATACTTCTTAATTCCTCTTTTCTTGCCTCACTTATTGTAGCCAGAGCTTTTTCATATAATTCCTTTTGTGTAATTTTATTTTCCTTAATTTTATCTTTCATAATTTTTAATTTAATAATTTAAAACTTTGTAACATGAACAACAATATGCCCTATAAATTGCTTACTTATGAAGAAGCAATAACCCTACCAAGCGTAAAAGAAGCCTTATTAAAGGCAGGAATAGATATGAACAATCCCGATCATGTAGAAATGTTTACAAGACTATTTATGCGTCAAGCTAATTATAATCGAAGTAGAGTGCCAGAAGACAATGATTTTTATGAAGTAGCAGAATATAAGAAAAAGGATTTCGCTTATTATAATTCCTAATTACCTTCTTAATACCCCCCCATACTTGTGTGGATTTATTATATCAACTAATCAATCAAACCCACCTTCAGTATTTTTCACTTTCTTATTTACCTTATATTTAAGATTTCTGCTTGGTATTAATTCCATTTCACTACGTCAACCAATATATCTAAACGTAGGAAATATAGATGTATTTTCATTAAAATTGGTCAATATTCTATGAGGACCAAACCTAGAATCTCCTTTGCTTCCTAAAGAAAAGGACATATGCCTGTTGGGTTCTCATGGTTGACCAGAAGCTAATGAAGACTCTAATCCATTTCATGTATCTGCTCCAACTTTATTATGGTCTTTTACTAACTCAAAACGCCTTACCATTTGTCCTTTTCCACCTTGATTACCAACAACTATACTTTGAAGCCTGTCAGCTGCCTGTGGACGATAATAAGAACTACTGGGATTAGTGTAAGCACTTGTGCCAACAAGATCTTGCACTGTCTTAAAGTCCTTTTCTGGTAAATAATTTTGTTGAAGAGGAAGATTTTTATACTCTATATATTCGGGACTCCTTAAAAATGGATCTCCAGTAAATCTTCTTTCTGGATAATCTGGATAATACACTTCAGATAATCTCCCCCTTGAACCTCCCTGATATTCTGGTAATAATCTATTAAACTCTCCCCTTGTTAAAGGTCTATTTTCAGGAGCTAAAGATATAAATCTTGGAGATTTCTGAGCAACTCTTTTAATCCCTTGTCTACCTACTTGTTGTAATCCTTTTAAACCTAAATATCCCAATTCTCCTACACCAGTAACCATCATACTGACATCTGCTGCTTCACTAATATTCCCCACAGCCTGATCAACTTTTGGGTTAGCCATAGCCCTGTTAATAAAATTATCAGCTCCATATACCCTCATAGCTTCACTGGGAGACATTCCTTGTTCAATAGCCCCCTTCTTGTTAGGTCTAATGTAGCTTCTATTATAAGATTCCATAAACCTGTCAAAGTATTTTCTCTTCTCAATAGCCTCCCTGTCCTCAAGACTTGGTAATGGTTTGGCAACCATTCTTGTATTATCAGCAGGTTGAGAATTATACCTTTTTTGAGTCTCATCATCAAGATCCCCACCTGTAGCAAAAGAGTTATAATGGGACTTAATTTTACTCAAGTCCCTATAACCAGCTTTAAAATATATTTTATACAATTCAGCCTGTTTTAATGGCCCTAGTGTATTTCAATTATTCATACTTTTCACTTCCTTTTTTTTAGCTTCTAAACCAATTTACCACTGCTGTAAAAACTGTATTTGAGTACTGGGATCTTCTATTACATCTACCATCCTAACAGCTGGAAGAGCCCTCTTTGTTTCTCTCCACGCCTTATTTTGACCTTTGTACTTCCCAGTTTCATACTCTTCTCCTCAAGTTCAAGGTCTAGCAAATCTATATATTACTGTACTCACATTCTCAAACCATGTTATAGCAGCAGCAGGAGATTGTAATAGCTTCCAGTTATCTTTTATAGCTGTAGGACTAGGAATTAATGCTCCCTGTTCTTGCTGTAATCTTAACAACACAAACATTGTCATTTTCTTTTCCCAATCATCATCATCTCCTCAAGCCCCGAGTAAGATACTTGACAGTATTGCTGTTATTCCAAACAATCCTATATCAGCTATAGTTCTGAGAATATTAGCCCTTTCTGTAGTTGTAAACCCATCCCATTCTTTTTTAAATGCTTGCCTATTGGATAATACATTACCAAGACTTGTAAATTTCCTGAAAAAGGTACGATAAAATCCTTCAGTCATAGCTTCGAGATTCTGGTTGTATTGAGATTTCTGCCATCTCCTGTTAATCATGGTGGGTACTAAATATTTCCTAAAAGTCATCATTGTCCTACCTATTACAGTTCTTTGAAAAGCAGTCATATCATCCTT